TCAGATGATGCAAAAATGTTTTCTAATCCAGAATTTGGATCCTCACAGGCTATATGTAAACAGTCGTATGACATAGTGCATAAGGAAAAGTTTACTATAGTATATTTTAAATTCGTACCGAAAAATATATTTGTGGGCGATCCATTTGCTGAATTAATTTATGGGTCAAATATAGATAATCCAATTTATGCTTGCGATTATTTAGATGAAGAGAAATTAGATGTAACATTAAATATAATAACTGATGATATATCTAATATATTTTGTTGACTCATAATCATTAAACTAAAAACAGTTAGCTTAGCCTAGCTGTTTTTTTGTTGAAATATGGCACTCATACAATATAACAAATATATTAATATATCAATCATTATATTTATCATGATAAATATAAAGGAGGAAATTCAATATGTATGGTTTCGATTATGGATACGAGCCTGCTAATGAAGGCATAGGAGATTTCTTCTCTTCTGTGCTTGAAAAAATCAAGGCAGCTGGTAGAAAAATTAAGAAGTGGATGGACGATGTTGCTCTTAAGATCAGACGTATGACTGGTACAACAACTGCAGCAGAAGTTAAGCAGGACTCCAAAGATGCGATGAAGAAGATCGATGATATTGGTAAAAATATTGCTGATATTCTTATCGCATGCAATACTCAGATTCAGGCACTGTACGCAGCATATTCTGCTGTAGCTAAGACCGATGCCAAGGTTTCAAAGTCAGCATTTAAGAAGACTCCTGGTTATTCAGTATCTGCAGGTAAGAGTGGAAATTCTGAGTTTAGGACATATAAGTCGTCATCGGATGAAAAAGAAGATTTCGCATATGTAACAAGAACAAAAGATGGCAAGTCAACAAATTATGACATCACCGAAAATATGAAGCGCCGTGGCGGAATGGACATGATCGATAAGGATCTTTCATCTGATTCAAAAGAGATGAAAAGCTGGGAAAAGTCTAAAGAGCAGATTGCATTAAGACTTGCTGAGCAGAAAGGAAAGGCTGAGAAAGTTTCTGCAGATCTTAAGTCCCTTTCATCTTATGGTCCTTTAGGTGTTAATACAACTAAAGTTGGCTACAATAAGCTTCGTGAAATCTTTAATGCGAACGGCGAGTTTGGCAATGGTTGGAAATCTGTTAAAGTTGCAGCAGAATGGTCAACTGGTGCAATTAAAGAAGCTCTTAATAAGGTTGTATCTATGTACGACGTTGGTATCAGGGCAACTGATGCATTTGGTGCAAGACTTGCAAGAGGATATGTACGTAAAGACAATGGCGAGAAAATGGATAAAGAAGATCTCAATGAGGTTAAGTCCACTTATAAATTCGCTAATAAGGTTATTAAAGGTAACAAGAGCGAAAGAGACATATCTGTGGATCGCAAGTCTAAGAATTTCGGTCATTATTTGACTGGACATGTTGGCAACGCAGACGACATGCGTGCTTCTGTAAAATCTCAGACTCGTGATCTTATTCAGGAAGAAAATGTAGGATATGTACTCGATCGTCTGTATCAGGTTGCATATGAAGATGCTAAGGCTGACCTCGAATATACTCAGGAAGCTCTCGATCTTTATGATTCAATTCCTGGTGCATATGAGTTCGTAGAGGAATCATATGATGCATATGATGAGGATTTTGATTACGATTATGATCCTCTCCATGATATGGTGTAATCTAGTTTAAATAAAAATAAGTCTATGAATAAATTCATAGACTTATTTTTACAAGCGCATATCAAAAACAACTTGATAATCTAATCACTCGAAAGGAGTTAAACATCATGAATGATATATTTGAATATGATTTCTTCGATGATGCAATAGAAGACGTAGACATGTATGACGATGACTATGACGACTATGATGATGCATACGAAGATGTAGACGTGTTCGATGAGAACTACTTTGAAGCTATGGAAGGACCTGCTAGGGATTATAGGCATGAACAAAACAAAGGCAAAAGTCGCGATCAAGTTAGAGTTGAGCGTGAACGCAATTACTTAAAGCAAACACATGGTCGTGGTAATAGTTGGCTTAGTGAGAGAACTATCCAAGACTCAAGACGCGCAGAAAACCAAAGATTGCGCGGAGAAGGCGTTTACGGTTTCCAGGAATATAAAGAAGCCAATAGGGGTAAAGGTACGGCAAAAGGATATGCCCGTCATAGAAATACCATGCATCAATATGGTATATATAATACTGGGCCATACGACACATTACCAGAATATAATAAACGCGTAGGCATAAAGAACGGCGTCGTAAAACCTGCAAAATAATTAATGTATTATCAGTCTATGGATATTCTCCATAGACTGATAAATTATTTGATATTTAAAGAATGGCTTAATATAATTAAATCGATTCATTTAAGCGTATGTTTTGGGTCCTTTTAAGCCATTCCTACGAATATCCATTACATTGCGCTGTTCGGCTTGTACAGAATACACATTGCCATCGTTGTCGGTGCGCGTACGCTTAATTGTGTTTGGGCCGACATTGGATTTTGAATTAGTTCGTTGATTGGCATATCTTAGCTCTTTTCGCACATATTGGTTGAGCCTTTCCTTTGGATTAAAATCTGTAGTATATGGGCCATATGTGCTACTCCAATTGTCTTCACGTTCTGCTCTAATCTGTTTACGTTTCTTACCCGCATTCTGTGTATGCCTATAATCTCTAGCAGGGCCTTCCATAGCTTCAAAGTAGTTCTCATCGAACATGTCTACATCTTCGTATGCGTCATCATAATCATCATATGCGCCCACATCTTCTATGGCATTTTCGAAGAAGTCGTAATCGAATATGTCATTCATAATAATTTACTCCTTCCGGAAATTAATTATAATTTTGTTTTTTTTCGATAAACTAGAAAGGATGTATTATTATGCGAGTAATAACAGCTCCGGAAGATTACAAATTACAAGATGATGAAGTATCTGTATTTCTTGCAGGTGGAATAACCAATTGTCCCAATTGGCAAAATGACCTAATTGAGTATATCAATTCTAAGCATGATGTAGATGATTTGGTACTATTTAATCCTAGGAGAGAAAATTTTCCAATAGGTGATGCGAGTGCTGCACAAGCTCAAATAGAATGGGAATTTAGATACTTAGAAAAAGCTAACATATTCTCGATGTTTTTCTCTTCTGGCAATAGCGATCAGCCAATATGTATGTATGAATTAGGCCGTAATATCGTAAGAATGCAGAATAAATTTCCAACCGATTGGAGTGAACGAATTATTATTTCATCTGCAAGTGACTATAACAGGCTAAATGATGTATTGATTCAAGTGTCTCTAGCTACAAATGGCGATATTTTGGTATTGAACACAATTGATGGTGGTAATGATAGTATATTGCAGCATCATGCAGATGAAATTGTATATGCATATAAAAGGCTTCATACTGGCAAAATTGATTAGACTTATATTTAAAATATACCTATGGGATTCCCATAGGTATATTTTATTTAAGCTTAAATTATATATCATATAATAGTAATGATAAACTATTTTGTCATAATAGAAAGGAGTAATTCTAATGGATAAAACGGCTATAGTAACACCAGCGGGAATCGTTATTGATAATTATAATCTAAAGGAGCAGATCTGTCTTCTATCCGCACTGATTGAAGACATGAAAACAAACAATGCCAAGAATTTTGAAAAAGGTTCTCATAGAAATATGGCATTAATATGGTTTACTGATTGTGATGAAAATCAGTATACATCATCAAATATGTGGGAACTATTTCATATGCTAATCGTCGTTCATGATATAGTACCATTGTTTGACATTGATGACGACACCGATCCAAAGACTATATTCTCATCTACAATAAAATTATATGCTGTACTTAAAGATGACGCATTGATTTATGTAGCAGAATTGTGCAATACAGATAAATTGTAAAAATACCATTGTCATCTTGATATATGATTATATATCATATATACGATATCTATCCACCAATTTACTTATACTGGAGGTATAAAATTATGAATGTTTACACACAACTTAAGCGTATGGCGCCTGACGAATACTTTGCTTATCTCAAAGAAGAGATAGATAAGTTTAAGAAGACGTCAGATGCAGTCGAATTCATGTTCGACTTTCGTCGTATGGAGTATTTTCCATATGACGAATCTGAGAACGCTATTACGTCAGAAACCATAGCAGAATTTCTCGAAAGCATAGACGTGTTACCTGCATTTAGTACAGGTATCATTCCTATATTTCATACACAATTCACTATATATAAGACGAAATTTAAAGGAAAGATGATCACATACTGTACCGTAGATTTCCGGCATCGTCCTAAGATTAACCCTGTATGTAATAATGAGGACGCAGAGTTCTAATGTGCGAATAAATAGCTATACTAGAGAATGATCTCTAGTATAGCTATTTTTTTTTGTTAATCTCTCGTCATAGAGTATAATGTAAGAGTACCTTCATTTGTCATTTTAGCAACGAGATTACCTGAGTTAGCAATATAATGTGTCGGCTCATAAAGAATTCTATTGATTTCTTGGTTTGCTTCTATACTATAGATACCTTTAGCTGATATAGTATCACCATCATAGTCGCCACCTATAGAGTCAAGAATAGAGTTAGCCATATTAACTGTCTCATTAAATGATCTTGATACTTCCAATGTAGATTTAGTTAAATCTATAACAGGATAATACTTATATTCTTTAACTTCGCCATTTATGTTCATTCGTATAGGCATAGTTTTTACGGTAGATAAGACAAATATTTTTGTCGGGAATGTGCCTAAATATGATGTGAGAGGATATCTAGTCACCCATGCATATTTATCATCCGAACACTCTACTGCAGCTATATAGAATATATCAGTCCATGTCATATATCTATTAACAATTTCTGATGAATATGCATTTTCTGCATTATCGCTAAACGGTATTCCCGAGAATTTAATTGGAGCTTCAGTATATACTTCTTTACCATTTTTATCAATTGTATATACGTCTAGTGTTATTAATTCAAATCTAGACTCATAGTTATCTATCCAAGATGAGATTTTCTTTGCTATATAGTCAGGAGTAAATTTAGATCCCGGATCATCAAAGTATACAGTACTTTCTGATTTATCTTTTTTGGACATCGCTATACCTTGTGTACCTATGGTCTCAACTTCATTTAAGAACCAGTTATATACCCATCTCTGTATAAAAGGAAATAACATTCCCAATACTTCAGATAATGGAAATCCTGTAGTATTCATATCTATAGGCATATCTTCAGGTCTATCGTATTCAGTTAATACAGGACACGAGATAACAGATCTAACACCATAGTCTGGGTTTTTACCTATTACATACTGCTTAAAGAATCCATCAGATTTTTGTATTATCTCTTGATAATATCTCTGGATATTCCCTAATGTGATCTGTATGTTATATCTGGTTAGATTAGTCATCATATCCATTTCTAATGACTCATACTTAATAGACTGGGCATATCTAATCAGATTCATGTATTCTTTATTTATAGGTGGAATCTTTAGAGGACCATCCTTAGTCTCTAAGTCTCTATAGAATACAGGTATTACTAACCATTTAGATATAAATATATCATCTGGCTTAAATGTATTAAGCAGATTTATTTTTTCGTTTCTTTCCCTAGATTTATTCTTCTTAAACTTTATATTCTTATAGTTCTTAACGAACCATTCTACGCCCGTATTATCAGGATTATATTTAGGATCATCTTCCTTAACTGCAATTAGATCTCCATCTTCAGTAACTTTCCATGATCCTTTACCTTCAAATATTTGGCTTATATTTTGCTGTATAGCGCACAATACATAAAATATATACGGATGCACTACTTTGCATCCTAGGTCTATATAGCCCCAAGTTAATCTTCTTTCGTCAGTAGTAACTCCAAATATAACTTCTGAGAATAATCCATCTACAGTAGGTATTCCACCACGTTCAAAGTTAATAGGATTCGTAACTTCTTTAATACCTAATAACTCTATATTACCATCAATAATTTTATCAGTAACTAAATCTATTCCCAAATGATTATCAGGAGCAACATGTTTGCTCATTATATTTTTAGCCATTTATATCACCACCAATAATATCATTATGCTTATCGGGTAACCCCAATAATGTATTGTATCTTACTATATCAGGTTCTTCATCTGTTCCAACAAATACATCATAGTGATTTTCAGGATTCATATTCCAGTATCTACCACTACCATGTATATGACCATGTATGTTGATTACATCTTTCTTTATAGGAATAGGGCAATGAGTCAATATAACTTTCTTACCATCTATATTAGCAGTAATATGATCAGTTACATATACGAAACCCATATTTATATACTGCTCTATTTTAAGAAAGTCATTATTCCCCAATATCAAGAATTTATTCTTACAGTTTATACGCTTAACGAAATCTTTTACCATAGCAGGAGTTCCTGTATGCTTATTCATTAAATCTCCCAAGCATATTATGTTATCATCTTCCTTTACTACAGAATTAATCTTATCCAAGAAGATATTAGTCCTGTTAGTATTGGCAGATACATGAATATCAGCAAATAACCATGGATTACTATTTAATGCTCTCATGCATTTCTTATAATCACCCATAGGTTTTTCATTCTTCAGGAGTTTAACTACTTTATATAGACCCATGTCGTTCATTCTATGTATTCGTCCATTTACATCAACATGCATTTTATCATCATCTCTTTTCGTTTTAGAAATATTATGAAAATGTCCTTTGATAGAAAAATAGACGACTAAAACAATAAAGTAACGTCATATTAGATTCCGAATATGACCCGCCTATCGGTTCTTCTCCCAAAGAACAAAAATATCGTATCTAACTCCGATAGATACGATATTATTTTTCGCCATAATACAGAAAAATGTGTCTGGAGATAAACTCCAGACACATGTGAATACATAGCAATCTTACTGTTACGGAGCAGTCTTTGTCCAAACAGGATTGTCTGCATTGAAGTAAGAAGTAGGAGAGTTCTTGTCCCTGCCGCTGATATAGAATCTACCCTGTACAGGTATAACTTCGAATGTGAGCATTCTCTGAGTTGCCATGATGTTGGGAACCAGAGACTCAACAGGGTTCCTGTATCCTCTATCTACTACTACAGAATAGAATACATTCTTAAATGTAATAAGCTCAGTAGTTGTAGGAATAAGTATAGTATAAATACCATCGTCAGCACTTACATACTGAGAAGAGATGATATGGAGACGGTCACCATTGATATTAGAAATACCAAGGTTATACTGAATCTTAAGACCAGATACGTCAGTCTGATCAGAGAAGATCCACTTAACTTCAGCACGGATGTACCTAACGAGTGTAGGATGGCATACGCAAACTACAGTTACTTCAGGAGTCTTCAGCTTGAGCTTGAGGTTCTCAAGGAATCTCTCGAAGTATTCCTTAGCATCAGCCATCCATGTAGATACATTGTTGCTGTATCCAGTAGCAGGCATTGCAGAGAAGCCGCCCTCTTCAACCAGAGACTCGAAACCATCAGGACCAACAGCAAAGCCGTGTTCGTTTCTGGTGATATCCTTCTGTGCATTGAAGGAATCCTGAACAAATGTCCTCATAGAGAAGTCGTTGAGGTTAGCGAGTGCATCACCCATCATGTCTGCATTATCTGCGAACATATCGATCTTGCCGAGAGCAATAGCATCAGAAGCTTCTTCAACTGTAACTGCAGAGTTCAGTCTAGGACCGGACTCAGGCATTACATACTGAAGCTGCTCAACTCTACGCTCAACGTCCAGAGATCTGTGGTTGAACCTGTTGGCAATCTTACCACCAAGGTTGAAGTATGTTACATTACCCTTAGAAGCAAATACGTTTACGATAGTAGTATCGAAGTCAACGTTACCAACGATCTCATCAACTACGCTGAATATTTCACCAGTAGACCTTGCATCGTCTTCGAGTACAGGGAATACATAATCTGTACCACTAATTGTGATAGGAGTAGACTTGTAGTAAGGCTTACCAGTAGCATCCTTAACAACAAATTCAATCTTACCCTTAATGAAGTTATGAGTAGTGATATCGATTCTGATGTTAGTAGGAAGCTGAGAAGATGTTTCAGTGTAAGTAGAAACTGTATCATCCTTAGTAGATACAGGTGTGGGATACTTAACTGTTACAGAAGAAATGTAGATATCCTGAGTAAGAACATCAGCAATTCTAGCAGGAGCAGTGAAGTCTTCACCAGCATCATACATAGCATTGATGTTATGAGCTTCGATGAGGCTGTTTGTAACAGTCTGAGCATCGATTACAGCGATGGACTTAGAACCATTTGTGAGCTCGATACCCTTACCGCTATTAAGATGCTTTGTGCTAATGTTAAAGCCAGTGGCATTGCCATACAGCTTAGCCATTAAAGCCTTATCATAGTATACATCAGGAATAGCATATCTTGTGCCATCCTTAGTCTTGAGATATCTCTTCTCAAATTTATAGTTAAGGATAGGAGATGTTGCTACTTCAGACATAAGAGCATCTTTCCATACGCAAGCTACCCACTGCTTCTTGATAAAGAAGGGTGCATAGGATACGATGGGAGAATAACCAGTCATAACAGCCTCTCGAGCTATCTGATCGCAGGAGTTCTTAATGAGCTGACCAAGTCTCTCAGAATAGTTATTATAGAAGCCATCGGATACCATTGAAGAATCATGCATTGCTTCTGTAGCGTTTACAGATTCAAGACATCTATCAATGAAATCGCTCTTGGTATCTTCTCTAGAAAGAATTCTATCCATGTCGCGAGTGAAGTTTACATTCTCAAGTGCATACTGTTCAATAATGTTCTGAACGTCTGCCTTAAAGCCTAAAGACTTATCAGAGTCATAGGTATTACCTATAACTTTGGTAGCCATATCATTAGAAAAAGGCATATATATTTCCTCCTTATATAAAAATTTCATATTTTTTGAGGTTATTGTTAATTATAACTGTGTTATCCATTTTGACATCACTCTGATGCATATTTACTTCTTCTCATGCTGTCTTTCAATATGATATTTCCTAAAGAATTCTTTAAGCATTTCTCCTATTGAGTCATAAGCATAATTAGCAGTTAGGTACGCATTCATGACATCTACAGTTTGCATATCGACTATTTTCTCTGTGCAAATTTTATATATAGCTGTCTTTAGCTTGTGTATATCATTCTGGATATTATAATAATCACTAGTGCATTTTATGTTGTACGTTGGTGTGAAACGCTCTAGTGTATCAATAACATCATTTATATGTTTGTACAATGCGATGAATCGCTGTCTATACACCTCTTTAGATTCAGGATCATTTAATAGCTTAGTATCGTCTTCTTCTTCACTATTCTCATCTGCTCCTGTATCATCTAAACCGGTATCACCGGATTCATCACCGCCGAGATCTTCTTCAGGAAGAGCATCTTCTCCTTCAGCATTCCCGTCGAGTTGATCTTCTGAACTAGCGTCTCCATTTTGCTCCATTTGGTCATTAGTCATTTGAGCTATGTCGACTTCTCTAGCTTCAGCTGTATCATCTTCTGTAGTAGCACCTTGTTGTTGAGGTGCATCTGCAGGAGCATCATCGTTAGTCATCTGCTCTAAATCATCAACAGGGTTCTGAGATCTTCTTCTAGCACGCCTAGGTCTTCTACTACCGCCAGACGGTTGTGGCGCTGGTTGACCTTGAGGCTCATTGCCTGTCATATTTTCAAGATCACTAAGACCATCAGCCTCAGTAGCTACAGACAATACAAATTCATCTTCTCTTATATCATCAAAATCAAAATCGATATTCTCTAATGATGCTTCAAAATCATCAAAGCTATCATCATTTGTTTCTTCTGCAGCATAAGAGAAATACGGCATCTTATCAAACCTATCTTTTGCATCTTGATCTATGTCTAATATCTTCTTTAGATTTTTATTCATTACATAATCATCACTATGGAATTTATCAAACATAGATTTTGAGAAATCCTCAAAGTTCATGAATGTATTATGATTTGACCATAATACACGAACATCACAATTTTGATCCGGCATCTGATTCCATTGTAAGCATACGGAATCTATGCAAATATCATCCGCATCTTCTTTAACAGATGCCAGATAAGTTGTGCCATCTTTAGCTATATGGAATATAGCATAAGCATGCTCATAGATTATATCCAGAATTTCGTTTAGAGATTCTGGTGCTATTTTACCTTCATATTTGTGACTATAATAATTTACTGTATTAACCACCGGATCGTCAGATTTATCCAATGAACAACTTTTGAAATTATTAGCACATTCTAATACATCTTTGTATTCATATCCATACATGAATAATTCAGGTAGATGTATTATTGGAGATCTATGCCTAGTTTTATTTTCCATTAAACATTGATCTAGATCTAATATGGTGGTATCATATGCTCCTTCTAAGCTCATATGGCATTCTACCTCCAATCTTAAGTCCTAACTTTATTTTTTTCTCTCATATCAACAACTGCTTGCTTAGCACCATCTGTCATATATTTAGCTTTATTAGATTGAATCTTTCTAAGAGCGTCCTTGAGATTTTGTCTAGTCTTAATAAGACTGGTTTTAGCTTCAGGTGTTTCTACTGAATTAAGCTGATCATCTATAAGCTCAATCTCATTCTTAATTTCAGTAATGAGCTTTACTCTTTCACGCTCTGTAGTTTTCTTAGAGTTTGCAATTCTAACAATTATCCAGAGTACGCCTAAGAATTTGCTTACATCAAATATTGCTATAGTAGCAAATAATCTTGCAAGCACTTTAGTTAAGCTATCATTCTTAAGAACTTTTCTTTCACCTCTTTCGGGAGTTGTGCTAAGAGCAAAGTTCTTAACTGTATCTGCAACTTTATCTATGCTTGTAGCTACCTTAGATGCATTGCTTTTGAATTTCCTATACTCGGAATCAAAGTCTCTCTTAGGCTTAGGTTTGTCAAAACCTTCACTGTCAAATTCATCATTGCTTACATCTTTTACAGATTTTCTCCTAGGCTCATAATCTTCATCCTCGTCTTCATCCTCAGATGCTTCTGTAGCAATGGTTCCACCCATAGTCATATATTCAAGAATAGTTAATTCTTTATCTATATCATACGGTCCGGCAAATAATTGCTCATTTGCAGGTTTGTATTCCATTATACCTTTTATAATAGCTTCTTCACAAGATTTATCTAAGCAAACTCCGCCAAATTGATTTAAATTATTTATGCAAAGTCTTGTAACTTTACATAAATCATCTTTAGAATAACCAGACCCTGCAATCATTGCTGCTGTAGAAGATTGATTGCCGGCATCATTAGTAACAGATACACTCTTTAATGTATTATATACATCATGAATCACATCCGGATCAATATTAGGCATTATCTTAGATACTATCTTGTAATTTGAATCTTTCTCAAAATAATCAGCTACCATATTAAATATGATATTGAATGTCTTGAGATCATCATCTATACCATGGGAAATAAGTGCATATGCATATGTAGTAAATGCACTAGTATGCTCTAATTGCATATAGATACTTTTTCTACCAGCATTGTCGACATTTATTTTCTTGATAATTTCTTTCACAATAGACTGTGCATAATTAAAGTCAACTGTACGTTCTTGTGCTGCATCTGTATAAATACCCATAGATATTCCATACATATGGATTATAGCAGTAACGAATTGATCTTTAAGTACATCATCTATATCGTCATAATGATTTATGATTTTATCAGAAACAATTGCACCCTCAGTGCCTAATGCCAATGAGAGTTCCAATACTTTATGATAAAATTCATTGAATGCTATAGGAGCATTATCATTAGGCGATTTATTAAATTTCCAAGCGGTGTGACTATCTATGCATTTATCAAGTGCATCGAAACAAAGTTTCACGAGATCTTTAACTTGATCTCTGTTTGCACCTGTTTTTCTATACAAATAAGCCAACGCGGTAAAATTATCAAAATTGCCGTCTGATAAGAAAGGTTTTATTACAGCAGGATTGTATTTACAATTATGCCAATGTGAAACTAATTCTTTTATGTTATCTTTTTTTGCTAATGCCCAATCACCGGGATTAGCGTATGGTTCATACCACATCATAACTAATCATTCCTTTCGGTAGCAATTTCCTTAGTAATTGTTATGATAATGTTTTTAGCCCATACAATTCTAGGAACAGCCACATAAATACAAAATAATATCGAGGTGAACTCGTTTATGATGCCTGATAAAAACTATGAGTATTATGCTGTAATGGAAGAATCCACACCAGATAATGCTAAAGCAGAAATACTTAATGAAGTTAAGAATAACGGCGAAGTGTCGTATCTTAGATTCAGACAGTGTTTACAGTCATTTGGCAAGAGAAACAGAAATAAAAGATTATGGCAAGCTTCACATATAAGAGATTCATTAAAGCATCCTTGGGTAGTACAGCACTTAGAAAAGAAAGGCGGATTACCCGGAGAGAATGGTCACCCTTCTGCTGAGTCTGGTGAGCTCTCTATGGAAAGACTTTGTAAAATAGATCCTAACAATATTTGTTTACTTCTTAAGTCTTATTCATTTGAGAATAATGATAAGCTCTTATTCGGTGTAGTAGAAACCATTGATGATGGTAATGGTCCCGGTAATAGACTCATGAGAAATATTCTTCAAGGTATAGAGCCTGCAGTATCTTGTAGGACATTAGTACCTCAGAAGAAAAATGCTGATGGAACTATAGATGTTATGGGACCCGGTAGACTTATCTGTTATGATAGAGTATTTACACCATCTCATGAAGAAGCGTTTATGGATGTTAAAGCTGGTATTACTGCTGTAACTACTACGCTTCCTAAGAAAGCTAAAACTGTAGTAGAATCTCCTGCTTATGAATGTGCTATGAAAGATCTCAAAGATTATGCACTTAATAATTCAGATTCTACTAAATTCATACTGGATGGTCTTGAAGTATGTGCTGAAGAAGCATTCATTGACAACTTGGGATTCTTATCAGTTCCTACTAATGAAGGTCATGTATTCATACCTCTTAGACAAGACACAAACATATCTAAGAAGCTTGATGCATATATGAGAAATTGCTTCTAAACAAATAAGTAATATGGTATAGCTCAAACTGTCATTTGGCCTCCTGCTTAGTACGAGTAATACAGCACCAATAGGTGCTGTATTATTTTACCGTGCCGGTAACATAAATGTAAAGATAGAAACCCTCTGAGTATATGGTATATGGATAAGAATGGAAAATACTCGGCGATATTCCTAAAAAGAATACGCCGACTATTTTTCGTTTATATATCATATCCACGAAAAACAGGCTATTAGCCAAAAAGGAGAGAAATCTATGAAACACAACAATGGCGTTTATCTAATGCTAGCAGCATCTCTGTTATCATTAGGTGGAGCCTACGGACTCAGCCGAACGGCGAGTGCGAAGACAACAACAAGTTCATCCAATGTTGACGTTGTAGTAGAAGAACCAACTCACGATGAACTGCCGAGCGTAATTGACAAAGAGCGGACAACTGCAACTATTAGTAATGCATTACAGTATGCTGCAGTATCTAGACAGATGTATGACAAGCATAAGACAAAGGTAATGATCAACACGAATATCAACAAGTCAATTGCAGCTATGAGGAAAGCTTCAGATTTCATAAAGATATATGAAGCAGCTATACGAGTTCCGGTGAATAAGAATCCGTCAGATATAACTTGCATATCTGGACTGAATGCTGATCAATTTGATGAATTGATCGACCTAATCATTGAGCATCGAGGACTGACAAGTGACAATAAGTTACATGGTACAGGCAAGGCATTTGCATATATTGAAAAAGAGTATAATATAAACGGTATTTATGTGCTGGCTATATTTACCCAAGAGTCTGGCTTTGCAACAAGATGCGCGAATACGAATAACTTTGCCGGTATAAAAGCCAATCGAGGATACAGATATTTCGAAACGCCTTCTGATTGTATATATTATATAGGAAGCTTGCTAAGAAATAAGTATGTCGATAGAGGGTTAGTTTCTCTAAATGCTATTGGTAGTGTTTATTGTGAGACTGGATCATGGCCGACAGAAGTTGGTAATATAGTGAATACATATTTGGATTTTATGGACCAAATCGTTTAAAAAATATTATTGTCATAACCTAATATTAATTTATTTGGTTATGACGTATATTATATCTTTTCATTATATACAAGGAGGAACCACAAATGGCAAACGAACCAAAAACGGTTAAACGTATACCACAGGTATCGTTTATGACGACAGGAAAGGTGCCGCAGGCATCAGTATTTCCGATCTCTCTCAATGAGATCAAAGAGTACGTCGCACAAACTGCGAGTGCAGCATTTGGCAAACAAATCAACACTAATTGGGTACAGCTTATAGCTGTACGTGACGAGAATACAATCTACAATGAGGATAAGAGGGCAAATCAATCCTCTTATATAATATCTTGCCAGATTGTAATTCCGAAGCCGTTCAATCTGTATGATAATCCGATTGAAGTACCGATGGTTGGTACATTTGGAGAATATTCTACAGGTGTAGCGGATTTCGTTAGGAAATTTGCCAAACTTAATAATGATAAGAAAGGCAAGAAGCTTAACGATGCGATTAAGGAGAGAAATAATGAGTATATTATTCTTCTTAGTCTGCAAGCAATACTCGATCAGATGTTTGATACATCCGGTTACTATTATAATAAGGCTTTCAATGAAACTGATAGACCTGTTAAAGTAACCGCAACATTTATACCGAAGGCAAATTGCATCAATAAGAATACTGGTGCTTACTTCTTTGGTAACACAAGATCGGCTGATAACACTTGGTGCGATGCTGAAGACTTCATCGAATATGTAGAAGTTATAAAGCAGTATGTTACAACAGCTAAGGGCAAGAAGCATATGCCTATAACAAGAGCTAAAGCTATCACGATCTATTAATTCCAGTGTATACCACGTATGGTTAATTCCATACGTGGTATATATTTTTTTGTAAGACACCACTATAATTCTATAAGGTGGTGATTTATATGTTTTATAATTTACAGCAATTAGTGCAATTAGCTAAAGAAGATTTAGCTCTTAGAGAATTACCTCCTGCATTATCGGATGCTGAATTATTAAACCGAGTTAAAAATTCTGCTCTTAAAGAAATATCTCTTATATATCCAAGAATAGAAGAGTTTAATATAGGTGTACCCGATCAGGTACATCCGGATGAGATTTATAATAACAGAATAACAGGCGTCCAATACAATATCCCTAAGTGGGTATTGCATCAATTTGAAGTATTGGCTGTTATATCTGTAGATAATATAACTCCTACTGGATATGCTGACGTAATGAATCCTGTAGCACTTGACTTTGCACCTGATGATGTAATGGCTAGCGTTGCCGGTATACAAGCGGCAGCTGCAGTTGGTAGAAACATAGCAAATGCGATATCTTATAATTATGATACTATGAGACACATACTTACCATATATAATGGATGGTCTTCTGGTGCATATAGAGTAAGAGCTACAGTTGCTCATGATGAGAATTTATCTACTATACCTAGTACAGCTATGATGTTTGTAAGAGACATCATTACATATGATATAGGTCAATACATATATAATACTATGAAGAGAAAGAATAAAATAGATTCTCCTGCTGGTACTATAGAGCTTAATATAGATGACTTAGCTGATTGTGGTAATAAGAAGAGAGACCTAATAGAGAAATTATTAGAAGATGCAGAGCTCGACTTTGCTGAGATTGAGTATTTCTAATATTTTTTTATAACACCTATAACTGTAATATAGTGATAAAGAATCACGGCATGGTACCTCTCTTTACATTGGGGAGCTATTATAACATAATTATAACAGCTCCCACGTTTTTTAGTAGGAGGGGTAATAAATGAATAAAAAATTAAAAATAGTATTAACTTATATAATAATATTTATTGCTGGTGCAATAATTTATATGGGTTTAGAAATGTTATGGCGAGGATACACTCATTGGACAATGGGTGTAGTTGCCGGTATTGCTACGATATTAATTGGTTTAATTAACGAAATCGTTCCAAAAGACACACCGCTACTGGTTCAAGCACCAATTGCTTCACTAATTATTACAGAACTTGAATACATATCCGGTGAAATACTGAACGTGTACTTGGGTCTAAATATCTGGGATTATTCTCAAATGCCACTAAACGTAGACGGCCAAGTATGTTTACCAGCTTCACTGTTATGGATGGTTGTAGGATTGATAGCTGTAGTGTTAGATGATTTTATACGAGCGAAGATGAAGATTGAGGAATGAAGCTTTAAGCCAATGAATATATAGATTAAACGTCTCTATTGCAAAAATTAGAATGTGCTATTATACCGATAGCACATTCTAATTTTTCTATGGTTGGACATTGCTATAAATTATTATATTACGAAGGAAGTGATATAATGGCTGATGTAAATGTTCGCATACTTAGTGCCGATGACGCCAATTCATTGGGTTTTGCAAAAATATCCGAATTCAATGAAATAGATACAGTCGACGATGCCGACTATTTATTAGTATCGGGTCACAGAAGTGGCGAAGAATCTGAAATAACAAGGAAAATAACCATAGCTAGAATAGCTAGGTATTTTAATGAAGAAACTGATGTAAGAAATAAATGGTTTATTCCCGTAGTAAGAGATGACGTTATACATTGGGAATTACATTGGATAGATGAAGTTGGTAACCATGAAAATGACATGGCTGCTCCATATCCAATTAGACCAATTTATATAACTGACTTAATTGGAGATGCAACCGATCAAAAGAGTGGATTATTAAATCCTACGTATAAGCAAAGATTAGACACTCTGGTTCCTGCATCAACTTCTTCAGATGGATTAATGTCTAAAGAAGATAAAGGCAAATTAGATGGCATTGAAGCTAATGCAAATAATTATACATTACCTACTGCAACTACTGATGTACTTGGTGGCGTTAAGATAGATAATCGTACTATCGTAATGAATGCTAATGGAGTAATTCGTAGTAATGCCGGTGTTCCTGATTCCAGAAGATGCGTATTACCGTACACAGATTGGGATCCAATAACATTGACATTACATTTAGACATTAGCATTAACGTAAATATGAGAAATATCATAGACGTTGATCCATCTAGTGTTGATCTGTGGGTAAATAATAAGATATATGCAATATCAGAAACTAGCGAAGGAATTACATTCAGATGTGATCAGATTCCTACAAATGATATTGTCATATTCATAGTTTCAACAATGGTAAATGTTATAGAATCTGAGTGAGGCATATTATGAGTTTACAAAATGTTACAAATGGAATTATCATCATAAAAGGTGATACTGATTCTATGCAGATACATCATAAAGATGTATCTTTAATTACTGATAACACTCTAAATGCCACATGTATTATAGATATCGAAGACGCTTCATATATTACAGATAATGTATTTGATGATTTTTATGCTGTTATAACAGATAGCGATGTTGAAGAAACTATAATAGAATAGAGGTGACATTTATGAGTCAATCAATCATTCAAATATCTAAACCGGTATTTGAAACCGATAATATAGTAAAACGATGCAGCGCTTGCATTGATCTGTATGCAACCAAAGCAAAAGCTCTGACTTTAAATAATAAAAATATATTCCAGCAAGCGTGGAGATTGGAAATGTATAATAGTAGCGGCAGCAGTTCGATTGGCATTCCAACATTTCCTTACAATTCTGCTGCTGGCAGTATTGTATCATTTTACTCACCCAATGGACCAGTTACATATTTCTTAAAATTAGCAAATGATTTTGAAGATTATAATTTTGGATTATACCTTTCACAAACTACAAATACGGGAGATACGTATCGAAGTTTAGTTGAGACTGATATAGGAATACAGCCATGCTATATTTATGGTACACCACTTGTATATAGTGATTTCTCGACATTATCTGCAATGGTTCCATATACATATGATTATGGCTGCTTTATAACTAAATTCTTATATGATTATGATGCAAATGTATTAATGAATGCATTTAAAGTATTCTCGTATTCAGGAAATGACATAGCTTTCATTTCTGCGTTTGGATTATCTCGTACAGCAGTATTTTCATATATGAAAAATATATCCGATCCGACAGATATAAAACCATTCTTCATAATATTTTCAATTAAAAACATGACCCACTGGTGTGATATTTATAATGCTACGACAGGAGTACAATTATCAAGTGATATGAAAGCATGTGTATTTACGGATAATAACAGATTCCCTGATGTGTATACTAGCGATTTTAATAGGTATAGCTCAATAGAAGATAAACTTGTATTGTATAAGTTCACCTATAAAGGTTATTACTGTGATAACTTATTCACATATGAAGGTCAATTGCCGTATGAGCATTTCATATATGACGGACATGAATATGTGCACTTTGCCAGAAATATTGTTGCAAAACTTTCATAAGGTAAGGTGATGCATATGTTTGAAATAAATTATCCTGTATTCGATAAAGATTATAATACAGCTGGGCAATATTTTAGAAAATTCATTGAATCATTTTCTACATATACCATTGGAGATAATATTCCTGTCATAACATCATACAGAGATATTACAGAAATGCCAATTGGTTCATATAGATATGAATGCCCAACTCCATCTCAATATATGGATGCATCAGTTAATGCGAATTCTGTTAATATAGAATGCACAATAAACCCACTATTTATCAATAGTGGGTTTAAACTGATATTATCAACGTCGTTTGGCAGTCCTAAAATATTCTTATCCAATATGGATCATACCAATAGAAGTTATGGTGGAATTGCCATAGATTCCAACGGTAGCATGTTTTTTGTATTCAATAATGCAATAGCAGATACCGATAGATTGTATTCATTTATATTGTATTCGAGTGAAAACACTGCATACTTCTCATTCGTTAATCAATATAGGTATATGCTTTTTACCAGATTAACTCCAATAGATCAAGCAGATGGATACAAATATATGATAATTGCAACTAATCAAACAGGTGCAATTGGTGTAACTAGCGATATATTATTTATAGATAATACTATCGGTAGCTTTAGCAACACAATAACTAAAGCAGTCGCTAATAAACCATATAGATACAACTTTGGCTCAATTGATAATGGAGCCGATACTATTGATGCATATAACTTCATATATGATAAATGGTATTCGGAAGACATATTCTATATAGATGGTATTGGCTTTGATGGCGCTACTGTATTGAATGGAAAAAATTATTTCCCATTAGGAAATAATCTATACTTAAGAGTAAAAGGGTGATAATATGGTAGCTAATACTATAATTGGTACTGGCGGTGATATGTCGCAAATACATAGAACCGCATTAAATATAAATAGAGATGTGCATGAAATAAGTCCTATAACTAATGGACTAGCTATTATATTAGAGGATACTATAGTCCCTCAGGTTATTGATATAAATGAAATAGCTGAAATAGATATGGCTATAGAAGCATCTGGAGTATTTTATTTAGAAGCTATTCCCGTTATAGTGGCAAATACTATAGAAGTTGTACATCAATATGCTACATTATCCGATGCGGGTACTGCAATGGATAAGGCAATTAACCATATTGAATAGGTGGTGGTTTAAATGATTCAGATCAAAAATGTAGATGTAAAATCTTTAACTGACAAAGATGGTGTCAGTGAATATAATTTTGCAATGTTAAATGACGCGGCAGCTGTATTAAGAATAGACGGCTTACCAGTAATGGAAATAGATCCTGCATTTGTCGATGTTGATATTGGAAGCATGTCATATTTTTATTATGGCGGCGGTGCTAATCCAAGTGCAGTGCATTCATCGTATTTTAAATTTGCCAATTCATTTGGCTATACCGATTATGGAATATTTAATGGAAACTACGCCATAAGCCCATGTAGAGTGAATCAAAGTTGTTTAACAAATAACGGCCAGCAGTTAACGGTAATACCGATACATCCCGGCAACAACAGTAGATATTTAAATACTATAAATTGGACAGCACCAATTACTGATGTGGGTAAAACGTCATATATGTTATACAATGGAACGGATGTCGCATATTTTAACACAGGATCGACACATAGATGCGTCGTATTTGCAAAATTAAAATCAATAGACGATCCCACTGTATTTAAATATGTAATAATATGCTGCAGTAGTACGAGTCTTACTTCCAATTCTCTGTATTATAATAATTACACGCACGTTAGTATTATACATAGTAGCGGATATGCATATGAATACACTGAGAACATAAATAATCGTTTAGCAATATTAAATAAAGCTGTAATTGAGAGATTTGTATTTAATGGATATTATTCGGACGAATTATTTATATTTGATGGATTATGTCCCGATGGCATATTTACAATAAATAATAATACATATATAAATATTGGATTTAATTTATATATGAAAATAAATACACAGTAAAGAGGGTGACGATTATGGCAACTATTACAACATTTCGTCCTTATAATATGCTAGATGAACCATACACGTATATAGAAGGTCTGGATGATTCAACAAGAACGGATACACCCGAGTGGCCGACTTCGATGGGTTATAAATTTTTACAAGAGATGGTTCATCGTATACCGAATAAAATATTTAATATGCCATTATTCCATCAACACACAACTGGTATAACTACAGTTGGTGATGTTGGTAGATATGCATATCCAGGAGTTACATCTAAATTTGACGCAGCGCCATCATCGACATTTTTTATCGGCCATTATGATACCAATGGCAACGATCGTTATATATTTGGATTTGATGTATATTCATCATATGATAATACATTCTCGGCATATCGTACGGAGTATGATGCGTATATAAAGACTATCAATTCTACGCCTGCAAAAAGCTCTATACGAATGGATTCAATGTATTCATTTAAAATGACTACATATGTCGCTCAAAATACAAATGGATTTTGGCTTCCGAATAAATCTAATTGGGGTAAGTGTAACCCAAAAATGATTTTAACTAAAGTTACTAATATGGAAAATCCGGCAGATGTAAAATATTTTCCTGCAACGTTTAACTATATTACGAATGCCATGCGTAGTAGCGATTTTGACAGTGTTAACTATTGGGCGGTTAATGTTGCACGAATTTGGGATGGCGGACAATTCGTATTTGTATATGATACGCGTCAGCATATTGGCGGTACATCAAAATCATTTACAATAAAACCATATGTATTAAACGAGTGGAAATTTACGGATATATATACATATGAAGGCAATTTGCCAATTTATAATACAGATGGCAAAATAAGAATAGGTAATGATAATTATTTATTCTTATCAAACTCATTCCTTCTTAGGATTACAGATTAATAGAAAGGAGGAATTGTAATGAGTGAAATAAATATTGTGCAGCCATATTTAAATGCGAATTCTAGTAATGTATGGGAGCATTTCAATTCATATATGCAAACGCTTCCAATGTTTAAAAATGCCATGGTTTCGTTAGAAACCGATTATGGCTATAAATACTATTATTATGGATGGAGATTAATACCTGGCAAAACTGGTACGGCTGAGAATGAGCACTATTTAAGAATGCGGATGCCGTATTTTACCGATTATGCAGCATTCTTTTGTACGTTCGCCGATAATTCATCGTTTGCGTGGGTTCTGCATGGAAACGACAATAGAAATTATTATAGTGCTTACTATGATCAATCTGAAAATGCCATAAATTATAATGGTTCACGTCCATTGTTAATGTATCTAGTAAAAGGTACTAATACTAACGGTGTTTGGTTTATAAATCCAGGAAAGCGCTTATCTGGTGCAGGCGAACAACATGTATCCAAAATGTTCATTACTAGATGCGTTAATGAATTAACAGGTACCGAGGAATACGTACCGGTGGCTGGAATTAGTCTTATATACGGCCATGGTGATAATCATTGTTTCATATATCCATATGAAAATTATAGAGTAGACATAAGGGATTATAAGATAGCTGGTGCTAATGTTGGATTCTCTAATACATATGTATTAAGACAGCTTAGGTATGAGAATTATTTCTTCCCTAATATTTATATTATCTCGGGCGGATTATTCACATCTGATAAAGATATCATAACCATTGATAATAATGAATACGTTCATATGTGCAATGATATTTATATTAAGTTATAGTAAGAGGTGAGTATAATGCTAGATTTATATAAACCTTTTACAAGTGCATCTGGATCTATGCCTAATTACATTATAATGATCAGAAACTTCATACGCAATCTTCAATTCTTTAGATTATTACAAGATAGTGATATTGAAACTACTGATACATCTGTAAGATTTGATTTTACATCTTTAGGCATATATAAGATGTATTTAACGATACAGCAATCTGCATATCTTATCACATATCGGAGTCTTACATTTGTTATGCCATATGATGCACACTTTAATCGTACAGATGCTTCTGAAATGTATGCAGAGAATGCTAAAATACTTACTATGCAAACTCCATATACATCAGGTTTCTGGTTTAATACACCTAATACTGATTATATATGCAAGTTTTTCATTACTGAGTCAATTGATATGGAGACTAATGTGCAAAGTAAAGTATTTATATCTACACTTCATCATATATCAAGACCATCTGATGATAATTGCAAAATATATTATACTGATTATGATATGCATTCTGCAAGTATCAATGTAAAGTATGATAAGTTTACAGATAGTAGCACATATGTAATAGATACATTAACATATGACACACGTAGATTCCCAGATTTATTTGTTGTATCTGGTGGAGATGTAAATACACCATATTCAGAAGTAATGACATTAAATAATACGCAATATGTGCAACTAGTAGGCAATATATACATAAAAGATGCATCAATAACTTAATTCATTATACCCATATCTAATTACAGATATGGGTATAAATGACGCCCTTCAACAAATTCATAATCATAAATATAAAACAATAATAGAGGTGATTAACCTTGATTGAGATACTAAATTCACATATTATATCTGAAGATGATGTAACTGGCCAGTATCATGCATTTGGTCCATCGCCATCTCCTCAGTATATAGTAGAAACACCTCCCGGATGTACTACATGTAGTACATCATGTAAATACGAAGCTGGTTCCGATCCTCATGAAATGGAGAATCGTCCAGAAGGATGCTCGATGTGTTCCACTACATGTATGGGCGATTGCTCAGGTAGTTGTGTAGGTGGATGCGGTGATGCAAACTGTGAAGGACAGTGCTCACTTACATGTCAGTCTGCATGCTCTGTAGAATGCGATATCACATGTAGAGGAGATTGTAGTGGCGGCTGTACAGACGACTGCGTAAATGGATGTAAAGAAACATGCACTAGCGGTTGCTCAGGTGCATGTGAAGGATGCACTGGTTGTGCAGGTGGCTGTATAGATGCATGTGTAAACGGCTGTAAATATAGTTGCATGAATGTAGCAACTACAGATGGTACTCATATTGTATTACCTAAATGGCCTACAGCAAATCTTCCTATAGAAACACAGAAAGCATATTATAATGCAATTAGAAAACCAGTAGATCAAAGAACTTCAGAGGAAGTAGAATTAATAAATAATGTAAATGCCATATTGCAAGAACAATTTGCAGAAATGGGTATTACGGATGAACGTTTCATAGAATTACTTGGAGTAATAAAGGTATACTTAGACGAGTTAGTTAAATATGACTATCGTCGTATATCTGAATTGGATGAGGCTAGAGTAATTCATGACAACGATCAATTTGTTGGTCATATAACTATAGATGGAATAGACAATAACGTCGGTACTGTAGATTTGTCTAATCTGAATATGGTTATATCCGATTTTGATAATAGGACTGTCAGAATCACAGCAGCATCACTGACTGAATTTATTAGAACCAATTACAAAAACTATTGGGTATGGACACCTGTAGTTGAAGAAGATGAAACCGGTAATAAAACAAAGATATCCTGGGAATTCCATAATTCATTTGATGAGACTACACCAGAGTCTATTAACTTAGCAGATCTGGTAACAGGCGGTGTTGGTAGAGCAACAGAATCAGACGATGGTTTAATGCCTCATGAAATGTTTGCATTACTGCATAACAAAAATCTGGTAACATTTGAGTCATTAACAGGAAATCATCCTGATGGTACACCTGCTCCTCAAGATACTGATCTGATTAGATTGGAAGCTGGCTTTAATGGTAACGCCGATAGTACTAATGTATTAAATAGTGCATTATTAGATGATTTAACTGTTAAGTTTGCGCCTGCCGGTGTTTACTTAGAGGAAGCCACATTAAATGCATATAAGCTCGAAGTTGCTGCTGCATTAGCTGCAATTAACGATAACATTAGTGACAATTATACCGATAATGATACTTTAGCTGCAACATATCTAACACAGACTGATGCTGCATCAACATATGCAACCATACTCAATGTTGGTGAGATAAATACACGTGTTACTAATAACAGTGATAATATCACAAATATATTATCCAGACTTGATGCTGAATTCTATACAAAAGGTCAAGCTGATCTCAAATTCATAACTGCAGAAAATGCTACTAGTAGAATACCGACTAGATCAGCAAACTCTAATGGTTTAATGACTAGTGCAGATCTAACTAATATAGATAATGCTATTACTGCAGCTAATACAGCAACTACAAGAGTTGGTAATTTAACAAGCAGAGTTGAGAATGTTGAAAGTGCTCTTGATAATGCACTTGTAAGAACTTCTTATGCATCTACAGATTATAATACCGGCATAGTTACTGCAGGTACCGTTACAGTTCCAACTGATTCAAATGTTGAAATTGGCGCTAATGGTGCATTAGATATTAAAGATTTCGGTGTTGTTAATCTCATCAGGAATAGCAATTTCCTTGGTGGCTTTAATAGCGAATGGAATGGATATAATAATATAGATGCTGCTGCTTCTACTATAATAGTAGATCAGTTCTTAAATCAAACTATTGCAAAGATTGCAATAGTTGGTAATGGCGTAATTTCTCAGAATTTCGTTTCAAATAGTTTAGAAGGTTTTACGGTTGCTATATTATTTAAGAAGGCATCTGTAGCTAAAACTATAGAGGTTAAAATAGATAATAACGAGTATGTATCTCATACTATACCTGCTAACACAGGTGTTAATGATGAGTATTATATAGTAACATTCTATTTTGATTCTGATGAATCTGAGTTATATGCTTATCATACATTATATATCCACAATCCTGATACAACTAATACTGTATCTTATGATATGACAAATATCATGGTACAGCAGGGTAAAAAGTTTACAGGATGGGATTCTAGTCCTTATGATGGAATGATGAATGAGTCCGTTAAGATAATATCTTATGACAATAATATCACATTTAAGGACTTATTACAAAGATATACAGAAGATGTATATGATGAAGATGGCGTAACTATATTACATCGTGCAGGTGAAATAATAGAGCCTTCTTCTAGTATTATAATGCATAAAGATAAGCAGTATATGTATATGCATATTACTGCAGCACAACAGATAGATGGTCCTATAAGAAGCGATGTAATTCCTCTTAGAATAAATCTTCTTACAGGCAATTGTGATATAAGTGGTAATGCAGTAACAGCAGGTACACTTAGAGACACATCTGATCCATCTATAACATTAAATGTTCCTGTAGCACAGATGAATGCATTCTTTAGTGGTGCATCTACTGCATTTATTAGATATCTTCAAGAATATGAAACTGGAGAATTTCCTAAAGTTGTAGTAGATCTCAGAAGAATAATTTCATCTATGTCTGAGATCAGTTTAGGAGCATTTAAGACAGTTGGTACATTCGATTCGAATACCAATAAGAATGGTGAAATCTTTAATGATTATAAGAATAACTCTGCAACTGGTGAATACTCACATGCTAGTGGACAGAATACTATAGCTACTGCAAATGCATCTACTGTAATAGGTAAATACAACGTTGCAGATGGCACTGGTGCAAATGACCCTAAACATTTATTCATAGTTGGTAATGGTACTGCCGACAATGATAGATCTAATATAGTTGAAGTATCTGATGATACATTAAATGTCAATGGTAATATTACTAAGAATAATAATCCCATTCCTGAGTTTGTTGAATTAACACAAGCTCAATATGACGCATTAGTATCGCCTGATCCCGATATTACATATCTCATAACTGACTACGACGCTAGTGGTGGCGGTAGCGGCGGCGGTGGAGAACCGTTTGGTCGTACGTTACTCTATGATAGTGGCAGCTATATCGATGGTGCTCCATATCAAACTGATGTAGCTTTATCCGATAATCTTAGTAATTACGATAGCGTTATATGCGTCGTTGGTAATCCACAAGATAATGGGACCGCAAATGGATATCAGTGCGATACATTTATTGCAGACGTTACTGATGCTTTGGATTCAGATACCAATGGTGTTCATTATGCTGGATATGAAGGACGTTGGTGCGTTGTTAAATTCACGGATACAACATTTAATGAGACTCTACGTGGAACTAACTACGAAGGTTCTGCCTTTAATCCACAGATATACAAGATATATGGATATAAGTATGGATCTGGCGGTGGCTCATCTGGTGGATCGTCATTTACACGTGCTACGTTATATGATAGCGGTAGTTATTTACAGCATATACCATATCAACAAGACGTAACATTATTAGATAATCTTAGCAACTATGATACAGTAGAATTTATTATATGCTCGCCTAATGATAATGCACGCGAAGGCACATATCAAGCTGCTTCGTGCATATACGACGTTCCTCATTTATTGGATAATCCTTTAATAAATTGGGCCGGTTGGTCTCAAAGAACATTGACTGCTTTCATATATGATACAAAAGTAAGGCAATCATATGCCTATTCAAACGAAGGCTCAGGAAATGAACCTTATATCTATAAAATAATTGGATATAAATATGGCTCTGGTGGTGGAGGAACTCCAACCGGTCTTGGTGATTTAGCATATAAAGACAGTGCATCTGGAACTGCTGTAACAAATGTTGAATACGATGAAAATACTCATAGAATTACTATAACATTAGGGACGGTGACTGTATCATGAGCTTTACTGACAATATTAATGGTATTCCTGCACAAGATACTGTGCTTAGACAAGGTATTGCTACACTCAGAAATACAGTTATTAGCAATACGATAAAACCTCTTACAGTAGATCATAATGGAGTTTATACAGCAAATCCAAATAATGGAACTTATGGATATTCTCCCGTAACAGTTGACACCGGTGTTTACACCGGTGCGACTGCACCTGATGATAGTATTGGTAAAGATGGCGATCATTACTATCAGGTAACAAATATACATTCTGCATTAGAAGATGGTACGACTTTTTCTTCTAATAGTATAAATAAGTTTATAGGATTCGATTTTGAACCATTGGTTACATTACGTCCGAAAATTTTAAAATCGTATAATTCCAATTCAGTAACTGGGAAATTTATTATACGAACATCGTCCAATGTTATATACGATAGTGGTGAATTAACACTTGAATCCGGATGGAATAGCCACACCGTTACAGACGAAATAGAGCTTGTACCGGGAACACGATATATACTTGCTATTGAAATGAATGATACTCGCGGTAAATATCGGTCGATAACATCTACAACATATTCAAAATATATCGGATTCAAGTATGGACGATATGGCACCACAGATTATGCATCATCATCTATCGATAGATCTGATACATATAGTGTTGATATGGATTTTGAAATCGATATCGATCATGTTGCAGCTGAATATATAAAAGATAACGATACGTGGGTTTCAATATCAAGTGCAGATAAAATGATATTGTCATCGTTAGCTGTTACTGAGAATGGAATTTATAATGCACCTACTGGAACTGCATATTCATCCGTATCAGTTAATGTTGGTCCAGAGATAATATCGCGATCTGATTGGAACGCGCTCACAACTGCACAGAAACAGGCAAAGGGCTTGATAATTATACAGGATAGCTCATCTGGATTTTTACGTGGAGAATATATCAACGGTGCAGATTATCGCGATACTCTTTTACAGTACAGCGTTTACAATAATATATTAGAGGAAGATAAATCATCAAATCACGAAAGCGGCACATCTGTATGGGGCGGACTTACTCTCGGTGGAACTATGGATAATGATGCAGATGGCGCTGTTATTACGGATGGAAAAGCGGTGGCATTTGATTTGTCAGCAGCGAACACGTCTGTCACCGTATATGCTTTAATGAAAAGGCATGGCAGCACAGAGTCGGGTAATAGAACGCTGGTAGGCGTTCCTTATACCATGAGTGTAGGCAATTTACCAAACATTTTCTGTAATGGCACAACAGTGAATACATCTGTTTACGGCTCAGATGTCTCAATCTCAGGGATAAGTTCGACTAACTATGCACTATACACAATGGCGATAAATGCGGTCTCAAGGACAGTTGATTTTTATGTTAATGGCGTTTTAAAGCGCAGCGGCGTTAGTTTTTCCAATAGCGGCGGGCATATTGTTTTTGGTGCAGCTGAAACTGATTTGACTAATGCTATTTCCTGCAATATAAAGTATATAGGCATTGTAGATGGGTATGAAAATGACAATGTCATCATGAATAATCATTCTGTCATTATGGATGAGTATGACTTATGAATATAGAAATATTGATTAATAAAATACGGTGATATTTATGAACGATACATTTACTGCATTTATAACCGAGCGATACAAAACAAGGCAGGACACGAATAATTTCTTTCCTGCTGGTATATCGGATGCGGAATTTAGAGAGTTTATCATTGATTATCTTCTTGGACGTGACTGGTATGTTGTTGCTCCATTACCACAAGATCAGGTAAACGAACTCGCTCTGAACGAGATACTCAAAAAGTATTCTAAAGAATACAGAAAAGAAGTAAAGAAATATAATCGTGAAATGAGGTGATATAATGCCAGAAACTCCATATTTCGAAGGTATAGATATTAAATCAGCTAATGGAGAACTATTATCAAGCGTTGACGTAGCTGATACAGAAGCACGTGGACAGCTTGAGGAATTATCAGATTATGTGAATTCTATATTCGCAGTTGAACTTATATCAGCTGACGACTGGGAAGCACTTACTACAGAACAGAAACGCGCTAAAGGGCTAGTTGCCATACAAAGTTCATCGACAGGATATATTCGTGGTGATCTTGTAAATGGCGCCGATTATTCGCCTATACCATCATTGGCGCATTCATCAACACGAAATGCTGGTAGTACGGGCACGTTGTCATATACATTTGAAGCGTATGGCAAATATCAAATAATTGCCGTGGCATTACCCGGAGATGATGGTGGTTGGTCCGAAAATAGTATGTTTCTTACACATAATGGCTTAGAAATAACTGATAACGTATATTTTTCTAGTCCGAGTTATGATCCTTCTACAGGTACAGGAAATGGAAAAGGTTTGGTGTTCAAATACACAGAGATAACTGCAAACAATGGAGATACAATAGCATTTAATAATGGCGCAACAAATCGGAATGGCGGTATGAATTTATTAGTTTTGAAAAATGCAGATGTTTCAAGTATTAGACTTGACCAGTCGCGAATTAATAATGATCAGTCATTTATGATAAATAATAATAGCGTTGATTACTATGTTGAAGTTTCAAAGACTGGGTATTATAGTGGTCAAGGGAGCACATTTGGGTACATTACACTATCCAACGTCCAAAAGAATTCCGAACCATGTCCAAGCAGTACATATTATGGCATTTCATACGTTATACTTATAACCAACCGTTATGGTAATTAGTAGGTGACGCATATGGGAAAAATAATTAAGAGGGGTATTGAATATGGTGGCTCTGGTAATAGAGCGATTAATATAGCATATGTCAATACCACGAGTGAATTAACTGCCACAAATATACAAGCAGCTGTAGATGAATTAGATAGTACACTTGATGCTATTCCTAGTACATATCTATCTAAAACAGATGCAGCTTCAACATATTTAGCTAAGACTGATGCCGCATCTACATATCTAACACAGACAGATGCATCAACGAATTATCTATCTAAGTCCGATGCAACTTCGACATATCTTTCCAAAACAGATGCAGCTAGTGATTATTTGTCTAAGTCAGATGCTAGTAGTACGTATCTTTCTAAGACGGATGCATCATCTACGTATCTATCACAGACAGATGCTGGCACGACTTATTTATCTAAAACAGATGCGGCATCTACATATGTCGCATTAGCAGATATAGGACTAGCATCTACTAGCGATATAGATGCAATGTTTGCATAAAAATATAGAATACGGAGTTCATATTAGAGCTCCGTATTCTATTTATTCTGGGGACATCAACATAATTTATTATATATCAAAATGGAGTGATGGTATATGAACATGACTTTTTGGCAAAAAACTATGCATTTTGATAGTAGTGAGATGTATAGTTTATATACAAATGATAAGCCAAATTTTTATAGTAAAATATTTTATGCAAATACAATAATGCCCGGGATATCCAGTTTCTTTAAATGGGATAATTTTGGCTCTGCAAATTCTCGCCAATACTGGTGGTTGTCACCTAAATATGGTATTGATTATGGCAACGTCATGGTTGCACCATTTGCTGGTCCGAACTATGCTTTTGAAGCATTGTATCTTGATATAAGTTCATCGACGCCTCATTTAGATTTTAATTTAGATTATGCCAAATATAATAATACATCGATATTTGGTTTTAGACCTTATGGCGAAGAAACATATACGGGTGTAAATGCCTCTTATACATACACTATAGTAGTATATCACAAGTGTGCTACAGCGGATAATCGTACCGCATATATTATGTTATGCTATGCGCCTAAACGTAGATCAAGTAACAGCGGAATCCTTCAAAATCAAAGAATAGGAGAAGTTGTTGCTGGTATATACACAACCACTAGCAGTACTGTATACAATTATGGAGACGGCGGTGTAGAATATAACAATTATTATGCATATCCAAAAGCTCGTTGGATGGATGTCAACTTTGGTAAATCTGAAGATTATATATTGCATCCGTTAGTAGTTAATGGCTGTGTAGCTACAGATTTATTTATTATAGACGGTGGCATGGATGTAATGCCCAATCTTGAAACTATTACACTTGCAAATAAGAATTATTTCATTCTTAATAGACATATTGCTATTAAGATAAATTAATGGTGGTGATATAGTATGCCTTATACAGCAATCGTTAATACATATCTAGCAGCAAAACCATTATTCGGAAATGCTATAAATACAACAACACAATTTATGTTGAATATTATCGGTACATCTGCTAATACACCTGTATCATCATCTTCTATTGATTATCCTACAGTAGAAGACCCTGATCCAATTGTAATACCTGATGATCCTACGCCTGCGCCTCCTGCTGTAATGACACAGTCGGTTGAAGGATGGTCTTGTTATAGCAATTATTTAATGAATAAAAATACAGTTATTGCCGAATTCTCTAGTACAGATCCACGACTTGCATATACCAATATATATGTCGGAAGTACTGCAGATGGCAGTGATGATATCCCAGAAGAAGAGGGAGATGGATATGAATACGATATATTCAATGGAGAAGAAGGCGGCTGGTATAATTTACCAGCAAATTGCTATGGCGATACTATTTGTGCACAAGTTACATTCTCCAATGATGTACGTGGATTAATAGCTTTATCAACAGCACCTCCAACTGTTAGCCGTAAAATATTGGTATACAATGTCGAAGACCATGGTTGCATAGGTGGATGGGCGGTATCGTCAGCATGTAAGTATGAGCCAACATATCCATTTGCACCAATATATGATGACAATTATTACTGGGCTGATATTATACTAATGGATACAAGTGCGTTATATGACTCCCGTGGCGGAATGGATTATGCATTAAACCAAAATTATGAAGAGGGAGAACCCGGGAATACATATACATACACAATAAGTGGAAGGACATTCTATCTATATCTTATTGCGTTTAAACCTAATTCGGACGAATATACTGTAACGGTTGATTGTGATTTGCCTACATTAACTGTGGAATTCCCATTTATTATATGCGATGAAAATGGCAACGAAATAGATAATCCTAGAGAGCATGGTAGATATGATGCAGAATATGGATATTTCTACCATACAAATGGCACCGCATTAATGCAGGCGCTTGCAGCCGCATCTGGACTTACAGTATAAGCTTAATTATAAAGGAGTGATAATTATGGCAAGCACAATATCTAGTGTTTGGTCATATCCTGTATTATTATCTTATGATAATCTGGAGAATTGTTTCTCTCAGACTGGGATGGATAAATTTATAACAGTTGATAGTACTAATCATGCTGTTATAGATAACTTAGGCGGAGTTTTAATTTCAATAAATAAAGCCACCGTTGGCAATAGTAATATTAATGTATTAGGCTTCGGTGAGGGACTTGCTAATAAATTCACAATGGTTGCAGCATCTGCATATAATTCGAATTATATAGTATCTACATGGTTCAGATTCTGCGTAAGTAGTCATGTATTCATGGTCATGTTTGGTAATGATATGAATTTTACTAAGTATAGAATTGTGGCCATATCCGACATTACTACAGGCACAGGAGATGAATTCATTGGATACGAATGTATGTATACGGGCTCTTCTAGTCAAGGCACATCGAGCGAATATCATAGATTTGTCAATGACCACGCTACAATAATTAATACGACTGCTGATGTTACAGCTAGATCAGCTCTTAATAATGGAGTTTCTGATTATTATGTGCTTATGCCTATATTTGTAGGAAATAAATGTGCTAGAAATTTTTATACAATAGATTGCGGTACTAATTCAGTTAGTCTATTAACGCCATTTATTATTTCTAACACTACATATATATCTCCATATGCAAAAGTGGCTATTAAAATAGATTAATTTATGATTAGAATGTGAGGTATATGAATTATGCCAGACTATAGTAAATTAATAAATACTGACTTATTGGAAAGATACGATTCCAATAAGTCAGATAGAGAAGATGACTTAATAAAGAGTCAATATATAAAAGACAAATCAGAGCAATTAGCCAAAATGTTTCTGATGAATAGAGACGGAAAAATATATGGGGTTAAATTCCCCAAAGATGCTAATGGCGTAATCCAAGCTAGTGGTGGAGTTAAGTATGGTGCTAATAATGGGCTAGTTGTAGAACCATCTACTAGAACTGTAGCCGGTAGAGATGATTATGCCAATATAAATGTATTTAGATCTATAGATGCTAATGTACACTATGGATCAGATGGAAGTATTGTAATAGATTATTTAGAAGGTGAAGATGGTTTTAGCTATTATGGTAAAGTAGACGTAGTATGCTTATTTGCTCCTGTATATGAGAAAATATATACTGAAACGGTATCTGGCGTAGAGTGGCTATGTATAGAATGGACTGATACTCCCAGAGATGGGTTTACATTAAATATATTATGTAAAGGAATAGATGGAAAAAATCAAGGATTTTATACAATAACTAAATTCCCATCTGTATGGATAGATGGAGCTCCTTATAGTAGTGCTGGTAGATATCCATGGGTAAATGGTCATATATCTGGAGTAGCTGGTCCGTCATATAACAACTGTGTTGACAGATATCATGCTAGAAATGAAAATATGTCTGCTATGACTATTGGTCAGTTAGCTACGATACAACGTATATTTATGATGAAATATGGCCATACAAACTATCAAACGAAATTGAATGGTCTATCCTCGTATTATCAAGTATTGCTGTATTTACAGACTGCTGTTACAAATAAAAATTATGTAGTGCTTACTACTACAGATGCCAATAAGTTATATGCTGATACACAGATAGATGTTGGTGATCCGACGTCTGCTAGACAATCGTATAGACAATTCAGTGTAGCCCAAAATTTGTATGTGACCGGTAAAACTAATGATATAGTTTTATTTAAAAATGTAAAAGCTGGATTTACTATATCCGATACTAATTATACCATAGCTAGTGAATCTGAATTTGATATCTTATGTAAGAAACTAGCATCTACTGGAGATGCTGTAGATTTAGATGACGATAATAACACAATGCAGTTTATATATACCGATCCCAATACATCTGAAGAAAGTACAGTAGATATAAACTTAGTACTTGACATAACTGGTGGAGTTTATACTCTATATGCATATGATGGCAGTAATAATGTAATAGGATATAGTGCTAGTGGAGAAACTACTTATACTGCAGTATACTTTGACAGACCGATAACTGCAGATACAACATGCAGTGTTCAGACCAGTGCGTGTTATAATACAGGATATTCTCTCGGAATACTTGGTAAAGATGGTTCTTATATTAACGGAGCATTTAATACAAGTTTGAGGAATCCTAGTGTAATAAGTGGCATAGAACTGATGTGTGGCACAAACGAAGTATGTGGTAATGCAGTTTATAATTATGATAGTAACACTATGGTTCATATCTTATTACAAAATGATTTAAGAGCAATCACTAAAACCACGAATACAATCACAGCAGAATACACAGATACAGGATATCATAGTCATACTACGAGTGGAACTAGTTGGAAGTATGTAAGAGACGTGCATTATAACTTAGCATTAGGTGGTCTATTATATAACTGTGATGGTGCATCTACAACTACAGGGTTCTGTGATGGTGTTTACTATCTTGGAGATCAGAAATCAGGTTTCTACGAGGTGCTGTTGTTTGGCTCCTTGGGCACCGGCGGCACCGCTGGCCCGTTTTGTTCTCTTGCGAACATTGCCCTTTCGACCGCGGCCTGGTACTTCGCCGCTCGCGCGGCTTTCGTTTGCTCGGCTCGGGCTTCCTAAATCATCTTTACAGGGGGAGAGGGTGAATGCGCATGTGGGCGGTTGAGCCCACATGCGCAGAGGGAGAGGGGGTAGAGTTTTCTGAATCTGAAAATAAACACTCCACCTCTTTCTTGAAATATATTTCTCATTGAGGTGTTTTATAATGGCAAATGAATATAAATCTCTAATTAATTCATCTTTATTATCATATTATAATGATAAAGCTAAACAGAGAGAATTAAATAAAATAAATAAATTACCATTTAAAAATAAATCTGAATTTCTGAAATTATATTTTGCAGCAAATAGAGACGAAAAAATATATGGAGTAAAATTCGCTTACACTAGTGCTGGAGTAATCGTCCCCGCCGGTACTAAATATGGTGCTAATGAAGGTTTAGTAGTAGAACCTTCTACACGTACTGTAGCTGGCAGAGATGATTATGCCAATATAAATGTATTTAGATCTATAGATGCTAATGTACACTATGGCGATGATGGCAATATAGTAATAGATGCAATAGTTGGTGAACCCGGATTTAGTTACTATGGCAAAGTAGACGTAGTATGCTTATTCGCTTCAGTATATGAGAGGGTATATAAAGAAACCGTAAATGGAACAGACTATTTGTGCATAGAGTGGACAGATACTCCCAGAGACGGATTTACGTTAAATAATTTATGCAAAGATATAAATGGTAAAGACCAGGGATTTTATACAATAACTAAATTCCCATCTGTATGGATAGATGGCGCTCCTTATAGTAGTGCTGGTGAATATCCGTGGGTGCATCAAGCATTTACCACAGTAACCGGTCCCTCGTATAATACATGTGTAGATAAGTATCATGCTAGAAATGAAAACATGACATCTATAACAATGGGTCAGGCTGCTATGATACAGCGTATATTCATGATGAAATACGGCCATACAAACTTTGCAAATAATTTGAATGGATTAATTTCTTATTATTATAATAGACTGTATATACAGACTGCCACTACTAATAAGAATTATGTAGTGCTTACAACTACAGATGCAAATAAATTATATGTAGATACTAGAATCGATATAGGTAATCCAGAGTCTGATAGACAATATCAAAGATCCATGAATATAGCTTCCAATGCAACTATTACAAATAAATCTAATGATATCGTATTATTTAAGAATGTAAAGACTGGATTTACCATATCTAATACAGATTATAGTATATCTAGTAGTACAGATTTTGATATATTGTGCAAGAAGATATCTAATACTGGTAATGCAGTAGATTTAGATGATAATAATATTAGTATACAATTTACATATACAGATCCTAATACATCTGAAACTAGCGATGTTGACATAAATCTTGTATTGGATATTACTGGCTCTACTTATACGCTATATGCATATGATGGCAATAGTAATGTTATAGGATATAGTGCTAGTGGTGAGACTACATATAGTCTTGTATACATAGATAGCAATGTTACAGTAGATACAACTTGTAGTGTACAAACTTCTATATATAAAACCGGATATTCTCTTGATATACTTGGCAAAGACGGTACTTATGAAGTTGGTAATTTTGCTGTTAATAGCAGATTCCCAAGTGTAATGAGTGGCATAGAACTTTTTTCAGGTACACTTGAAGTATGTGGCAATGCAGTGTATAGTTATGATAGTAATACAAATGCACATGTATTAATACAAAATGACTTAAAGGCAGTTACTAAAACTACAGCTACAATATCAAGTGATTATACTGATATAGGATATCTCACTCATACTACGGCAGGCGTTACTTGGAAACATGGTAAAGATATACATTATGATTTAAATAATGGTGGTTATACCATAGACTGTGATGGTGGAAGTGCAACTACGGGATTATGCGACGCGGTTTACTATCGTGGAGACCAAACGAGTGGACTTTATGAGGTGCTGTTGTTTGGCTACTTGCTCACCGGCGGCTTCGCTGGCTCGTTTTGTTCTCATGCGAACTCTACCCTTTCGTTCGCGGGCTGGAGCCTCGCCGCTCGTGCGGCTTTCGTGTGCTCGGCTCGGGCTTCCTAAATCATCTTTACAGGGGGAGAGGGTGAATGCGCACGTGGTCTTAACCGACCACGTGCGCAGAGGGAGAGGGGGTAGAGTTTTCTAAAAACCACCTTTCTGAAAATATATATGAAATCATAAGAAAAACCTTATAAAATATAAATGGAAGTGATATCTATGTATATAACACAATCAAATACATTATTGCCTTCATATGATTATACAATAGCAGGCGATACTACTATCATATATGTGCGTAAGCATACATCTACTGAAACTGTTACAGATGAAGAAACAGGAGACCGGTATGACGTATATTACTATGAAGAGAATAATTTCAATATTCCTACCGGAGAAATATCTGAGCAAGAAATAGCAAATAATATAGATTATTATTTAACTTACACTGTCGGCGATGAATTCACTATAACAGACAGAATTACTGCTATAGAAGAAGTACTTGACTTTATTCTTATGAATGGTGAAGAAGGTGTATAATTATGGTAGATTATCTCGTTATGCGTATTAAAATGCATAAACTCAAATATGAAGACGTAATAGCAAAATATCCACAATATAAAGATGAAATAGATGCCAAATTGGGGATAAATCAATGAATATACAATATGTATATAATGATATAGCTTCAGTAAATGAAGTCTATTCATCATTTAATAAACAAGATAGATACTATGTAAATGCAGGTAGCTTTAAATCAAATTCAAATGATTATCTATATAATCCTGAAGGAGATTTTGCTACTAAATTTATACATGACGATTTTGGTATTATAGTAACTATGTTAATAGATAATACTCCTGTTGCATATGCATGTGTAATGAGAGCATATGATACGGATACTAAAAAGTATACATCTGAATGCGAATTAGATTTTGGAGTACATCCTGAATATAGACATCGTGGAATTGCTAAGAAAATATTGTCACATATACTTGCTATAGTTAAGAGAGACAAAAAATATCAAACTATATACTGGAATGTGGTAGATACAAATAAATCATCTATTGCATTAGCTATTAAGTTTGGATTCTCACTGCGTAAAGAATTTACCAGTAGAGATGGTCATACTAAGATAAAACAATATATTTACACAAAATAATATCCATATTACCCTCTATATAGGGTTATATGGATATTATTTCATATGAATGGAAGTGAATATCGTTATGGCTAACGAATTTATAAAGAAAGATGGTAAAATCATAGTCAATGTTGATCTATTAAGAGCTTATATACCTAAAGATCTATTTGATGATGATAGAGTCTCTATAGATATAGTACACTCTGCCGTTGCTTCTTCTTTTGGTGATGGATTTAAATTAGTTGGTATATTTAATATCAGATATGCTAATGGTGATGATGCATCTAAGACTATAGAATCATCTCCATTAAAAACATTTATGTATCCTAATATGATAGAGACATATCCGTCTAATACATATGATACAACTCTCAATCTCAATAATGAGGATACTCCTGAGAAGTATAGAGTATTAGAGTATAACCGTGGAGATATCATGATGGATGCGAAGATCAAGAAAGATATAGATAACTGTACTAAATTTCTTGATTTAATTAATAAAGGTAAAATCCCGCCTACTGTAAAATATGAGGATGTATATACAGCATGGGTAAAAAATGTCGAAATCAATGACTTTGATCCTAGAGTAATGTATGTAGTAATGCAATACATTATAGCATCTCTGTATAAGAGGAGATCTAATATAGACCAACAGTTTAGATTTGAGTATGGTAAAGATATGAAGAGCAATGATTACTATACTACAAACATAAGAGGTTCTGTTGCATCTTCGTCTGTATTTGCTAATCAAACATTTGAGCATATGGGTCGAATGTTAGGTAATGCAGTTAACATTACAAGACGTGGATTAGATCAGGAAGCCTCTCCTATAGAGAAAGTGCTATATCTCTAAAAAGTAACATTTAATTAATGATTATTATAATCAAAAGATTAATATAATTTATATAAAGGAGGAAAAAGCGTATGCCTATTGCAACCATAACGTCGGTTAATCTTCCCGCGCATCAGTATCCGCACGTGGAAGTTAACATAAATGACAATACATTGCGTAGATATATACAAACTGGTACCGAGTACGGTAAAACTTTATGCGTATTTAGGTCTCCCAAGGGTCCTGATGGTATTCGTAAAGTAACCGGTATCGAGCAGTTTGATGATCTTTATGGCAATGGTTCTGTAGCGCAATACGGGCAGCCTTTACTGAATGCACGTACAATGGCTTTATCTAACAATGTCACTATGTATTGTTTGCGTGCCACTGCAGATGATGCAGTAGTAGCAAACCTTCATATTTTTGCTAGATATAGAGTTAGAGATTATTATATTTCTCCTGCAGACGATCATGTTGGTCCTGACGGTGTTACATATAAAGCTGGTGCAATAGTACCTGGCGAGATTGATGTATACTTCGTTGCTAAGACTGATGATACTATCAAGAATGTTGCTGATCTTGTTGCAGACGAAAAGTATGCAAACAATCTTATCAACAAGATTGTTGATGGCACTGGTGAAACTGAAACTTATTCTCTCGCTCCTGCAACTGTTACAGTTGACGGTGAAGTTGTCCCTTATAGAGTAATTCCTACAGTTCCTACTCAGGCTGCAGGCGGTCTTGATGACTGGAAAGAAGTTAGAGTTATGTCTATAGCAGCTCTTGGTAAGGGCCACTATGGTAACTCAATCAGCTTTTCTATTACTTCCGATCCTAATAGAGATAAGTCCAATAACTTCAAGAATTATTGGTTCCAGATCTATGAGGGTTCTAGCTTAATAGAGAAGTTTGCTGTTACCGTTTCTTCTAACGGTATTGTAAGAAATGTATCTAAGTACATTCCTAACGTTGTTAATGATGATGACAATGACGGTAATGCTTCTTCTGTTCTTAGAGTAGACTTCAATGAAGATGCAATCAAGCTTCTTTATAATGAGTTTAACCAGAGAGTAAATCCCGGTTATATCTCTTATGATGAGTTCGATCCTCTTCTTGGTCATGATAAGAGGAAGGTAGCTTCCAGAGTTGTTACCACTGACAAGACTATGACTGGTTACATCATTTGTAATACAGCTATAGCTCCTGATAATTTACCTGATCCTCTTCCTGAAGGCGTAACAACATACGAACAGCTTAAGGCTTATGGTCATGGCTACTATCCTACATATGCTGTTTCTGCTGCAGAAGAAGGAACACAGGATGCTACTTACTTCAGCTTTAGCTCCATTATCGGTACTTCTCTTGAGAGCGGTAACGATGGTGCTTTTGCAATGATTGACAATGGTGGTAAAGCTACTAGCGCTGAACAGATAAAGGCTGCTTCTGATGCTGCATATACAAGGATCTTCCAGGGTGAATCCGTTGTTAGATCCGCATATTATAGCTACATCAACACTATTGTGTTCAATGGTGTTCCTGAAGTAGTTACTGCTGATAACAAGAGAATTGAAGATGTTACCACAATGGCAACCGCTTCTGCTAGCAATCTTGGTATCACTGTTCATTATACCGGTTCTACCACAACTGAGGCTCCTATATACACTAACAATACTTACTATAAGTGTGTATCTGTTGCGGGTGACCCTGTTACATATAGTTGGGTAGAAGATACAACTGTTAAGACCATCACTAAGACAAGAAAGGTTAAGGATGTTACTCTTTACTTCGATGAGAATAACAACTTCCTGCTTGACCTTATGATTAAAGATGTAGACGGCAATCCTATTGATCCTCTTATGACTGCCGATTCTGCAGATAGATATACTGTAGTTTCTAAGCATGGTTCTGTTATAGAGATACCTACTTTAGATGATCGTATATCTGCTACACCTGATACTGTAACTGCTGATTATCCTTATCCTGATATACTCTCTAAGAACAAGACTGAGATAGACTTCTTCTTAGATGCTAACTATTCTTATGAAACTAAGATAGCTATTTGCAACTGGGCAAATAACCATCGTAGTGAGGAATTTGTAGTATATCTTGATGCTGGTACAAGTGAGACTCTTGTATCTAAGGTTGACGCATATACATGGGTTCAGGCATTCGATGAAGCTACTAATGGTAACGACTATAAGAAGTACTGGTACTTCTCTATTGATGCTTACTATGGTAGAATCAAAGATCCCTACAACTACAAGATAGTAGAAGTTACTTCTACTTATAACTTAGCTAGACATCTCGTTCAGCACTGGAGAGAAAATGCAGGTAAGCATATTCCTTATGCTGGATCTCTGTATGCTGTAATCGATTCTTATCTTCCTAGGTCGGTATTTCCGCTTATGGATGAGGGTCTCGACTCTATGCATATGGATAGACTCATTGAAGAGCATGTTAACTACGCTCAGGTTAATTCCAGAGGCGATGTAATTCGTGCTACTCAGTCTACCAGATATCCTGTACTCGGTGATGCATTTACTCTGTCTAATCTCACTGAGATCAACAATGTTCATATCGTACTTGATATCAAGAAAGATGTTGAGCATGTATGCGAGAACTTTGCATATCAGTTTAACGAGATGAGCGATCTTAAGAGGTTCAACACGATACTGTCTAACTCTGTACTTCCCAAATATGCGGCTGCACAGGTTAAGTCAATATCTGCAAACTTCACTAGAACTTCTGAAGAAGCTGAATACGGCATTCTCCATCTGTACATCTCTGTAGTTCATAAGAATCTTGTTAAGATTGTTATGGTTGACATTGATGTTAACAGAAATATAGACTAATATGAAAGGAGGAACTAATTATGGCTGGACTTGGTAATTCTATGCAATCTTCAGTTGAACATGCTTCTGAAGCCGGTACTCCTAAGAGCTATATGAAAAAGAATACGAAAGACTATAGAAGGCTTTCATATTTCATATCTGGCATAGACGTTACTGATCAGAATCTTGATCAGCTTACCCCGTATATACCCGGTATAACCAGAATGTTTATGCATAAAGAACCTTACTTCATGCAGATAGCATTCCCCCAGGAAACTGACAACTTCAAGTCTTACATTGAGACAGGCTATAAGTCTATCTCTGGTATAAACGATATGTCGGTTAACTCTGAGCAGATCTCTGGTGGTTGGGCTAACCAAAACTATGAGGTCATCAGCTCTGTAACCGATGATACAGATCAGATACAGATCGGTATCTATGAGCAAACTGGTTCCCCTGTTCGTGAGTTCCTTGAATTATGGGTAACTGGTGTTAGAGACCCTCGTTCAGGTGTTGCTCACTATCATGGTGTAGTTGAGACTCCTCAGAATACAATATACTCTAGGAATTCCAATGGCACAAACGATACAAACGCGACGCCCAGATATACAGCAATGGGTAACTATAATAATGACTATAATAATGACGCAGGTAAAATCTGGGTTCCTTATGGTGAAAAGAACCATACTGCTGAGTTCGTATACTATGATCTGGATCCCACTGCGCACTATATTGAGTACGCTTGTATGTTTGCTCACGCATTCCCCAAGAGCGTAAAGAAAGATCATCTCAACTATTCTAGTGGTGATAGATCTCCTGTTGAAATGACAGTTGACTTTGCTGTTATGAAGTATGAGTCTAGGTATATCAATGACCTTGCTATACACTATCTCATCAAAGACCAGCTTGAGTACAACTACCTCAACTTCGATCCTCTTTGGAAGATGCATGGCTATCAGCATTCTACTATCGATGACGAGAATGATCTTAACTATAACCTTGAGCTTGATAAAGAAACATCTACAGCAGATGCTACATATTCTTCAGGTAGCACCAACACTACACCTGCTGGAGTTCGTTTCGAATTCGAGAGCTGATACGACATACTATTTTTCATACACCTGTGGCAACACAGGTGTATTTTTCGCGTAAAAACCGTGACAATGGGATAATCTTTAAATAAATAATGGGAGGATGATAACACATGCCTCGTAATAATAAACCGAAGCCTATGGATGTAGTAGTCAATAAGCTACTAATTAAATTAGATAATGACCTAGTATCCAATCAGAATTTATCTAGTAAGACTGAAGAATATAAATCTATAATAAATAGAGAGCTCGAATTAGCGCATGGTGTTTCTAATGGAGATATCATAGAGTTTAATAGAGCTATGAATGATGAATCCAAGAAGTTTAATAAGACGGTTAGTATTGAAGATAGTAGTGACCTTGGAGAATATCTCACTAAGAACTCAGGTAATATATATCAATATTACAATGAAAGATATAAGAATAAGTTTATAGAAGCACAAGACCTAATGTTTATAGCTAAATTCATTCCTTCATTGGGACAAGCTTTGAATATATATAAGACTCATATAGTATCCAGTGATGACTTATCCGGATCTGTGAAGAGAAATATATCATTCGGTACTGCATTATCTCAAGAGGAACAGGCTCAGATAATGGCTGCTATAAAAGTATTTGAGAAAGATAATAAACTCTTATACAAGTTAAAGAATTCTGTTATAGGCGAATCACTTGTAACTGGAACCTACTATGTATATGCGCCATCATATCAAAAGCTGTTTACTGATTATGCAAAGACATTAGAGAAGAAAAAGAAGAATGGTGCTAATTCTACACAAATAGATCATTCTGAGAGATATGGATTTGGTACTAATGCAATGGAATCTGTATCATTTGATGAATTAATGTCATCTGACAATAATCTAACTTGTGCATTAGAGTCTACTGAAATAAAAGAAATAGTTGATGAGATAAAATCATCTAATGTACTAGATTCAAATGACTTATTCTATAAATCAGATGCGCTTAAAAACTTTGGTAAGAATATAGCTACAGTAGAATGTGTAGATAGTGAAATACCATTTAATGTATTAGAAGAAATGCCCGATTTAGCTCACAACTTAGGTATTACAGAAGATCTTAAGATGACATTTGAGAAATGTACACCTGCAACTGAAGCTGATAAGATAGGTGCTGCTGATGGTACTTTCTCAAGAGAGACTAAGACTAATAATAAATTATCTTCTACAGATAAGAAGCATAAGAATAAATTCAATGTAACTGGCACATATCTTAAATTCATAGACTCTAAGAATATGATTAAGATAAAGATATTAGACGAAACGGTCGGATACTTCTATGTAGATAGCAAGAAGATCAATAAGACTAAAGCTAATATCACATTCTCTAATGCAGAATGGACTAACATTAATAAACAATCTACAATAGAGAGAATAGCTAGTATGCTCGGATCTAAAGTAGCTAAACAGTTTAGTGCTAAGTTCGTATCCGATCATGTTGTATTTAAGAAACTCATAGCCGACTGTATAATGGCTAATGGTGTAGTAAATACACAGTACAGAATACAGTTTATTCCTAAGGATGATGTATTTGAGTTTAAAATAAATGAAGATGCTAAGGGTGATGGCACTTCTGTACTCAAGCAATCTTTATGGCCAGCTAAACTTCTTACATCTATAAGAATAAGGAAAGTATTAAACTACATAAATAGATCTGCTGATAAGACTATCGCTTATGTTAGAAAAGGTACAGCAGATGTATCCGGTAGAAACCAAGCACAGAGAGTATTAAGAAATCTCCAAGAGTCTAATATAACATTTGGTGATATTATAGGTGACTCTTCTCTCATGTTCCATAAGTATGCAGCAGATGGTAATATCTTAATGCCTGTATCAAGATCTGGCAATAAACTTGTTGAGTTTGAGCGTATGGAAGGTCAACAAGTTGATATGTCTACAGATTATGAGAAAGAATTAGAGAATCAAGCTCTCATAGCATCTGGTGTACCACCTCTTCTTGTAGAGCAATCTAATCAAGCTGATTTCTCTAGAGCATTTACTACAGCTCACGTCGGTTTTGCCGGAATAGTTGCTGGACTTCAATCTGACTACGAGGAACCTTTGACTGCATTATATAAGAGAATAATTGAAAATCTTGATATAGATGACAAGTTAAAGACACTCGCATCTAATACAGTTGAAGTAAAGCTTCCTAGACCTAGAGCATTATCTGTATCCAACTCTAATGAAATCCTTGAAGGTTCTGCTAGATTTGCTGAGCAATTTACAACTCTCAGATATGGTGAAACCACAGATGAGAATAAAGATTTCATACAAGAAGTAAAATATAATATAGTAAAGACAAATGCTCCATTTATTGACTGGGTAGCTCTGGAAGAGACTGCAGACAATATAAAGATGGAGAAAGCTAAGATAACTAATGAAGAAGGGGAAAACCCTGTCGAATAATCAAAAAAAATATAGATCTATCATGATATCATGATAGATCTATTTATTCACTCTGCATCTAAATCAAAACATACACTAGCTATTTTGATATCCATTAAATCATAATTCAGCACCGTTGTGTAGTATATATACGGAGAAACTATATCACTAATAGTGAACTGACCAGCTATAAGTTTCTTAGGCTTAGGGACTGCTTCCTTAGTGATAATATATTTGTTCCACCTGTATACATAGTCATTTGTCATAGCATATATAAAATCATTTAAGTCGAGATCTCTTACGGCTGTAGCTTTGAATATATGTTCGTTGTCATATTTGTCAAATGTAATAGGGTCATCTGTCTCAATATGAACTCTATTGATTCTTAAATCCATATACTCTATGTTATTATTATATATTAATTTGATAATGTTACCACTATCATCTAATTCACATTGAGTGTTTTTGGCTGATGCCATTTTACAGAATTCATATAATAAGTCAAAGTCTATAAGTGTATTACGAAAATAATTTATAAACGCAGTATCCTTAATGTAAAACTTTGGCAGATAAGCATCGGATTTTGATTCTCCTATAATCACACCTGCCCAATCTACAAATCCGTCGTTAATTAAAATGTGCGATACCATCGCAGCTATCTCTTTCAGATTTGCTAACTTGAGATCTTTTGGTAATGGAATATAGCTCATATCATTTGCTCCTTAATAATTCTAATACTTGAGTTGCATTTGGTAATTTTAATCCTATATTACCTGCAATGATATAATCACCTTGAGCTACAGTTTCGCATATAACTGCAACTTTATTACAGTAATAATCTGCAGCTTCATTATCTATAAACTCATATGGTCTATAGATAGGTAAATCTATATCATTATCATTAGTAAGGATTACTTTACCAACCATAGTCTTATTAGACATATTGAATACAATCATTGCTGTAGGATACTCGGATTCTATATCTTCATCCATACACCATGTATGGACATATTTTGCAGGAACTCCATTTATCTTATATCCTGTATTCTGCATTCTTTTGGGGTTCTGAACCAATGCACCTACGAATTTTTTCTTTTCGCCATTCTCGTCGAATACTTCCTGTGACTCAAGCACAACACGTCTAGCATCAGCATCATACTCGTCATCATCATCGTCAGTTACCATGATTAATTCCGATGCTATATTGTTTTTATTTCTGTTTATGCCAAATACTAAACCCATATCACTGAATTCATTCATGAGAACTGATTGCATCATATGATTAGATGAAAATACATCTGGGAATTGAATTCCATAAGACTGAGTTCTGGAAAATGTATCGTCTACTTCATGACTCTCATGATTGATACCAACCATAAGAAATACGTCTTTGATATTATATTTATTGAATGTATAGAAGTCATTATACAGGAAGTCTGTGATATTCTTATAAATATCTTTATATTCGACTTTCTTATCATGTAATTCTTTATCTGCTATAGCATTAAGTTTAAATGATGGTATTACATTATCAGCCGAATGAGTATTACCATACATTGACATAAAGCAAGCAAGTACAGGAATTATGGATACATCAAATGTATGACGTCTCTTAGTAACCTTAATTGCATTATCTACTTCTATATTTATTTTCTTAAACTTAAATCTTGGATCGCATATGGTTTTATATTTATCCAACCCAAGTTTCTCAGTTCTTTCTACCATAGACACGAAGTCGAAAGGAGCGTTCCAAGCTCCTAAGAAGTCATCGTCTATAGCATGAATCAATTCCCATATTGCTTTCATCATTTCAATCTCAGTATCATATACTAAGCATTCGTAATTCCATTCGCCATCTATGTATTTATTATACATAGCAAAAGATTCTTTACAATCTTTGATGAATTCATTCATATGCTCTACATAATAATCGTTCTTAGCATACTTGTCACTTTTAACTGCCAAGTTATATACAGTATTCGTAGTCTCGGATATATATGTAATACACACTATTGGAGATTCTCCCATTATGGTTGTACGAGAGATATCTGTCTCTATATCTATATATCCAGACTTTATTGCAACTGGTTTATTATATGGATACTCTTTTAATATCTGACTAAAATACCAGTTACTTATATTGATATCATAATTAAACACATATGGAGAATAAGCCACATCTTTATAATCAATCCCAAGTATCTTGGCTGCAACATATGCTCTGGATGCCCATTTACATACGATTACATCACACAAATCTTTTTCAACTGCATCGTGCATATATGCACTAGAAAACTTAGCATTGAGATCTGGATTATTTCTATATTGCTCTTTAATGATATACATTTCGTATACAGGTTCTTCTATGTTTTCTACATACTTCTTGCCTGTATCTACGTCTTTATATACGATTGCCATTATGTCTTTCTTATTATATTCGGTACTATATACTACTTTAAGAGGCACTATATTCATGCCTTCTTTATATGATTTTAAAACTTTCATAAGCTTTATTTCCTCCTTATAGGCATATAATATGCAAATAAGCTTAAAGTTATATTTAAGTTTTTTACTCGATATTTTATAAATCTATGGACATTTCCTTAAATTCGATAGATTTTGGAGGCTAGAAGATGAGCAATACATTAAATAATCTCAAAACTTTATCAAGTATTCATAATCCATTTTCGTCTACATTATCTGATGATAAGCCAACTTATACACCAAAGCGTGACATTGATATATCACGTAATCGCGATGATGATCGAGTAAGTATCGAAAAGATATTAAATGATCCCAAAGCTAATGATGTACTCAAAGAATATGCCGACGACGTAGATGATATATTTGACAGCATAGATATGAACGATGAAAATCGTGGATTCAAATCTAATCTGATAGGTCTTGGTAGAAAGTATGCATTATTACACGAAGACGACGGAACTGTATCTGAAGTCGATAAAGCATTCGAACCACAAAAGAATAAATTGAAAGATTTATTAATTGCGGTAAATAAAGATACAGAAGAAGTTGAAAAGGACATAAGTCAGATAAGACGATTAACTAATGGTAGGAACTATCAGCGAATGAATGAACTGATAGAAACAAAAGCAGCATTGCATAATACTACTCTTAGCATTATAAAAGAAATGTCTGCAATAGAAAAGAATAAGTTTGACATAAAGAGCAAGCTTAATAAGAATACAGCTGATACAATGGATCCGGCTATGGCATCTGGTAGTATATTACAAAATATATTCGGTATAGGTCATGATGCACTTCTTAATAGTGTAGATGGAAGAGAAGGATCTAGTGGTGCAATACGTTACGATGAAGCTCCTGAAGATAGCGATGAATATGGAAGTATGATTTATAATCAAAATTTCAATTATAATGATGAAGAGACCGAAGGAGATAAATTCATCAAGTATGAAAATCGTGGTGTAGAATTAGTATTGGAAGAAAGAGATAATGGTGATAAGACTATTTATGCACAAGATGCAGAAGGAAATATCATAGATGACTATCCTATTCCTAAAGATATTGATTCTTTAACATTCGAGATCAATAATAGAACTGGAACTGCAACAGATCAGTTACAACGTAAATACAAATACATATCAGTATAAAAATAATGTCTATTGAAGTTAAATACTTCAATAGACATTTATTACGTTATCCAGTATATGCCCAGATATATCCATTCTTAGCATTTCTAACCTTATCATTTAAAGATGAACTCTTTGTAACGATAATAGGTCTATACCAGTAAACACCATCATCTGTTGTCTCATCAACAGGAAGATCTGATAATGTGCCTGATGCACATACGTTACCACTTTGAGATACAACAGTTGTATCACTAGCTGCATATAAAGGTTTCTTATTATTAAATTTAGCAACTGTTTGGGTAGAAGCATCTGCCGCTATAGTTGTTGGGCGTACTACTAAAGTTGCAGCTGCACTTGATTTTGTTATGCTATTAGATAAGATATTTGTAGATGTTAATTTATTAACACCACTAACTTCTTTATTATTGAAATTGGTATTCTCTGCATTTATGATTATAACAGTTCTCTCAGCTATCTGTGCAGCAGAGGTTGAATTAGCACGATATATCTTAAATATTTCATTTGTAGCTTCAGAGAAAGATGTGTTATAACTACAAATAGAAAATGTCTGACATTGTGCAGGTAATGCAGAACTACTAGACGAATCCAAATTATTTACCCTAATAAAGAATTTAGCATCACCGTTACGAGATCTTTCAGCTGGTATCGGATATGAGTATGTATCAAATCCATTATAAGGACCGATAAAATCAATCGTTGGTGATTTAATGTCAACAGTCTGTCCAGAATTATGCATAAAGTTTCCATGCGTAGAGAAGTTATCACTTGCCCATTGACGATATTCAACATCACTAACATCAGCGGTGATTGACTTAATTGATAAAACACCATTGATATCTGTATTGGTAGAGATATATAAATCTCTATCCAGTTTCAGGAATGCAGCTAATTTGATTTTACTATATGTAGATGAATAATCAGGTACTGCAATATTAGGAACTTCATACTTAGCAATAGTTATACCATTATTGATATTTGCTGTTCTGAATAAGTATCCATCATTACCGCCTTCACCAGAATACAATCCAAATTCGTTCAAATATCTTCTATTATTATAGAGGAAGTTTGATAAGAATTTTATTTCATTAGCACTTGTAAATGATCCTTTAACAGTTCCATCTGCAAATGTGCAATAGCTATCTAAATTAAATCCACTAGTAGCTATATTCTGTACATTATCTCCAGCATTCTTACCAACTACTTCTAAGAAGTTATTAAATCTAAATCTATTCATTGAACTGAATATCCATTTAGACATAGTAGAATTAGGATCTATTGTGGTATCATATGTAGAGCCAATATAATGACCGGTTTCAGTAGCATGCATTATTTTCATGCTATTGCCATATGCTTTTATTAAAAATGGCTTATATGCAGCAGATGCATTAAACTGGAGATTACCTAAAACTATTGCAGCTCTAGGTGCAGTACTAGAATTAATTTCGGTTGAGTTTGATACTATAGCTACATGTTTACCTAAGAGAAATTCATTAGTACATCTCTTCTCAGTATATGTATTGATTACACTATTAGAGAATACAAGTCTGTTTACATATTGAGATCCATTATACAATGGCATATATTCGCCTGTCATAGAACCATTATATGCATAATAGTTACCAATATCATCATCTTGTAATGAATTCAATATGCCATTTACTGTAAGAGGTTTACCAACATATGAAGTTGCATATAATTCAGATGCATTCTGTACTGTGCTTATATTGATACTTGTAGGATCTTGGCTTAATGGTAAATCATTAGCAGCTCCAAGTAAGTATACTTTATTCTCAGTTGTAGCTGCAGAAGTTTTAGTTCTGTTGAAATTAGACTGTTGTAAAGTTGCACTAACTTGTGTATGCCATTCTCCATCTGATCCTAGAAATCCATATGAGCCACCTGTTTGATTTAATGCAGGCGGGGTTGGAACGAAACCACCTACACCGGGTTGAGTTGCAGTAGCACCAACCATTGTTATAGCGACATCTTTTATATTTTGTACAACAGATGCAAGATAAGATATATTTGGAAGTTTAGCCATCGAATTAGCTATACTAGCAAGCAAATCTTCACCTGTCTTATTATTAATCTTATTAATCATTGATCTCCCACCTCCGTGGATTTCCATAAAAAATAATTAATAAGTTGTCCCCAGAGAAAGTTCGATAATGAGTGTATTTACTCATTATCGAACTTCATTGACTTGGGCTTATCTTTATCATCTTTAGTACCATTCGTTGGTTTATATTGGGGATTCAATTTAAACCAATCTTCCAAATAAATAAGTTTGTTGGGCTCTTTCTCAATACTAGATAAACGGAATTCCCATAAGTCTCGAATTATACCCATATATACCACTTCCTTATGTGTAAAATATCGAGCTTATGGGAATGTACTATCTTATGTCATAGGTTTTATCTTTATTGGGAGATACTTATTAACAGAAGACATGATGCCATCAGCAATATTTGCATAGCGCTGTCTCTCACGCTTCTCTGCTTCTTCTATGCTCTTATCTCTATCAAATTGCCTATTGATAGATATAAGCTGATTAGATGATAGGAGCAGAGAAAGAATACTGGTAGTAGCTTTTATAACTTCTATATCAGTAGATACAGAGTTTACTACAGAGAAACCTGCAGGAGCAAATTGCTCAGTAACTATATTATACTCATAATTATTCTCAATGCATGCATACAGAATAAGCTTAGGAGTATTGATATCTTTATCATTAAGATAAAGCTTATTTGAATCTCCGCCTACCCACTTGTTATTCCATACAGGGGCATTTGCGAAATCTTCTCTGCTAATATCGTCATCAGCATATTTGTTATACATTACGTTGATAGCTAATTCCTCGAATACATCAAAGAACATGCTAAGGCATTCTTTCTTGAGTTTACTCTGTGTATCTGTTACTGCAAGCTCATTACTAAGCTTTGTTATAGCAGATAATGTCTCAAGATTGAGCCCTCTTATATAGCCATGTTCATATGCAGATCTGCATGCAAGTACTGCATCGTCTACTGCATCTTTAAGGCATTTGCATGAGAGCTCACTGTCTCCACCAACAAATATTGTGCCTGTCTGACCAGAGAATTTTATAAGACGCATATGTGCTTCAGAATATGAAAGACTAATTCTATTCTGATTTGCATCAGCCTTTGCTTTAGCTGCTTCATATTCTTTATTAATGAAGTCATATGTATTCTTATACATAGTAGTATCTTTTCTGAATTTCTCCAATAAAACAAAGTTCTTACCTACAGTAAGCTTTCTTGCTTTACCTATAGAGCAATCCAGTATATCTTCAGGTGTCTTGAATTCATTAGCTTCCATTAATGACTTGAATATTGACTGAGCTTCTTCATCTTCTTCAACTTCACCGCTAAGTGCTTTATTCATCTGTGTGTACATCTCTAATTTAGATGAATCAAATATCTGAGTTTCACACAATACAGCAAAGTCATTGATGTAGCATTTCTGATTAGTAGTACTATAAGGTACTTGTACCAACATAACAGGACTAATTTGTCCATTATTAGTTATCTTACGAATAGTTGCACTCATAACAGATGCAAATATTTCATCATAGTAAGGTGCAATTATAACAAGTGCCTGAGGCTTCTGCTGATTGCATATAGAATTAATTAATGACTGTATCAGCTTATAGTGCTTAGTGTATGTAACATTATGATCGAATATTACAACTTTGCATTCATCATTAAATTCGCATGTTTCTTCACTTGTATTGAAGTGACAAGCAGCATTAAGAAGCTTAGCATCTATCTTATACCCATTCTCTATTTCTGCTCTGGTTTCTCCACCTGTATTAAGAGTTACATGAATATTAGGATTAGATGTTTCTCTATAAATATCAGATATCATTTTAGATATCTGCGCATTACCATTAGTAGATATATATGCAATCTTGTATACATCTTCAGGATTTTCTATATACCTTACTCTTGAATCAGACTTGAGTTCATTTATAATAGAGTCTGCAGTTTCTTCTATAGCCTTAAGAAGATCTGCTTGTCTCAAATTATGGAAGTCTGAATCACTATCATTCCTTGCATTTTCTATCCAAGATCTGAATTTCTTGATGAAAGTATTAGCTGCTACTATAGCTGTAGTAGTACCATCACCAACTTTACTATTCAGAGAGAATGATATATCTTTTATAAAACCAAAAAGAATATTCTCTATTGCATCACTAAATCTTATTCTATTGACAACGCTCCAGCCATCCTTAGTAGAATAAGTAGAAGAGCCATCATCGATAACAGTAGTAGATGCATATGGACCAAGAGTCTTCATTACAATCTCACATGTAATCTCAGCTACTGCCTGTAATGTATCTTTGTATTCTTTTCCGTCTATAACATTGGTACCTATCTTTATATCATTTATAAAATCTTGGCTTACCATTATTTCTTTTCCTCCGTTTTACTATTTTTTGGTTCATTATACCCAATGTATTTAAGCTGCATAAAATCTGCTGTAGATTTTGTTTCAGCTAATGTACCTTTAATAAAGCCCTGATATCTATATGGATCTTCACCTGTAGGTAATACTCCCATAGATGCAGATAATTGTTTAGCCTTATCAGTTAAACTTGATTTTGCAGGCAGTATATAATATGTAGTCGTCATATACTTTTCACGTTCTTCTTTAGTATATGATTGTAACACATCCATGAATTGATCTGTATCTTCTACATATATCGTAGTGAATTTAGGTTTACTTGATTCTATTATCGCTTTGATGTTTGACTCAAGTAAAATTATTCTCTCGGTATTTTCCGTATATATGTCAGCCAGATATCTCTTTATCGCATCACTCATCACGGGCTCATAGATATAAATGTATTTAACAAATGGCTCATTTAATAATTTAGCCACTACGAGTTCCATTAGTGTGGCTACACATCTTCGTGGATCTGCATTCATTAGCATTTCATTAAAGTCGGCATCTGCTTGATTTTCATTTATACCATTTCTTTTACCCGATTCAATCAATAATCGTCTAAACGAATTTATTGTATATTGAGATGATAAACTAAATAATCTATTCTGGTCAGTTATAGGAAACAAATTTAGATCAGGATATTTAGATAGCCATTTGCTAAATTTACCTGTAGACATGAGATAACGTATCATACTCTCTACAGGATTTTTGATCCATCCATAGAATGGGATTGCTATTATCTCATCTCGATTAGCGTCTTTTATACTATCAAATAAATTCATAGTTACATCTCCAAAAAAATATGGGTGCCGAAAAGCACCCATATTATAATGGGTTTATGTATTAGGAATTCCAAGAAGGGTTCCCAAATCTCCACCATTCTCTATAACTGGTGGCTGCTGAGGTGTATTAGATACGAATGATTCAAATGGTGAAACTGCTCTAAATTTATTATTGGAGCTATTCGAATCAGGTATCTGAATATTGAAATGCTCAGCTAATAGATTAACAACCTTTTCCATAGTCATGAGTCTTTCATCATTGATGCGTGTCTTATTGAAATGAGAAACTGCTCTGCTACTTGCATACGCAAAGCCTCTTATAGCCAGAGCAATTACTTCATACTGACCAAGCTTATGGACTAATTCAAATGTGCCGGATGTTGATTCATAGTCAACCAGACATGGACATGTCTTTGTCTGGAATGTATATGTGCTAGTTGCAGCGAGTGTAGAATCAACACCTACATGAATGAATACTACAGGAACAAATCCTTGTCCTTCTATAGCAGTACCTGTACTTATCTGAAGTACTCTGGTCTTCTCGGGAGTTGACCCAACATGTATTGCTATTGAGAATGGCTTATAACCACTGCAGTCTTTACCATCTGCAAAATCATTATTATATGAAATGATTTTTTCCTCAAACTCATCAAGCATTAGCATAAATGCTGCAGCCTTTTCTGCGCTCAGCAATACGGATATATCTCTGCCTGGCTCAGGAGTTGGAAACTTTCCTTCCATATTTTTCTCTCTTAGCTCAAATTTCATATATGTATCATAATATGCAATCTTGAGCATCGTGTTTTCATTAAACAGTGCTAGACCATCAGTAGATGGTCTAAAGTATGTGGCATTATATCCGCCACCGTTATTAAAGTCTGCCATATTAATTTCCTCCGTTAATATATTAAAAATTATAGTATGGTTGATTGGTAAATTAAATCCAATCAACCATACTAATTTAAATACTATGTTAAATTTTGTTGCATTGCTTCCAATGCTCTCAGTTTATATTGTAATTTGAGAATAATATCTGCTTTATCATCATACGGTAATGAATCAAATAACATCAAAATCACATTTTTCTCATTCTGTTTCATTAAATCTAACTGGTATTTCATTTCGTTGCTGATTGATACAATTGAGTCAATCTTATCAATTAGTTGTGTTGTTGTAACTTTTTCAGATATAGCATCAGCTTTGAAGTCTTCGTTTCCTGTTCTTCGAGGGCGACATCTTATACCAAGGCTTCTACGAAAATTCCAGATTCGACCTCTGCCAACTATTTCTGGATCTATTCCGCATTCTGAAAATATTTGAAATGCACTCATGCCTTGCTGCCAACGCATTATAAAATACTCCTTGAATTTATCGGTGTATTTTATCTTATATGCAGATATCTGCTCGACATATTCATTCTCACAGAGTTTCCGTATCTGCTCACCTGTGAATGGGTGCATATTCTTTTTTGAAGCCTTCATTTCCTGTTCTTCGAGTGCAGCAAAGGCTTCTAAATCATCTCTCGGGCGTATTTCCATTTTTGGCATTTTATACCTCATTAAAGACTAACTAGAGTGGTAAACATTGGGCCTAATTTCTCATTGATAATAGGAATGCCAACACTCTCTAAAATTGGGTTTATTAAGTTTACATTGTTATGGACGATTGTGTCAATATCTATTATATCTTTTAACCAATCAGGCAATTCTGTCATTGCCCTAGGTTTAGCTATACTAGATGGGAATTTTGTCCATATATCTGGGTGTTCTGTCATAGTTATAATCATGCGTGTAAACTGTTCGCTATGATTTGAATAGAAATTGTATAACGCACTATACTTAGGATCTCTACCATTTGCTTCAAAGAACGCTTTCGGATTATTCAAAAACTCTTTGAATTTCTTATCGCTAAACTTATCAAATGGTATAGGAATTATATCAACTTCCGTTGGAAATTCCATCCTATCTTGTTTATCAACTATAGCATTCCAGAGAAGAACGCCTTTGATGCCTTGCATACTATAAGGGTTCTTATATTTATCTGGTGTACTAACGGATAACTGTTTGTAGTATAGATTGCTGCCGTTTAAAATGTCTTTCTTGATGTTTTCTTTAAAATCATTGGCACTTCTTAATACATCGCCATATGAAATTTGATTTACGTCGAGTATTGTGTCAAATAGCATCTTGCATATCTTATCATAGATCTCGACTTTTGTTGCTGCTTTCTTAAAGTCAAAACCTTTTATCTCTATAGCACCTTTACCTTCTTTGATAAGTTTGCCCTCTTGTATTATCATCTTACCAAAGTATCTCTTCTTAGATGTACCAAATACTAATATAGAGAATAAGAATTCATTCTTCATTCGTATTCTACTACCATAACTCATTTCAATATTCATGCTCTTAGCAAATTCAGTATATGTTTCTGCTACTACATGCGATACTATTATGGTTAGTATAGAAGTACACTTGAATATGAATGAATCCATATTGTTATATTTATCATGTACAGTATTTGTGAAATAATCTACAAATTCTTCAAGCGCTACAAAGTTTGAGTCGGTGTCAATATACATTACAGATTTCTTTGATGTATATTTAGTACGTCTAACTCTATCGAAGACTTGATGTGTGTCTAAAACAAATATGTCATATAAGTGAATAAGTTTCTCAACCAATCCTTTTGCATTTGGTTGGCATATTGTATTAAACTTTTCAGGTGAATCGAATGCAGTTAATTCACCCAATTGCAGATGTTCGATTGCGTCAAATATTTCTTGTAGTAAATTGTGCACATAATCAGTATCATTGAATGCCCTTAGATTATTCTTATAATATATAAGTTTTAATTCATCTTGCGATAAATTCTTTAGACAGTCAATTATATATGTTGCTTCATTCGCAGTATAGTTGCTGTATGAATGTTCACTGATACGATGAACGGCATCTTCCAGTGTAATATCTGGCAGATACATAAATAAGAGTTTATCTTCTTCAGGTAAACTATTATAGAATGATTGCATTCTATTGATGAATAAAATACACTCATCAAATAAAATAAACTTAGTATTGTCTGCCAAGAAGTTCTCAAAACAACATGTTGCAGTTGATATTATCAACTGACCAGATGCAGTAACAGATTGTGCTATGTTTATATTAAAGAATCTAAACTTAGCATATCCAAATAATCCGTATAATGCATTAATGACAACTTTCTTGTTTCTCTGATTTCTGTCATGATATAAATATTCTGCAGTACCTTTCTCATACTGCTTCATAAGATTCTTCTCTTTCTTTCTGTCTTGTTGGTACTTAATAATTACAGGTACCATATCAGAAAGCTCTTTATTTTGCTTCCGGAATAAAACTCCATCACCGGCTAAGATTGCGTTGTCACTCGTTATAATGTTAAATATTTCTTCTAATGAGCATTGCACCGCAAAGCCTTTGTAGTTATTAACTAAACTCACATTTGGTGAATTAACATGTTCATCATAAATGCTAGATAATGCTGATGCTAATTCGTCATCTGACATATTGATATCGGATGATGAATTCATTTTTAACACATCAGACATCTGTTTTATCCAGCCGTCTTTGAATGTCATTTTTTATATCCTCCTTTACTAAATTTACCATTTTGTCAGAGTTAAAATATATAATTAAATTATATAATATGAATACACTGTGGAACAACATTGTTAATTAGGTGCGGAAATCGTATCCAATTCTCATAAAGGAGGAAAACAATAATGTTTGAAGATGAAGAGCTCGACGCTATATCTTTTGACGATGATGATAATGATATTGCGTTCGATGATAATTTCGAAGATGCAGATGACGTTGCTGATGAGAGCTTCGACTTTGACGTTGATTTTGACGTTGACTTTGATCCTGTATTTGAAGATGCAGACGATGATACTGAATTAACTGAAGCTGCTGAAGCAACTATCTTCCTTGATACAGTTCGTGAATCTTTTGAGAGCGATGCAGAGTTCGTTGACTATGTACAGGAGAATGCTGTAGAGTGGGAACTTTATGGTCTTATTCCTAGTGCATCCAGAGCTCTTGAAGCAATAAAGACTCTTAAGATTGATGACTGGAAAGCAAAGAATCGCCAGCGTCTTATTCGTAGAGAGTGCATCCGTATAGCTTGCAAGAAGGGTGATCCTCTCTATGCAAAGTATAAGAAGTTCAGAGGTCTTATGCGTACCAATAGACAGAAGATCTTTGACAAGTACGAGAATAAGGCAAGGGCTAATGTGCTTAAGGCTAAGCATAATTCTTCTGCTAAGGCTTCCAATATCACAACTGCATCTGGCAAGGATCTCAAGAAGCGCGTAGATGTATCTAAGCAGACTTCTGAGAGGGGCAAGAACCCCACACATGCACCCAATAAGTCTAAGGCTAATTGAGTCGCATAGCACGATAAAAAAAACAAAAAAATAAGGTACCCTTTTGAGGTACCTTATTTTCATTTCATTTGTTATAGATTAAATTATATCATTCAATTCAATCTATAACCACAACGATGGAAGTATCAAACTCCATGCTCAACCCTCCTTTCGTTGCGTCTGACTACTAGCAGTGCGCAGTAGTCAATGCCCATCGCAATGAGCATTAGTAAACAGATACACCAATCTTCTTGTTGCCACCCTTTGTAGAAGATTGGAGCGTCTGCACCTGCTGCGTGCATCGTCAGCACTATGTGCTGGATGGACAATGCTGCGCAACAGAATGCGATTAGGATGATAACCAACTTCTCCTTGAAAAGCTTTATTACCTTCCTGCGTTTTGGAGGGCGTGGCAGGTCCTCCTTAAGGAGTGAGAACACATCGCGGTTCTCCGCGATTGTCCTCAAATCGGAAGCATGTGAGTTGCAAATCTCACACACTTCTTGGTTGTCTAGATACATTTGATATGACTCGTTTGTGGTCATATTAATCATCTCCTTTCCACTATTATAATATATAAGTTACAAAAAATAATATACGGGCATAGTATGCCCGTATATTTTAGTATACTTTCAGTAGAGGTACATCTTTTCTTATATTTGGTGAGTCAGATGTAGCTATAACATTAACTGGATATCCATCGTATCTATCATTATGAGTAATGAAGAATACTTGCTCTACATTATTGACTTTTATCTGTTGAGCTAATATCTGAATGCATTTATCTCTGGCATTAGAATCAAATGGAGCATCTATTTCATCTAAAAGTAAGATGTTATAATTATAATCTCCTTTATTCATAGCTAAGCATTTATGCATAAATGCAAATGATAATGCTAAAGATATAGCAGCTCTTTCACCTTGAGATGCACTCTTTACATCTTCCATGATTTGACCATTTTTTCTATAAGGGATTTTCATATCAGGTTTAGATAAATCTAGACCCATTATTTCTACAGACTCATCCAATACCATAGATATAAGTTGATTAGTTATTGTAATACAATCATTCAAGAATAGTTGTACATATAAAAGAGGAATACCTGTCTGTGGAGATGATGCATCCTTTATTAATTCATATATGTATTTCTTTTCTTGTAAATCATTTATCTGAGCTTTACTAGTCTCTATAATATTGATTGTATTGGATAACTTTTCGTAGTTTGTTTTGTTTGAATTGTATTGTCCCTGTAAGTGGTCGAACCTATCTTGTAAATCATTTAAATCGAATTTATTTGATTGCAATTTATCGGAATCTTTTAGTAATTCTTCCAATAGTTTGTCATCATCTTCGAGTAATTTTTCCACTACAGATAGATCTCTTTTCAGATCATCTATTATAGTGTAATCATTCATTACTTTATTAAGACGCTCTAATTCACCATTAAGCTTAGTTATATTGTCATCGCATTCTTTAATTGCAGTTTTAGTATCTTCCAGCATATCAGATTTAGATTTTATCTGCTTAACTATTTCATCTAAATTTAAATGCTCATATCTGTCTATCTCAGCTTTCAGATCAATTAGTTTTGATGATATAATATTTCTGTCATTATAGTTTACAGCCAACTCTAGCTCTGTAATTATTTTATCATAATCATACCACACATTGTTAGATAGCAGTATGCCTTTAATATCATAAGACTTAAGTGCACTAAGCTTTTGTACACTATCTTTTATATTATAGAATAAACGTTTGCATTGCTCTATCTTGGTATTTACCACAGAGTAATCATCATACAAGTTAATTTTATTCTGGCATTCTTCTATCTCAGCATTTATTTCTTTTATCTTAGATTCTGTCTTCCCTTGATTTGTTTTCTTAGCTATATTTGGATGTGTAGTATAATAAGGACATAACAGACATTCTTTATTAGTTATCTCAGGTAATTCACTAGTTACGTTATATGATTCAAGATATCTGAGATTGGATATATGTCTTTTTAATTTGATTATTCTCTCCTGTAACTTACTTATCTGCTCTTTAGCATATGATACAGGATTATTCATAGATGATGATAAGATATCATTTAGAATATGTCTATTGTAAGATCTGGTAGCAAATATTATTTCATCTAATGTCCGTATATCGGATATTAGACTATTTATTTCGGCAGATGTCATTCCGGGCTTATAATTAGCTAATTGCTCATTATAGAATGATACCTTATTAACCAGATCTTGATAATTCTTTATGAGCTCTTCCATATACCGTGAATCTGCTGAATTATTCTTCTTAGTCTCTAATTGATTTAGTTGTACAGATAATGTATTGTATTGATCCTCAAGTAGAGATCTATTCTGTTTAGTATTGTCTATATTAGCAGATATGCTACCGATTTCCATCATGACTGTATTTATGTCAATATTTCCATCAAGCTCTCTTATCCTATTAGATAAATCAGATTGTTTATCTCTATTTCTAGATAGTCTGCTATTTATTTTTCCTTTAGCAGCTGATATATCATTTTCATATTTACCTAGTATCAGATTATTCTCTGATACTATCTGTTGTATATCAGCATACATATTTAGTATCTTTTTAGAATCATCATCTAATGATTTATCTAATTCTACTAATTGTATTTTCATATTCTTTAGTTCATCATCTGTTACACCCATAACTTGTTTGGTAAGAGCAGATAATTCAGCATCACATGACTTTATCATGTTTCTTATCTCTACTAAGATATTAGTATAGATATCTACATTCTCTATTATAGATGCAACATATGATTTACGTTGGTTCCATGGCATATCTATTAGATTAGATACATTAGGACCGAGCCTAGTTATTCTTAGATATGATTGGTCAACACCCATCATTTTAGTTACTATATCTTTAAAAGAAGATACATTTCCATTTGGGTTCAATTCTTCTCCATTAAATTTAAAAAATGATTTAGTAGAATGATGGTCTTTAGTCCATGTATATTTATGGACTATATCGAATGTATCATTTCCGTCTTTAAATACTATGTGTTTTATTCCGTCTTTTTCAGATCTAATCATCTGATCTGAGTTTCTCTCATCCAATACTCCTATATTAGACCATGGATGAAGTTGAGATAATATGGTAGTTTTACCAGTACCCATTTCGCCAACTATGATGGTTATTATATTATCAAATTTAGAAAAGTCGAGTCTGAGACGTTCTCGTCTCAGACCCACATATATAGCCGCGAAATTAGTCAATTCTAATAAAGTAATCTTCATTAGAGATCTCCTTTTATTTCGATCTTGTCTGTATCGGATACTATAATAGAATATCCCTCAGGAATACCATTTGATACTATTCCTGTCTGTTTCCTTATAGTATTTATTTTCTGTTCGGTCTCCTTGCTGTCTATAGGATGACCTATGATATTGTTTTTATCCTTATCGAAAAGTATTATGCAATATCCTAAGCCAAATGCTTCGCAACCTCTTTCGAAAATAAGAGTAGAGACTTTGTTGTCTCCTTTCATTACACTCTTGAAGTTGAATACCGCATTTCGATCTGAGAATCTATCCTTAATAGAATCTATATCAATACCTTTAGTAATGATAGCTTCTTTAAGTGCTCTCTTAAACGGATCATCGTTAATAGATATATCGGGAATATATGCATTCTTTCCATCTGCATATATCTGGAATGTATCTTCTTTAGCAACAATGCCATCATATAAAGCATCAATGTCTATTCTGCCATAATGAGTCTCTGCTTTATATTCTTCGAGCTCTGCCTCTGTCGGCATTATTATGACATGATCTTTATCTTTGGAATATAATCCGGGAAGAGAAGATTTCTTCTCTCTGTATTCTCCTCTATAGGGAAGAAATACATCGTCTATAATGTACGCGTACTTATAATCGAAATCGATATTATTCTTATCATAAGCCACGGCATTATAGACGTATCCATCATCTGATATGATATACGATATATCATAGCTCTTTGCATCAGATAAAATTGTAGGTGTCTGTGTCATTTATGGTTCCTCCATTATCAACATACTCTTTTACGGATCGGTCTAGCTCATATAGTAGTAATAACGCTTCTGTCTGAAATGAAAAGTTCTTCAAGGTGATATAAAATGCTTCAAGATCACTTCTCTGCATAATAGTCTGACTTTCTGTATCATTGATGTACATAACTATTCCTTCATTACCTCTTTCAGATCTTGAGTAATCAACTACTGGTCGTATCTCTATATGATTTCCATCAGGAGAAGATGCATTGACATATAACTTTGCATAATCATAGTTAAAGTTTAATATTTCATCTTCAATGTAAAACATATCTTTCATATTAGGATCATAAAACCAATTTACTGCAATCTCTAAATTATGTACTACATTATACAGATTTTGAGGTGTAATCTTGAACTTGTTCTTAGTTACAGTATGTATAAATGAAAGTTTGATACTATAATCCGGTCTGGCAAATCCTTGAGCAATATCTAGTTGAGGACTGCCAAACCTTGTACATGCAGAATATAGTTTAATTTCATTTACAGCTAATAGTGTACGTAGAATTGATATCACGTTGCATCAATCCTTGATATTTTACCAATTTTTGATCTAGCTAAATAGTTTGTAACTCTGGTTTCTGTATTTCTACAATACTCGAAACCCATATCGACCAGCATCCAATAATAAGACATCGTATCCGGTATAGGTCTGCATCTGCCCGCAGACTGATTTGCTGTTACGGGATCTACAGGATTAAGAGATATTACATGTTGAATTTGTGGCGTCGTGATATCTATACCCTCGGCAAATGCTTGATACGTAGAGATGATAATATCGCCATCAAAACATTTTGAAACTTCTTCTTTAGGTATCCTAGTATGATATCTGGTTATAGTACGCTTTACTTTATGCTTTAGCATATCGTATATTCTATCGACTGCATCTATCATATTAGTGAGTATCAATATCTTATATGGCTTACCACTATCACTTGTCATATTAGTCTTTATTATCTGATCGATAATTTTCATCAAATGATCATATACAGTACAATTCTTCATTTGATATTTGGTATATCCAAAATGATCCCAATGATATTTATTCTTCTTAGCAGGATTGGTAATCACAAAGATATCCTCATCTCTCGGGAATGAATTGTATTCATATTGCACACATGTTATATGCTTCAGATCATTCATTGTCTCAGCATCGTATGTTAATAGATCGGCGTCTTTTAATGCTTCATAGAACATCTTTCGTATATCTGCATTAGCTTGATTATAATCAGCACTTAGATATAACGTACGTATGCTCGTATATGCATTTATCTTGATAGTAGCTCCGAAACATCTATGTGCTTCGTCAATAACTTTAAAGCCTATGCCCATAAATGCAAATAACTCAGGAAGCATATCCCAACCATTATCATTAAAAAATGTAGTTATGAGCGATTGGGTTATTAACCATATATCGGTATCATTATGATCTTCATCTCCTGAGATGATATCATATAGATACTGACATGAATCTATTATTTTAATTCTGCTTGGGTCGATAGTGGTCTTTTCTACAAATGTATCATACCACTGATGCAGTATCTTCTTTTTGAAACAAACTATGATTGTCTTAGTCTGAATCTTAGAGATATAGTTTACAGCTAATACTGTCTTTCCTGTTGCGGTAGGAATGTTTAAGAATATTTGATTTTTAGTAGATGAAAGCATCTTATCAAATATCACGCGTTGATTTTTTTGTAATCTGATATTACTCTTATAAGGTAAAGTTGGTTCACCTAATTCAAGAGGTATATTCTCGATTACAAAATCTTTATATGGCGAATTATATGTTATAGATCTTAGATAATTCTCGTCAAACTTATATGTCGCAAATTCATTGTCTAGTATAAAACCAGATGTTGGTACATGTTTATGATATAATTTATCATAAACCGAAGTTTGTCTCTCAAGCTGGAGTAAATCTCCAGCTTGATAGTTTTCAAGTACCATTCCGGTTATCGTTTTACGGATAACTCTATTCGGCATTGAATACTCTCCTCCTTCTGGAGTCCAAAGGTTTATCCAGATGATACTTATGACTAGAAATGTTGCATGTTGCCCAGATCTGTTCATTCTTTTTCATCTGGGGGAATACAACACGTATCATCTTCTTAACGTCATCCTCATTAATGACATAGAACTCATGGGATATAGCTGTTACGGGCATGGTAATGTCCTCCTTTATATTATTTCGACTATAATATATATAAATGTACTCGATGATGTTTAAAATAATACGCATGCAGATTTACCTGCATGCGTATTTGATTAGTCTTCATCCGACAGCATTATTGCCGGTAATACATCATATGGATTCTCTGCAAAGAATACATCCAGATGAGACGGTTTCATCTTATCACTACTATACAAACCAGCATCTATAAATTGTTTCTTAAGATTGGAAGATCTAAGAGAAATTGTAGGAGATGGAGATTTATACAGTGAATCACTAAGAGACAGTATTACATAGTCATCTTTATTTCCATTAGCAGTGAAGTCAGGATAATCATATTCATTAGAAGCTTTTCTAAGAAGAGTTCTTATCATTACTTCAAAGTGAGCAAAGTTCATCTCAAGACCGGAACCAAGATAAGTATCAATGAGAGCATATAAGAGATCCTCATATGTTTGACATCCACATTTATCTTTAGTCTTAAGAAGTTTGCTAACTTTATTAGCTGCATCGTTAGCTTGAGCAGATGCAACCTCTATCATGAATAATGGTTCATCTGATTCCATTATGCCATCATTGTAGATATTGACTAGCATAGAAGTTCTATCCTTGGGCTTATATGTCTTAAGGATAGATTCCATGATACCTACTATGTATATATTAGCACCCGATTCTTCTTCTACAGTATACAGTAAATTGCTATGCTTATCAAGCACATTAAAATACGTGCATCTGTATTCAGCTAAATCATCTTCAGGATCGCCTTTAATGATTTCAGGGATTGCTATGTACATCATATCTGAATCAATTTCTTTTAAGTGTACATCTGAGAGATTCATCTCAAAGTCATTATAGAAATCATCAGAGAATTTAATATATGATGAATTCGTGCCATTGAAGTGTTTAGTTGAAAGCATCATCTGTCCTAAAGGTTCACCCATTACAAGTGCTGCAATAGAACCGATAGATGCATACATTTCATTACATTCTGTCAGTATCTTGGGATAACAATATCTGCAAGTTTCAGTATCACCACACATACATGTTATAGCAGATCTTTTCTTTATAGTTTTACCTATAAGATGAACATCTGTTGGTCTTACATACTGAAGCTCATTATTATCATCGTAATACCAATGTCCTTCGATACCTCTGAGATATGCATCATTCTTTACTTCAAAATTGATAAATGTGTCCGTGTTACACATTTCCATATTGTGTCTTAAAGTAAAGTCTCCAGCATTGGCATTCATCATCTTAGAAATGGCGCCGGGTTTGGATATGCCAAGCTTTGAGTTGATAGCAGCTTTTCTACCACCAACTGAGTCTATATATTTATCGGAAGGATTGGTCAGACCTGTTATCATAATATTATTCATACATGCTATAGGAATAGTATTATTATCAAGGTCAGATTTAAATCCAACTGCTACAGAAACTTCGCCAACCTGTCCGGGAGTAATAATGCTACCTGACCTAAATAGTGTCTGGATTTCATTATTAGACTCAGATAATGCACCAGCTATTTTCTTTACCTGAGCAGTTATAGCTTCCTCTATTTCCTTAGGCTGTTTTGTAGGATCGATTTGCGCATTAAACGCATCACGAAGATCATCGGAGCGTTTCATTACATCATAGAATGTTCTTATAGAAAGACCTATGCCTATGATATCGCCGAATGCCTTTGCAAGTGATACATAATGGAAGCATATGTCATCTATAATCTTACATTTGTCATACTTATTAACACCATCAGCATATATGATGTACTTGTTAATAAAGCTCTGGATATAATTAGCTGTTAAAGCATATGGCTTAATTACTATCATATCATTTGATATGATATCAGTACAGTCAAGCTTAACCAATGCATAGAATAATACCATGTTACAAGCAAGCTTTATAACAGATATGCACATTGGTTTAAAGTTAGGATCAGTGCTCCTATATATGATGACGGTTCTATATCTCATAACTTCATCAGAAACACCATACATCATATAATACACACAGCACTGATAGAAGTCTTTCCATGATTTGAGATTCTTGAGGATCTCATCTAAGTCAAATTTCTTAGACTGTGCAAAGAAACTATCAATGGTATTCATATCAACACGAATTGTCGTGTAGTTGATATCATTAACGCTGTCATTGTCCAAAATGTTTGTTACTATTGGTCGTCTAACGTGTTTATCAATTTTCGTTTCCGAGATTTCTCTCGCATTGTTTAATAGTGACATTATCGGTACCTCCGCTATACACGATTAAGTGTATTCAACTATCTCAATGGGCTCATACGTAATTCCAAACTTTTCATCTCTGGTTTTAATAGATTCATTAAATGCATCTTTATCAGAGAGATCAGTATATGGAAGTTCTAATACTTCACCCGTTGCCATATTGATAATGGTTTCTCCTTTAGTTCTATCATAGAGATCTTTGAATTCTACAACTGTTTCATACAGTCTGCCATCAGGTTCTCTATTGGGGTCAAAGAAGAATCCATCGTAAAGTTTCAGATATGGTACAAATGAACCAGTCATACCTATATCTGATTGAGATATAACTTCGCAGTCTATCTTACCCATAAAGGATGGATGAACATCACGAAGTTTAACCATTACATTCTTAGTAGTTCCATCTCCAAGAGACTCAGGTCCTTTAGATGAATACGCGAGGTCTTCTATGATTGTGAAATCATTTGTGATGTCTTCTGACTTAATAAGGTCATTGATTATCCTCATTCCGTTGAGAATAATATTATCAGGGAAATTAAATATTTCCAGAAGTGCGTCTATAGTATTCTGCCTTGAGTCACTCCTATGCGTGATAACTCTATTGATATTCTCATTGAGTTTTCTGCCAAGAGTTGACTTAACAATGTATTCGTTCTTACGTATACGCTTGTTATTGATGTCTATATTGTCTTTTATCTTAAGTTCGTCAAAGTCTGCTATCATCCATCTGAGTATCTCGTAGATATTGCCTTTATATCCATCGGGAAGTCTAAGATTTCTGATAGTCATATTATCAAGAAGTCTTTCTATCATCATAAGTGTAGTATAGCCTTTATTTCTGAATTCATTCAGAGGCTTATCATGTTTAGAACCAACTACACCTATACGTGCTATCCAGTAATCCCTATTGTCGAGGTCTTCATACGAAACAGGGAATTCATTAGTCTGAAGTAAGAATAGCATTCCTACCAGACTACAGATGAGATCATTCTCAAGAGCTACCTTGGGACATCTTATATATAAATCGTTAAATGGTATAAACGAGTAACAGTCATGTTCTTCGAGTACATCTACCTTTACGATAGATATAAGTTCATCTACACACATGAACTTTATTGCCTGATTCAATCCCATCTTAGATGCAAATATTACAAAAGGATTTATGAATTTATTATTCACTCTTCTGCTTGATGCAGTCGGTGACTTTTTCTTAGCAAACGCATCCATAGCATATGAATACGGCTTGAATGAATATGTATTTCCTTCAGTATCTGTCATCTCTTTAGTAACAGTCTTGTACATTATAATAGGCATTCTACTCTTGAGAGTAATTTTACCTCTCTGTACATATACTGATGCTTCAACAAGCTGCCATATAGCTTTGGCTTTCTTATTACTGATTATGAAATATCCATCATCAGTAAGCTTGGGAACTATGATAGACTTCTTTATCACTCTGGAATTGATGTTAGTCTCAATTCTAATGGTAAATGTTATCTTAGAGTAATAAGACTCTATCATGTACTTATGGTTGGGTATGTTTATGTTATAAGGATCTTTCCTTTTGAAGTTAATGTTAACGTCATGCCAACGGTAATCGATCTCGTCATAATTATTGTCAATCTCGTATGACTCTACCGTGATATTCTTAATTATCTCAGTATCTTTCATTACCATGATAACGAGATCTTCCAACGGATAATCATTAGATGATGTCAAAAATTCCATATTGAAATCCTTTTCATAAGGATTCTCAATGGTGTGAATTATGTCCTTCATTTAATTCCCTCCCAAAAAATTTATGGATAAGGCAGATATTTTCACTGTCTTATCCATATTTTTCTGTGCGATATTAATTATTATTCGGTTATCGCATCCGATTTTACAGTCAGCTTTAATGCGGGACCTACATTAATTACTACGATTGGTGCATTATTCTTTCTAACAAATCTGATCTTGAAATATGCCAGATGCGAACCAATCTCAATACCAAACTCTTCAGGCTTAACATTTTCATTCTTAGAATATTCATCTACAGTAAGTATCAGATATACAAAGAATGATACTGCAATATGTATTACATCATCGGGTTTGAGTCCACCGATTGCATAATCTTGTAAATACATAATTGCATGTGCAGCTGCAGCACGCATTTGAGTCAGCATTTCTTCATCATCCGGTAGTGTATCTCTATATCCAGAGATACCATTAGCAACGATATCGTTACCAACATCACCAAGATACATGTTGCAGTTGATATTGCCAGACTTCTCAGCCTTCTGTACATCTCTATATGTTTTCTCTATAATGAAGAGATCACATATATTAACGATGTCAACATCCGCATTGCCGAATACTTTATGAATGCCATCCATAAATGCAATGACCGTTGTGTAAATATCAAAGGTCTCGGGAATTAAGTTAATTCTGAATTTATCCATAAATTCAGAATCACACACTGATTTTTGGATCTTTAAGATAAGATCACGTTCCTGTTGATTTACAGGAATAAAGTTACGCTTGGTTGCTCCCATAAAAATTCCTCCTTTTGGGATTGTTTGTGGTTTGATACATTTTTAGTATATATAATTTATTTTTATATAGTCATAAACATTTCTTTATTACCTGTGCGCTAGTAGCTCAGTCGGTAGAGCACCTGACTTTTAATCCGGTGGTCGTGGGTTCGAGTCCCGTCTAGCGCACCAGATAGATTTCGATATCATCCAATTGGTCAGGATCCGGGCCTTTGACACCCGTAATGTAGGTTCGAGTCCTACTATCGAAACCATTCCCTTAAAAACAAATTTATTATTAAGGAGGAATACAATCATGGCAACTAGAAAGTCATATACTGGCATTAATATGTCAGTAGCAAGAAACCTTAAGAAGAAGGTTGACAAGAAAGAGACCGTTGGTCTTTCTGCACCTTGGGAAACCTATCATAAGGAAGTATGGAATCTGTTCAAGGATGATGCCAACGTAACAGTTGACGATCATATCACAGAAGAGGGTAACGGTGTTTACTCTTTCAATGTTACTTCCAATGATGTTGCTAAAGTTGCAGCTCTTAACAAGATTCTTAAGACTGTAGTTCCTATGGGTAACATAACTCTTAAGATAAACGTTAACTATGAAGCAGATGATACTCCTGCAACTGCAGAAGATTGGACTACTGCATTTGAGGGTAATCCTCTGTTCTCAACAATCGTATCTGAGGAGCCTCTTCCCGGTCTTCCCGAGATTGATTTTGCAGTATTTGAGAGAGAAATCATCACATTCTTCAATGATGATACATCAGATTACTGTGGCAATGCTCACAAGATCGTTGCTGATATAGTAAGAGATGTTACTAAATCATCTGCTACAGTAAGACCTTGCACTAGGGCAATTCCTATGACAGATGAATAATTAAAAAATGAGGGCATCGGATGTCCCGCGAGTAAGATGGTAAAAATCCATCATTGTGTGGTTCGACTCCATTCATGTTATGAAACAAAACTCGCGTAATAAGCCGGTGTGTTGGAATTGGAATACAAAAGGGACTTGAGAATAAAAATCCAGAGAGGATAATAAATATGAAAAATATTAGAACTTATAATTGTAAAGACGGCCGTGTTCGTTATTATTATAAAGACGAAAATGGCAAAAATCATTTTGGTTCATATCCTCGAATTCTAATGGAAGAGAAATTGGGCAGACTATTAGAGCCGAATGAAGATGTTCATCATATAGATGGTGATCCATCTAATAATGACTTATCAAATCTGGAAGTAGTTAAACATGGTGAACACCAAAGAGAGCATGCACTTAGATATCAAACCACTGAAGAAATATGCATGATTTGTGGTAAGCCATTTACAATAACGTATCACATGTGGGCTAGGTTTTATGCTGATCTTAATAGAAACAGACCGCGGTATTTAACCTGTTCCAAATCATGTTCAGCTAAAGCTGGTGGTGATTATATCTTTTACTATGAATTAGAAGATAGATTAAAAGAAGTGAAGAAACTTTGGAAAAATTCGGTGGGCGCGAGCATGTAAGTAGGGATACTTACGATGAATGGACACTAAACGGTGAAACCTTTCCCAATGGCAATACCGTGCCAATCACCTTAGGGTGAGTGCGTAGAGAATATACATGTCCCGTCTAGAACAGACGAAGATTGATTCCAGACCACAAACTAATATATTTATTATATTAGGTATCGAAAGATATAGTGGTACGAAAATCCCTCGGAGAAATCCTTACGGGTTCGAATCCCGTCACCGGCACCACTATATTGGGTAGCTTACCAATTAAAAAATTAGGTGGTTGAGGTTGACAGTTATCCGAGATATCATGAAACACATTAAAAACTGTCATTATAATCCCATATAGCTCAGTCGGTAGAGCATTTGACTGTTAATCAAAGGGTCGCTGGTTCGAGTCCAGCTGTGGGAGCCAAAAAAATTAATATCCACTCTCTAAGAGAGTGGATATTTTCTCACTTGTTAATCGGTAACAAATCTACCAGTTTTGCCATGTCACTTCTCATTTCAAGAAGTTTCATGAAGCGCTGGATATAGTTACGGCATTTGTTATGCCCTTCGTATAATACGCTTATGCGATAATCGAATGGGGGCGCTGTTCTGAGCCAGTCGAGTTCTTTATCAGCTTCCTCCTTTGAGTCATATAAATCGTAAATGTAGCTTACGAATATCGGTTCATCGACATCGAATACATACTCTTCTGGCAACTCGATACCACGCATTTTCATTGCGTCTACATATATCTTCTCTATGGAATTACGCTCTATGAACGCGCTTCCATATTTGTATTTCGTTATGTCATTAATCTTGATTTTACTAGCATCAAGCATTATGTATACATCGCAGTTGGGGTAATCCGATACACCAGCTAATTCATCCTCTTCATATTTCTCAGAAAAAGAATGTCCGGCGCATGAAAATTTGGTAGTGTATCCTTTATCCCAAAGCATTCTGAGAAGAGGATATATTTCTTCATCGCATTCCCAAATATCTGCATCGCAATTGCATGTTCTTATTGGTTTGTGATCGTCGCCTATCGGGTGAACTGATTTGCAATTATCGCAAATTGCTATATTCATATTTTTTCTCCTTACCTAGTCCTGTTTTTGGCATAATAATATACGGTAGCTGGTGATGTACCCCAAATAGATGCAGTTACAGCTGCACCAAAATTATCAACATCTTCAATCAAGTTCCTCTTAACTTTCTTGAAGTTCCTTGCCTTTCTCTTGTCAGCATTCTTGTCTTTATTGAAGTACATCTTCAATGTGAAATTGTACTTACCACCAACATATGCACAACGCTTACGCTGGCATAAAGTGCTAAGTTCAAACTTGGGATTTTTGATCCCAAATTGGTCGCATGCTTTGTATACATCTTCAAGTGTGGTTGACCCCTCACCAAAGATGACGATGTCTTCAATTTTGAGAGACGCCATGGTTGTCTTTATGCTATGATAACAACGACGTCTTACTATATCATCATCGTCATCAGTATCTTCGTCTGTAGTGTCAATTTCTTCATTGTTTTCTTTGTCGCACTCCCATACGTCTGCATTATCGATATCATTCTCAGTGGATTCTTCTTCTTTTACTTCGATAGGCGGTGCCTCCATTATTGGTGTTTTAATCTTAAACGGTGATGAAATTTTCGTCACGTCATTATAAGTTCCATATCTCGAGAAACTGTACATTGTTTCTTCATGCCTAGATATTTCTTCTTTAATGTCGTCTATTGCTGATTCAGTAAGCAGCATGTCTTCATATGTGCTATTGTATATTATCATTGCAATAAACATTTTCATTATTGCCAGAAATTCCTGTCGCTTTAATATCCTGAGATCATCGGCATTTATCTGGTCTTTTATATCCCATGGATTCACAACTATAGGACAATCGATGATGAAATTACTTGAAGTTCCATCATCATTCTTGATAGTATATATCCAGTTTGAACTGAATTCGCCTTCGTGCGTCAGCCTAATGAGGATCAATCTCCTCTTTACGGCGCCTAGTATTAAATAGGGTCTAAGCTTCTCGTCTGTTGCAGCGCACTGCTGCAGTCTGAGGTTCCAAATCTGTCCGGGTGCAAATTTCTGAAAAACGTTGCTGTTTTCTGCCATTGCATTGTCTCCTTTCGGTTAATAAATTTATTATATGTGGAGCAAATCTTGTCATTCACTCCACATATATAATATATAATCTACTTTAGATTGGCGATTATATAATCACATATTTCTATTATCGGTGCACTGTACGCATCGAATATAGGAATATTCCTTTCTATAGCTTTCTTAGTTTTGCCACTATTTTTGTTGGCACTAATTACAGCTATAGTTTGACCGTTTATATTTTCGCTAACATCTATACCTTTCTTAGAGACATATTCCTCTGCTTCTTTATCTCTAAACCCTGTGAATACTATGTTAGCTTCACTTCTCTTATCCTTTACTAATGTAAGGATCTTAGAGAGTCGATCAATTATAGTGATATTATGCTTTATGAAATCCATGAATGTTTCTACTGATTTAACAGAGAAACCTTTGACTTCATATAGGCCTCTATCAGCTATATCATATTTTCCGGCATGACAATACTCCATGAACTCATCATAATCCACATATGTGAATAATGATTTACACTTCTTAGTACTTATACCGGGTATACCCATAGCTCCTAAGAATTCACCATGAGTGATTGGCTTACTCTTAATACGCTCTATTTCATTACAGAAATTATTCGCAGATTGAACTCCCCAATCAGGAAGCTCACTGAGCTTACTCTTATACTTTTTAGTATCTAAGAATTCTATAATATCTCTAATGTTAAGAGCTTCATAGATATTAAGAATAGTTTGGTCACTGATTCCATTGGCTCCTAACTTCTCTAGGAAATTGGTTACTTTACCTGCTATGAGTCTAGGACAGTTTGGATTGTCACATTCATATTCTGTGATGCCGTCATTAGTTGTATAAGGCACTAAATCAAATCCACATATTGGACATTTGAGCTCGAAGTATAAATCAGATATAGTATTATGCTTGATGATATTATTTACCATAGGGATAACATCACCGGATGACACTATCTGGATTGTATCGCCTTCTCTTAAACCAAGCTTCTTTACCTTAGCAAAGTTTGATAATGAAACGTCTGTTACAACTGTCTCATTCAAGTCGCATGGTTCTACCTTTACCATAGGAGTTGCTTTACCAGTTCTTCCTATAGAGATATAACCATTGACTATCTTAGTTATTGCAGCATTAGAATTTGTCTTATAAGCAATTGCATGATCCATTACATTAGGATACTGAAAATGGCAATTGTCTATAAAGATAACTACACCATCTGTCCTATATTCATATTCAGATGTATGTGTTTTATCAAGCACATTCTGAATATAATCGCTTACCATATCTTCAAATTCTTCATTAGATTTTGGATAGGTAAATGTAAATGCAGAATATTCTTCCATATTTGGCAAATACTTATAAGTAAACTTAGTCTTACCCTTTATACCAAATATAAGAGGAATAATCGTTAGATATTTAGCATACTCTATATTTGCTGGAGTATTAATTATTCCAGAAGTACCATTACGTCTATTCTTATAAGGTTTCTCTTTTATGAGTTCTTCAAAGTCTTTCTGAGACATTACGATCTCACATTTGATAAAACCTTCATTACTGCCAAATTCTTCTCTTGCATGATTTACAATGTCATCATAATTCTTAGTACGCTTAACTAGTTTGATTAATTCTTGTCCATACGTTCCGTCCTTCCTAGTTAATGCAGATACAATATCTACCTTAACTGGATCGTACTGAAGACATACTCCAACACCATCATACTTTGGCGAGAAGAATATATTAGATTTACCAAATGCATTGTCACATTCACTGTGGATAAACTTAATTACGTCTTCCTTACTGAATACTTTCTCTACAGAACCAACCATCTGTGGAGCACTATGTTGTTTGATTTGCCAAGTGTTTACCTTAGGCTGAAAATGGTTCTCGGTAATCAATTTCGCACCCGGATTTAATGTCAAATATGCTTGCATACATTCATCATAATCGCTATCGGATATGAATACATTTCCTGTAAGAGAGAATGTATAATAATCCAATTGGATTATCAGAAACTTTAACAATGCAGTGGTTGAAATTTTCGTACTTGTCTTAACATAGTTGACATACGATTTTGACTTTAACTCCATATCAGGTTCATATTCTTCCAGAGACTCAATTCCATATTCACCAGTTTCGAGTTTGTCATATACATTACAAAAATACTTTTCGATCTCTATCATAGAGAATCACTCCTTTCTTGTGTCTATAATATATAGTTATCATTCTAATCCAAAATGCCCAAAAACATCGATATAATTATATTAATACAAAGCGTGGTGTTTATATAAAATGGAAAAATATTATGAAAGACTTGACGAAGAATATCAGGATAGAGACCTTGCTATCGAAGAGATATTCTACGAAAGCGATTTAAGATATACATTTGCACTGGAAGGTGATCCACCATCGTCACCATCTGGTTCTACTGGCGGAACTACTGGTGGAACTTCTTCCACTGGTGGCGGTGGTAATGCAACAGTAAAAAAAGTTACAAACCAGTTAGATGGTGCTGAAAATAATGTAAATCGAGTTGAAAATAATGCGCAAGCTGCTGACCAACAGAAGACACAGAATCAAGCTGCAGGTAAAGACAATCCTAAATTAAAAGAAGAAGTTGTTAATACTGCAAAACAGATTGCAGCTAAAGTAACTCAGTTTATCAGAGAGCATTTAGCTAATCTAGGTGCATCAATGTCTCAGATGTTAAATGATAATGCTGATACTGCAGCTGAGCTTGACCGTATCATGAGAACTCGAAAGTTAGATGATAATATAGTAGTTACAGATTATCAATATAATGATAACTTTATATCTGATTTCTCTAAAGCATTAACTGCAACTGTTACAGATTATGCAAATGCATGTAATGCTAATAAAGCCAAGATTGATGAAGCAATTAAACTTGCATCTGAAGGCAATATGAATGAAGCTACTAAGACTGCAACCACAGTAGAAGTTGATGCTAATGGTAATCCCGAATCAACAACAAAAACAACAAACGTCAATGAAGCCGCAGAGGATGCTACTACAGAAAATCCTCCTGCAGATAGTAGCACAAATGACGTTAATGCAATTAAGATAACATCTCCTGCCGAAATAATGATGGGTAAACTTCATATTGATGCTAAGAATATAGGAGATGCTAATGCAACTAGCGTTAAGAAATATTGTTATGCACAGATAAAGGGCACAAGTGCAGATGACAATAAACCTAAGAAAGTATTACTCAAGAATAATATGGCAATGCTCGATAATGCAAAATCGTTTATTAGAGATTATAAGAATTATTTAAAATTTGCAAATACTGCAAGAGATGGAATAAAGAATGCATTTACATCATTTGAAGATATTTGTAAAAAGGTTGAAGGTATTCAGAACGTAAATGAAGAATTACAGAAATCTATAAATAAAGTATTCGTTGGTACATCTAAGGGTCTGAATGAATGCACAGCATTTATAGATTTCTATATAACTATTCTCAAAGAAAGAGCTATATCTTGTGAATTATTGATTAGATATGCATACAATGCTCCTAAGGCATTAACTGCCGATAAAGGTAAAAATGCAAATCAGAAAAACAATCAAACCCAAGAAGGACAAGGTAATGCAACATGAGAAAGATAACTACATTTAAATGCCCTGAATGTGGCATGAAATTTTCTTCGATGCCAGGATGGTCAAAACATATTAAGGTACACCATCCCGGATTAAAGCCTAAAGGATATACAGATATGCAGTTCTTATATTATTGCATAACTGGTAAGACTCATGGCAAATGTATTCAATGTGGTAAAGATACTACATGGAATGAAGCTAATGGTAAATATAATAGATTTTGCAATAATCCCAAATGTAAGCAAGAATATACTAAGATAGCTAAACAGAGAATGATTGATAAATATGGTAAAGCACATCTGTTAAATGATCCCAATATGCAGAGAAAGATGCTTAAGAATAAATCCATCTCAGGCTCTTACAAATTTAGTAATAAATCCGGTTATGTTGACTATGTTGGTTCTTATGAGAAAGACTTCCTGTATACAATGGATCATATCATGGGCTTTAGTGCTAAAGATATAATGGGACCATCTCCTCATAATTATATCTACATGTATGAAGGTAAAGCTCATGTATATATACCAGACTTCTATATTCCTAACTATAATCTGGAAATAGAAATCAAGACAGATGAGAATATGCATCATAAGATACAAGCTGTAGATAAAGTAAAAGAGAAACTTAAAGATGAAGTAATGAGTAAGAATCCTAGTGTAAACTATTTCAAGATTCTTGATAAAGATTATACTGAATTCTTTAAGTATCTTACCGATAAGAAGTTTGAAATAGATGATGCAGCTATGGAGAATATGAATGCATATATCCAGAGTAGAAGTCCTAGAATAGATGCTGCATTAGAAGAAGTAGAACCTGCTACTGAAAATGTAATTATTCCTAAGAAAGATGGCGTATACAATCTTGAAAAATGGAAACCCGGTCCTAATAACATTTTGTTTGTTACAGGATTTTCTGGATCCGGTAAAACCACTCTTGCGGAAGAGTATGCGAAAAAATACAATGCATATAAGTTTGAATTGGATAATATCGAGTATGGCTATGACTCTTCAGGTATGGGTATACTCGAAAAAATTTATAAAAAGTTTCCTACATGGAAACAGAAATTTGCAGATTACAAAGCTAAGAAAACAAGTTTTCCGATGGATATGTATAACGATATAATGGCATATGTTGTCAAAATATGTCATGAAGACAAAAATAATCTGTATGTAATAGAAGGCATTCAAATGGCTGGAGCGGATGTTGATCAAAATGGTGCAACATATAAGTACGTTGATTTGATAAAAGGACAACCTTTAATAGTTAAAGGCACGTCAATGTTAACTTCCAGCATACGTGCGGCTAAAAGAAATATTAACAATGGCGATGCTGATAATAGTATTAAAGAATATAAACGCAGTATTAAATGTAATATGCGTATGCAAAAGCACTTGGATGGATTCGAAAAAGCGGCTACAGAAGAAGCAGAACCTGCTACTGAAAATTTGATAGTATCTAAGAAAGATACTATTAGAAACATTGAGAAATGGGAACCAGGTCCAAATAACATATTATTTGTAACTGGTTTGTCTGGTTCTGGTAAAACTACTTTAGCTGAAGAATATGAGAAGAAGTATAATGCACATATGTTTGAAATAGATGGTATAGAACATGGCTATGATTCTTCTGGTAAAGGAATATTAGCTAAAGTATATAAGAAATATCCAGAAGCAAAAGATAGAGAGCAATTTAATCCTTCTGGGCATTTCAATGTTAAACTGTATGATGCAGTAATAGATGAAATCATCAGAATATGCCATGAAGACAGTAAGAATCTGTATATAATAGAAGGCATACAGTTAGCTGATAAAGATAAAGAGATTGGATTTGCATATAAGAAATATGTATCTGGTCAACCTCTTATCATTAAAGGCACATCTGTAGCTAAATCTTATATACAAGGTACAATAAGAGATAAAAAGAATGCCGATCAAGATCCATCATTTAGAAGACTTAAGTATACTATAGGTAATGATAAGAGACTACAAGAATTTGATAAAGAAGTAGCTAAAGAAGGATCATTACCTGCAGAAGATAGGACCGACTTTGGTATTCCTTCTTTAAAGAAATATCCAATGCCAGATGCTAAGCATGTTAAATTAGCTATCAAATTCTTTAATTATGTTGATAAAGAACATGAAGCTGAATTAGCTAAGAATATCAAGAAATATGCAAAAAAATATGGCGTTGAGTTAGAAGCTGGAGAGAATAACAGATTTTCTAATTACCTATAACAAAAAAATAAAGTAGGCCGAGGCCTACTTTATTATAATGATAATGACTATAATAAGAATTACAATTATAAATTTGAAAAATGAATTTGCCATCTCAGCGGCGATTCTTTTTCCTTTTTCAACAAACAATGAAAATCCTAATATAATACATATTATTACTAATAGCATAAGCAATCCTCCTTAAATTGTCAGTCATTATCAATATTATAATATATAAATTAAATAGAGGCGTCTTAATTGACGCCTCTATTTAAGTCGATATTATTAATGGATCAGCATGCGATATTCTTACTTCATATAATGTACTTTCGTCTTCTTCTATAGGAATAGCTAGTCTATGTACTTTCATTGCACATTGATATTCTTTGTCATATTCCATCTCTACTTTGTAAGAGCTTGTTACATTAGAATGTATAGCATCTACAATAGCAGATATAATTTCTCCGGCTATCTTTTGTCTTCTAGCTATTTCGAATCCATCTATATCAGATCTTTGTAGAGCAGAAAATGCAGGATCGAATGCTATATTATATAGAGATTGAATATCAAACATTGTAAAAAGTACATTGCTTGTAACTCTTTTGCAATTTAAGCTAAATAGATTAGTAACTTGACTTAGCTCATTGCACATATCAATTATTAATTCATTTTGCTCTATGACAGTTTCAAAATTTTCAGCAGTAGGATTGAGCTGATTAGTTCTACATTCAGCCTTAAGTTGATTGGCCGTTTGTATTAACATATCTGCACCGGATGATTTAACCACAGCCAACGCTTTATCATGTGAATAATCAGCATGTTTTAGTATATTATCATAGTTACATGTGCACATATCAAATATATCTACCATATAACTTTTTCTAAATGCTTTCATGTACATTAGAGATCTGGTTGGTCTGAAATTATCTATATACGATTGAGTGCAATATATAGAATGGCTCATAGCTTGAGCGGCAGATACATCATCACCAAAGTATTTTGCAGTATATGGTGATTTTGTATCAGTGATTGCTAATAGTAATTGGCATCTCTTTTTACCTGTATACCAATGTATTTTTCTAGGTGCAATGTCATTTATCTTTTTCCAATCTATGCAATCTTTAATATATGAATATAATATATTTATCATTTTATCATAGAATGATTCCGTTAAGTCTTTAGGCTTCATAGTTATCACTCCTTTATAAATATGTATCCAGTAAATACAAAAAATAAACAAAAAAAAGAAGTACATGCAAGCATGTACTTATACAGATGACTATTGTGTACATATCAATTTCTTATACTTCATTATATCCTCCGATTGCATCTGGCGTGATGCACCTTTGCATATAAATCCATTTAAGATATTGATACGTAGTTATATCGGATCATTGTATATCTAAAGCACGCTAGTGGATTAGCTATGCTAAAGAATCGTTAGTTCTATAGAGACGATGCAACCATCTCTATATAGTAATGAGTTTCTTAATGATCTTCTATATCAGTTCACCCTGTAAGCGGTGAGGCCACCAACATAATGTATCCGTTTCCGAATAATGTATGTGAAGTGTGCATAAGCCTCGCTGTTAATCATGTTTTGTTTCATCGTCTCCAAAGTGGTAGCAAGAGAGATACTCTAATCCAATTTGCTCGTCATGCGCCTTTTATTGACGCACAAGGCTGAACCAGATATTGAGTTTCCTCTGGAAACGATGGCATTGGCGCCGACCCAGGGGTTCCCAAACCCAAGCGCCCATACCGCTTACAGTTGACCACGCATCTGTAAGTGGATAGGTCCGGGGGCATCATCCCGGGCTATTACCTATCCTCATCAATAATATAATATATAAACAAAAAATATAGCATATGCGGGTAGCATATGCTATAATTCTTATTGCTCTGTAACGAGTCCTTTGTCCATCTCCTTTTTGTATTCGTAAAGCTCTTCTCCTATACAGAATATATCCTTTATTTTAAATATATTGGTAGCAAATGTCATATCTATAACTGTAACTGCAATTATTTCATCAGAGCCAACATAATTCCTCATGTTATTGTGGAATATGATATCCTGCATAGAAATGTGATCAGTTATATTGTTGACCTTCTCTTCAAGATCAGTGAATATCTTATATTCATTAAAATTAATAGAACTTCCTTCAACTCCACCAATTACCTTAGACATATAAGGTATAAGTAAGTCCGTATATATCTTCGGATCTCTATAGATAATATATCCGAGTATGTAGCATATCTTAAGATATATTATATCCTTAAAGTCACTAAGGTCATTAATTTCATCTTCAAAGTCAAGATGTACTTCAACATCTGTTTCGTTCTCAAGTATCTCTACGCACATGTCATCTGTAACTGCTACCCAAGTATTATTCTCTTTATATATCTTACAAATACCCATGGGTGTTTCAAATGTCTCATAAGGGCATTCTGTGATAGCATTCTGTACCTCAGAAATAAGGTCTTTAGAATTACTGTCATTAGTAAACAATATCTTCATAAAGCTACCATATTCACAGATAGCGAGAAACTTTTTCATATCATTTTCCTCCTTTAGTTTATTAACGACTAATAGAAATAATCTATTAGTCGTTAATATTGATTAGTCTTTATCGGGAATATTGTCGACTGTTATTATCTCGTGGATATCATCTTCAATAAGTGCATCTGCAGCAGATGGCTCCACGTAATAATACTTTTCCATAATGTCATGTGCAGTCTTTACTATTTCGTCATCAATTTCCAGAAGTTTAAATTCTTCCATTGATATAAGCTCTTCCCAAGTATCATCAAACGATTTCTTAGGATCTTTGAGCTTATTATAGTTATTGATAATGAAAGCATAATACTTTCTATTATAACCATAATCAAAGAAAGTTATCTCATTAAACTTCATAAACGTCTTATACTGATCTATTATAGCAAGACCCAGAGACTTATTAGTTATGATATCAAACCCGATACCCATAGTCTTAAGTCTAGCTTTAAGATTAAGTACATTCACATTGGTATAAGACTGCTTAATCTTCATCTGTCTATACTTGAATGGATCCAATGGTGATGTAATAATATTCTTGAAATCCTTCCTAGCTACAGGAGAATTCTTAGTGAATATATCGCTTGTCATAAGTGTTGCAGCATCTACTGCAGCAAGTAAGTTATAAGTCTCACCTCTGTTGATAGGAGTATCTGATATATTAGTTCTTGACTCTTTCTTATCAGCACTCTTAGATGGTAAACCTAACTTATTTACTTTAGATACACTTCTAGCAGAGAAATTCTTATTAGAGTTCTGCTTAAGTATAAAGAAGTATTTCTCTCCTACTATCATAGGATTAACTACTTTATGCTTTATACCAAAGTTATTGATATACATTGTCTTTCTCTTAATGAAAGGATACATATCGTACAGTTTGCATATCCTATCGAATCTCCAATCTGCAGTAGGAAGTTTCTGCAGATAGAATCCATCTCTAAAGATATCTTCTACAAATCTCTGCTTATTTTTCTTACTAGTCTTCCAGAGTTTCTTAGATACGACATATACCAAATCGAATTCTTTAGCTATTGCTCTCATTTCACTATCAGGGAATTGCTCAGCATAGCTCATAAGAAGTTCAAATGCAGCATCTAATCCATCTTTTTCATATCTCTTCTTAGCCTCTTTGACTATCTCTTCAGATATGAAATTGATTTCTACTTCTGTAAGCTGTCCTGTATCCTCGCGTCTGTATGCAGCTGCTGCATTCTGGCATATATCTACATATCTGCCATCTTCGTCATAATACATACATGCATCGGGTACAATGCTAATATTCATTTCAGGAGATCCTTCTATACCAAGATATTTAGCTATAGCTTTATCTCTCGGATTAGTAGGATCAAATCTCTTAGTCAGTATCTCAGATGCATCATCACGTCTCTCAGATATAACACCTTTGTCTCCATATCTACCAACGATCTTATATCCTTCATGAAGTGATAATGTCTTTATGCAATGAAATACTATGTTGATGTATGAGAATGCTCTTTCTTTATTCTTCCATTTGAAATCGCTATCATGCACATTGACAAAATCCTTAGCTTTCTTGTGCATAAGATCTGCATTGGAAGTTCTATTGCATCCTTTATGTTTAAACTCTTCACAGATATCAAATATCTGAGAATAGTAATTGTATTGCTCTTTGTAATATACAGCGAGCTCTTTATAGAATGAATTATCAGGGAATTCATTGCTATCGTTATAGTATATATCTATATCATAGATTACACTATTCTTACCTACAGTATACATAGCACAGTTTTTATCAGGCTTAGTAACTGCATCGTTGGTAAAGTCAAATGCTATCTTTCTCTTATTGATCTTCTTGATAGCTACGAGATCTGTTCCCTTTACGGGATCACCTATCTTAGGTATTGAATGAAATCCACCATCATATTCATGAATTAACAAGGGAATCTCATTGTCGTTTATAGATACAACAAAGCTACTTACTTCATTAGTAAACTTACTATCAGCGAAACTCTTTCTAATGATAATACCATCTTCAAGAGTAGATACAGATGTATTGTAAGCAACTCTAGCAGAGAAGCCCATGCAATAATTCATATGGTCATCATATGAATTAGATTTATAAACTACAGTGCCATCCTTAACTACATCTCCATCATGAAGTTTATCAAGTTCGTCATAGTTATATTTGTATCCGAATCTTTCAGGTCCATCTTCAGCAAATGGATTCTCTATTATGTCTAGTGTATTTGTCTTGTCATTGAAGAGTACGACTGAGAATATTTTACCATTAGTGTATTTCTGTATTCTCTTTATAACTCGCCAATCGCCTTCTATACGTTTATATCCTCTACAGAATTTACCAAAAGAGTTCTCCATACCAGAGAATACTCTAGGGAAATCAGGATTTTCCATAACCTGTGTCTGCTTCAAGTTATTGGCAAGCATCTGTGCTCTTGACGCATTACATTCAGTTCCGGGTGATATTGAAGTTATTGAATGACAATACCCAATATCAGCTATTTCGGTATCTAGCTTCTTTATCAAATCGGCCCTTTGCATTGTGTACCTCCATATCTTACATATTAAAAGCTTGATTTATAATAAGTGCATTCACTCAATGGTTTCTTACCATTACACATAGAACAATTAACTCCATGCGGGCATGATACATTGGAAATGCATAACTTTCCAGATTGACAGGTGAGACATTTGCATGTCTCACAAGTCTTTATCTCAGGAGCTTTCTTAGCTTCGAATTCATTAATATCTACAGTCATTACGCGTCACCTACTATATTTCCGTCTTGATCGATTTTAACATCTTTCTTATCTTTGAGCTTCTCTAAGTTATTTATTCTCTCATATACCTTAGCGAGAATAAATGGTTCCATTGCATCGTATATAGCTTTCCTGAATTCTTCATCTGTATTGTATTTTTCACCAAATGTCGATTTAGAGAATTTATAATTCTCTGCACCTTTCATATACAGATAAGGATTTCTGCCACATACAATATCGTTATCATATGCGGTAGCAAGTAATGTATAAGCTTCATCGAAACCTTTATCTTCTCTGAATATCAACTTACAACTTGCACCAACGAAAGCAGTCTTAGACTTAGCTGCAACTGCTGTAACTTCAAATCCGTCAAATCCATATTCTTCTTTCTTAAGAAGCGCACTCTTACCGGAAGCATACAGTCTGATTATATTCGTTGCATAGAATATAGGAGCTTGGCCTCTAGGTAATGACTCAGTCTTACTAAGTAACATAAGCTGAGATGGCGGCTGATTATATGGATCAATTACGATTTTAGGTTTTATGTGATTTGTTGCAATCACAGTAATATTGTACTTGCTTATCTTAGAAATAAGCTTAGTATAGAACTGAGATACCATAGCAACATCTCTATTTGTGGTCATCTGACCATCTATAGATGTGGTATCCACTGAAGATGTAGTAAATGCAGGTAAAGAGTCTACAATTACCACCGTCGGCTCATAGACTTTTATCTTCTTTTTACCAAACCAAGTGCCATCTGTCTCATACTTAGCTTCATCACCAAGAAGCTCTTTTGTTACACAGATATCATCTATAAGAGTGAGCATATCTTCTATATAGACATTCTCTTTCTTAACAATGATTCTTTCATTATCAGGACTACTAGCAGATATTCCAAGTATCTCAAGAAGTCTGGGTCTTATTACAGTTCCCTCTATATCTGCATGAATAAGAAGACCATTAGGATAGTTTTTCACTATATTCCATCCTATCTGATCTGCTAATGTAGATTTGCCTGTACCTGCCATTCCTACGAGTGTCATAAATCTACCACCGATAATACCTCTTGCTATATCTGTAGCAATTGTACCATCGGGAAGATTATAGGGTACTGCAAATGCATTGATTGCATCTATTGCAGCAAAACCTGTGGAATACACAGCGAACTCATTGTTAGACTCAAATAAGTTCTTGTGCTTACCCGATTTAAGTGAATTTAGTAATGGTGTACTCATTCTGTTTACCTCCAAATTGAATTATCATGAATACCAACACTGGTTCCATAAGATCGATTAAGTCTTGAATACGTCTTATCTTTATCCGTATTCATATGCCACAATGTGGCAGATCCATTGCCATGCGTTTTATCAATACTCTCACATACTGATAATGCATGACTATAACTTACGGTTTCGAGTACTTTCTCTTCGCCGCGCTTTACCATATAAATATTCAATTTTAAACCCTCCGAATCCGTTGAATACATAATTATCATATACAATTGAATCAAAAGAATAAAAATTACCCTATCATATTTCAGATAGGGCTTATGTTAATTACTCATAGTCGTCTTCAGCATAACGCCTTTTAGCATCTTCAAAACGCTTGTTCCTGCGACTCTGCTGGTTTGCATTATTGTCTTTATTTGTCATAAAATAACTTTTAACTACATCGTTGTTTTTCTTGAAATTCTTCTTAGGAATGAAATCTGATCCATTCTTAACAGTCTTGTCTATATTGATCTTAAAGAGAGAATTAAACTTAACTGCTGGCTCAGCTATCTTTCCATCCTTAGTAAGTTCTACCGCAAACATACTAGTTTTCTTAACATCTGGCTTTATGTTATCATATGACATAGCAGATGTATCAGAAATCATGCCGCTGGTAACGGTAAAAACAATATCTCTTGCAACCTTTGTGCAAGAAGAATGATCTTCATTCCATCTGAAAGATGATGTTGTGAAGTTTATATCAAAGCCGCTATAGTCTTTAGTACCCTTAACAGGATCTACCTTTATTATAAGATAACATACTTTACTATATAAAACTTTATCTTGCAGATTAATCTTAAGTGCATCAGCAGAAACAGTCTTAGCTGCAATTATCTCAGCTGAGCATCCTTCGTCAACTTTATCAATTATTATAGATGTGAATGCGCCATTATACGGAATGACAGCAATCACATATACGCTATCGACAGACTCTTCACTCTCGCCAGCTTTAAATGCATCAGCCTTAACTGTATTGAATGTAGTATTGATGGTTCTATATTTCTCAATGTATTTATTTGAATGAGAATATAAAATGATATCGCTATCGTCGTCTTTTCTTGTGATTAACTTAGCTAATGATACCTTCTTATTCTTCTTGCTATCGGCAATAGTGTTGATAGTTTCGGATACAAGATTGATATTATCCTTAGCTACAAACTCAGAAGTCTCATATGAAACTGAATCGATAGAAGTACCATCGGCTTTCCAAAATACAGGATTAATAATTTTAATATTACAGGTTTTCATGTTATTTCCTCCATAACGTGTCACACACTCTATGAGAACATCTGATCCCACAGATATATTAATATCAGTGTTTAATATCGTTATTATTTTAAGCAAAAAAATAACAATGGGAACGAACTTAATCATTCCCATTGTTGATGGTCTTAGTTAAGAGTTTCGATTTCGTCGTCACTCTTGAATCTGTCTTTCTTTCCCTTTGCTACCTTAATAGCGTCTTTGATAGTGTTATAACACTTTTCAACACTCTTGCAAATGTTAGGAAAGACTTCCTCCTTAAGTTTGGTCAGATCAACTCTGAGATCATTCTTCTCATCGCCGGACATTCCTGCAACCATCTTCTTATATATACCGACCATATGATCGATATCATCGGAAGGTGATTCTTCAAGAGTATCCAATGCGAATGTTGTCAGAGAGTCCCATATTTCCTGAATTCTAGCTGCATTCTTCCAGTTTCTCTTAATTCTGGAAGTTCCCTCTACTGTAAGGTATACAGCTACATCCTTAAGAAGATCCTTACCAACTATTGATTCGAAGAAAGGTTCCCAATCAATTCTGTCAATTTCTTCACAATCATCAATACCCTGATACAGTGCATCGGTAATGATATTCATGAATCCACCAAGCTGCCACTTGGTGATGTACTGCTTCTCGGGAACGTTCTTAATTACAGTCATCGCAACGTCCTTAGGAACGCCAGACTTTCTGTAGATCTTCTTCGCAAAAGGCTTAATGAAGTCGTTGATGTATTCATTAATCCTCTTAATATATGCGAACTTTTCTTCAATCGAATCGTAGCGATCTTCTTTCTCGCCACGTCTGATGGCCCCATTTCTGTAGTCATCATCTACCTTTGCTGCACTGTCATTACATTCAGCCAGAACATACTGGCATACTGTAAATATGAATGCAGCAGAAGATCTAGGATAGTCATCTATCCTAAAGTCCTCAAGTGTATTGAGAATGCACTTGAGATTGTCGATGTGAGTCATCGTCTTATAGAACTTCTTGAGTTTTTCTTTCTTCGGTCCATCATCATCTTTGCAGATGAATATATAGCCATAGAAGTTCTTTGAAGACAAAAGCTTATCGAGATATTTCTCTTTCTTGGACATCTTGAGATCCATATCTGAGAAAGTATCGATGGCTTCATTGATAGAGAAAGGTCGTTCTCTATCCTTTTCCGGATACAAGTCTAAAAACATGCTCCATACCTCCATTTAAAAAATATTTATCAACAGATGTTGTTACCACATCTGTTGATAATACAATATATATTTAAAATTAGAAATCACTATCAAGGAATGAAGGGATAGTGACATCCTTAATGTCTTCAGCAGAAACTTTATTCTTAGAAGACATAATCATGTTAACTGAATCATTCTTAGCAAAGAGCTTTGCGCCATCCAGTTCGCCATGAATATCAAATGTTTTTGTCTTAACGCCATCGGTATATGTCTTCACTATATCAAGCGAAGTATCTATTCTGTCAAATGGGAAAGACATACCCGAAGCTATTACAGCTATTTCACCCTTAGGCTTATCTGTAACAGCATGATTAACAAATGTATCCCAAGGTTTACCTATAGCTGTCTCAAGTTGTCTGAAGTCATTCCTTCTTACATCATCATCAATGTCTTCAGGAAGAAGAAGGAAGATACCAAACCACTTAACGAGTTTATCTTTCTGCTGAGTTACACAAGGAGATACTTTTATCTGGTCGGTGAGTATCTTCTGTACTCCACCTTCGGGAACTTTATTCAGATCAATATCTGTCTTATAATAGATATTGATAAGACCGGGTGTGGAGAGTATGGTTAGCATATCGCGTTCGTCAACCATGCCATGATTGGAGATATAAGACATATCGCCACGCATAATTCCAAATGCTTTTGATATTTCTTTAGCAAGTTTCTTGTAAGCATCATCAGAAGCATAATCCTTATACTTCTCAAGATCATACATCATGTAGGTGAGTTCACAACCATTCTTGGAAAGGTTGTTAACCTCATCTACGAATGTAGAAGTGTTAAAGTGCGCATTAGGAGATTCTGTCAGCCTAGGAAGTATTCCCAGAATAATGAATACCTTATTTGGGAATATATTCTTCAGCTGATAAGTGAGTGTAGGCGTTATGCCTGAGCCCGTACCACCAGCTGTAGAGCATCCGATAACGGTTATATCATTTTCATTGATGAAGTCAATGAACTGACCATCCTTGATAACCTTATCAGTTGAGTTGTTATATATCTTCTTGGCATTATCTCTAGAGTGCCCAGCACCTCTAGCTGTCTCATTAGAGTCGCCAATAAGATAACACTTGATGTCTTCCTTGATGATAGAAGCATCGAGATCTTTTGTAGATGTATTGATGAGAATGGTTTCAATGCCATTCTTGCTGAGTTCAACACCTACCTGAGAACCAGCATTGCCTATGCCAACATAACCAATTTTGAGTGTTGTGTTGGTGAGTGTCTTCTGTAATTCCATAAAAATTATCCATTCCTTTCACATATGTTTGGTGCGCTTTTGCAAGCGCACCTTTTTCTCATTTTTGACTTTCTTTACAGCTGACTCACTTATATTATAGTATAACATAAGTTCGTCAAGAACTATCATAACATCAGCTATTTCTTCTGTTATGTGTTCTTTACATTTCTTGCGGTCTTCTTTAGAGCTAATAGCTCTTTCCATTTTACTTATAGCCTGTATAAGTTCGCCCATTTCTTCACAGGCTATAAGTAATTGAGTTTGACCGTAATTATCTATAGATTTCTCTATAGACTTCTTATAGTCTTTATTCTTCACTGGGCTTTATCTCCTTCTCAGGAACGAGCTTATCAGTGTTGATGCTATTATCGACGTGCTTTATTGCCTTTACAGATTTTCTGATTTTCTTTGCGGTTCTGTCGAAATTCTTCCTGAATCTCTTGTCCTGAACGAGAGTTGCGCAAAGCTGTGCATTGAAAATCTCAATGCTAGTGAGTCGATTGCTCAGCTCTTCTATTGTGGATGAAAGCCTATCAAGTCGTTCGCCATGTTCTTCGACATCAACTTCGAGGTTGTCATCGTTTGCAGAAAGATTGATGATTTGATCATCTATGTGCTCAAGTTTGTCATAGATCGTAATGACATCCTCTCTGCAGTCAAATCCATCATCGTCATCTTCAATAGAGTTATCACATGTCTCATCAAGACCGAGACCAAGTTCGGTAAGATGATCCTTGATGGCTTCGACTTCGCAGTCGACAGAATTTATTCTGTCAGAGAGTCTATCCATCATTGCATCCAAAGTTTTTGCTTCATCGGAATCCAATTTAATCGGAGCGGGTTCTTCGTCAGTCTTTTTAGTTCTGACGTAACGCCAAAAATCGTTATCCTTTAACGTGCTGACATAATCGGTCAGTTCTTTCAGTAATGGAATTTTGTCATCAGCGGGATCAACTATCTTAATCGCACATTCTATGCCGGCATCGTTAATTTTGTATACCGATACAAACGATGTATCGTATGCGATTGGTTCACATATATTCAATATATGTGTGAGTGCAACCATTGCATCATCTGAATTGAAGCCATCTACTATCTTGTTAAGACGGTCATTGATGTTTTTGATTGTTTCCGAAATTTTGCTTGTGTTTGCCATAATTGTTACCTCCATATATTAAAAAGGGAAAATAAGGGATAATATTAATTATCCCATAAATACATTTAGTCTCTGCTGAGTTTAGCACGTCTTTTTCTATACTTCTTTGACATGCTTAGTGCAGCCTCAATTTGATCAACCTTGTGCATGAGAGAATTGAGATCTTTGCGCAATTCTTTCATATACAATGAAGGTGAACTAGCGCATTGCTCGGTGTACTCTAAATTGTACACTCTTTTACTGAGGGTGGAAAGTCTGCTGTCAATTGAGTTCATCATAGTCTCAAAAGTTTCTTTGCTAACTGCCGCATTACCGTTGTCGCATACACTGTTGTCAACGGCCCCATTTGTGCTCTCGATTGTACCCGCCATCAAACCGATGACGTCTTTTTCGTCCATCATAAATTTGCCTCCTATAATATAAATGGTTATAATGCTACCCAGTGTAGCATTTACACTTATATTATATATAATTATATATCGTTTTTAACTTTCCACTCAGGAGGCGTAGCGGATGTTAACATATAGCCGCCATTGACCATATTAGTTGCAAATCCTTGTGCCCAATAATATGCATTAAGCGTATTAACTGCAACTTTATCTTGTTGAGAAGATTGCAGATCACTAAGTTGTACATATCCATCTCTTTCAATAGATGCATATGCTTGCTGTTTAGCAGCTTGGTCATCTGCACGGAAACCCATGAGTTCTTTAAGAGAATTCTCTGCACCGTATACTGTAAGAGCATATGTCTCTACATCTGTAGTACGACCGTTCTTGTCATCTCCTGTAACTTGTCCGGTCTTAGTATTTCTCTTAGTATTAGATGTCGTTGTAGAATTCTTATGGTGAACAGACTGTGGCATTCTCTTAATATGTATATATCCAACAGGGCATCTTGTAGGAGTAACTACAATTTCTGCTGTTGGATCTTTACTCTTAGAAGGATCGTCTGTATTTACTTCATTGATATAAGGAACGCACACATATTCATATAGAGGGATCTTCAGATAATTAGCTGCCGCTTCAATATTCTCCAGAGTTAATTCTCTTTCAAATTCAATTATCTCTAAATAGAAGTTAGCTCTATCATCATCTCTGAAATCTTTCATCCATTTATCGAATTGAGCGTCTGTCATTTTCTCAAATTTACGTTTATATAAATCAACATTATTACCACTAGGGTCTAATAGTTTCATTGTATCTAAAAGAGTTTTCATAAACTGTTTTCTTTTAGCAGATATATCAGCCATGATATTTCACCTACCTTAGAGTCTTGATTAAAAAAATGTTTTCAGAGCAAAAAATAAAGCCACCCGAAGGTGGCTATTATTTCTTCGGACATTACAGTCCGAATCCGACATCGTCTGTCGGCTTGACTGTGCACTGCTTTATCATGAGTTGCAATGCCAGTTCGATTGTATCATTATACTCTCTGCAATTAAGGTAGTCCCTGACTGCAGATTCAATAATGTCAACAGGGACATTATTGACAGATAAGCTGTGCATGAACTGCTCAGCTATCTCATCTGGCTTAAGATAAGGAATATCTCTTTCGAGATATTTTATCGCATCCACCAGCATGGTAAATACCGCATTGACAGCTTCGGCCTTTTCTGCAGCTGCCTTAGCCTCAGCCTCTGCAGCCTCCCGTCTATCTCTTGCTATAGCGGCAAGAGACATACAGTAGATAGAATAATCCTCATCAAATCCGAACTTGTTAATAGACATAATGTACCTCCATTAAGACGTGCCCGCGATTTTGCGAGCTAATTATTTTATTTATTACTTATAGAATATATAAAGAAACATACGAAAATTACGGGGCTCATATAAAAAATAAAGCCACCCGAAGGTGGCTTTATGATTTCGGGTATTACACGAAATCCTCATCCGATCTCGATGCAACATCAACGCAATGTGCGAAATCTCTTCCGAGATTATTTCTCGCATTTACATATCTTACGCGGCAGCATTCGGATGCTTCATGTATCATTCTTAATGGTACATTATGTTTTAATAAACAACGCACAATATGTTGAGCAGCTTTATCACCGTCAACATATTTTGCTGTGGCTCTATCTTCTATTAGATAGTCGATTGAATCTCTAATCATTGTGATTACAGATTCCAAAGCTTCGTCATATTCTGCTTTGATAGCAGCTTTCTCTGCATCCTTCGCTTCCTGTGCATGTCTAGCTTCTTCTGCATCTGCACGAAGCAGAGTAACTGAAATTTTGTAGTCGGGATCAAATCCAAATTTGTTTACTGCCATAATTTTTCCTCCTTATATGTTGAATTCAACACGCTGTGAATACAGCTTGTTGACTTCATCCTGATTGACTAAATGCCAATCATTTGCGATTAACTTTCCATCCGACAGTACACGGATAGTGCCAACAACAATCTTTTCAGTGTTGTCAGCATTTAATGCATGCTTACCAGTTTTGCCTTTAGCCCAACCAGTAAAATTGATGTGGCTGACACCAATGATATTTCTATCAGTGGTTGTCGGCTTTCCGTTTGTATCGATAATATTTAAACCTTCCATATTATCGACACGGTATAATGCGAACTTGTTCGAATATGCCTTGATCCTAGTTGCGGTTGAGTACTGCTTCATAATGAGCTCCTTTCACTATAAAAGACATTTTATTACTATAATAGAATATATAAATACAAAATAAAAGAAAATACCAAGGGTGCATACAAAAAAATAAACCCTAACCGAAGTTAGGGTTTATTCAGGTCAAGTCATAGGCTTGACCTGAAATCCGTAAGCATTGATGCTTACGAAGGTTCTATTTGCACACACGTCAATATGCGCGTTGCCATGACCTTCTATGGATATTCTTGTGGAAGATGCCACTTTGTTCTCCATCGATATAACTGTACCCATCTGATTGAGAACGCGAACAACTATCTTTTTGGTGAGCCTGTCACCAAAAAGCTTGGTCAGAATCCCGGTCAGATCTGACCAAGATTCCAATCCAGCCGTAATCGGTATTTTTATATACACCTCGGATGATGTATGTGTAATATCGATTGGCGAATTAGGTATTATTATCTTTGTGAGTGTATTAGTAGTCATAATTGTTACCTCCATAAGACATGCCCGCGATTTTGCGGGCGATCATTTATTCTACTACTTATAGAATATATAATACAAAAAGAAACAAATTACGGTATACCTATTGGTATACCGTATATATTATTTAGATGATACTATCATTACGAAGTATAAGAAGATACATTTTCTATATGTATTCATTGTAGCAACTCTTTGAGTTCTTGCATATACAGGAGATCCTTTAGAAAGCCATTCATGCGTAATATTCTTTATATTTGTAATATTATCGTCTTTTGAATTACCTTTCTTGTATATAGCATTAGCAGATGCTAAGAATTTCATACTATGAAGATCTTCACCTGTTGCATTAGGATTCTCATTAAAGAACGATGAGAATATGCACTCATAGAATTTCAATACAGATTTAGAAGATGAATCATCATGTATATATTCAACACAAGCTCTTATCTCATTAGCAGATGCGTCTGTATGCATCTTAGCTATAGTTCGTATTACATTAAGATCTATTGGATTAGAATAGAATGATATAGTTGCAGAAGATGCTGCTCTTTGTACTCTAGCTATATCAGATTCTCTATCTATGATGAATTCACCTTCATCATTATATTCTTTCTGATCAAATACTTTATTGCCTTTCTCATAGTTAGCAAAGTATTCACTAGCCACAGACTGTAACATGGATGCAACTCTGGTTCTAAATCCGGGGATTAATGTACAGCATATATCATAGTCAGATAATGACTTTAATATTCCTTTATAGTGATCTGCACCTGTCCATAAAGATGCAACCATTGCCTTTTCTAATGAGCCTTCTTTCTTTAAGATAAACTTATTAGAAAGATTATCTATAGTATATTGCATACAATCAGGATCTGGTGCAAACTTCTTAAACATTCCGGAATATATGAGATAATACATTCCGCATGCATAGTATAATAATAATGCATTTAGTTTCTGTTTATCATTATAGAAGATACTAATTAAGAATATCATAACTACATTAAATGGAGTCACGTTCTTACCAACAGCATCAAGCTTTATAGCTTTCTTAGCAGTATCTATAGCAGTATTAACCAGCTTCTCGTCTATACCACAGCACCTATAGACCACTTTAGCATCTTCACCTGAATGATTGAATGGTATAATTGTAGTTATAGCAGGACTAGATAAGACATTGATATATCTATTTCTAAATTGAGCTATGTATCTAAATAATTCTTTCTTATTTTTCTCTATAGCAATATTATCTGCTATGAGTTTATATAAAGCATTCTTTAGAATCTTTGTATTCTTTTCTCTATCGACAGCTTCTATAGCTTCACCATAAAAAAAATTCTCCATAGCGGCATCATAGAATATCTCTGGATTATAAAGATTCATTTGAATGTCACCTCTTTACCTATCAAATATAAATTAACCAAATGTCCCAGATGGCATTAATGTATTATATGTTCTCTATATGTATAAAATGCATTATTTTTTAAACACTAAAATAATACAGAAAAATCAAAAGGTTACTCTCTTTGTAGACATTTTTGGTTTCTCCTTTTCTGTTACCTCCGTTAAATATACACTATGCTTGACGCATAGTGTATATTTTCGTGTTAGTTAACAGGTACCCAAGAATCGGTATCTTTATCTTTTCTATATGTACGTGAATCGAGCTTTACCCAATGCGTATCATATTCAGTTACATCATAACCTTCTATTACAGGTTGACCATTCTCATCAACATATATGTCGCCTATGTCATTGGTAAGATTAGCATGTTCGTCATATTCTTTATGGTCATAATACTTATAACGAACACATGGATCTCCTATAGCATGATGTATCTCTGCTCTCTCTGTACGAATTCCATTATAATAGAAATTTACATAATCTATAGTAGGCTCAGCATATACAGTATATTGCTTAACTACTCTGCTACCTTGATAATGGGTTATAGTTACATTACCAACGGTTTCTTCTACAGTTGATTCATATAGCGAATAGAATTTGATATAGTCATGATTGGTTACAGTAGTTTCATTATTAACTCGGTTTATTCTAAATACATTCTCGTATTTATGAAGAACTCCACCATTATCATCAACTACTGCATTCGGATATGCTTCTGAAGGATTTGTATCTGTATTGGTACATGTCACTATAACGACATAATACATTGGCTCAACGATTACGCTAAACAGTGATTCAGCCGAAGTAATTATATCAGACTTATTACCTAGCAGAATAATATATCGCATTACATTGCGAATTATTTCAAGCATGAAATCATTGGTAATATGATCTGGGTCTATAAACTTGCTGGGAGTTGTAGCAGATGCAGCACAACCTGATCCACATTCACTTGCGCATTCACCTCTACATGAACTCGAACATATGTCAGCACATTCAAGGCTACATGCTGCACCACAACCAGCACCACAAGTGTCTACACAATCAGTGGGCATGACAAGCACCTCCATATAACTTTTCTTCAGTTATTTCTAACTTAGTCATCATTACAACTTCGGCTGCATCGAATGTTTGTAATGATCGCTCTTCATATGGAGAAAGACCATGTTCGCCATGGTCTCTCTTCACCTGAGAGAATTGATGTATGGCAGCTATAGCAGCATTACGATCAGCTTCTATATCAGAAAACTTAGAATGCTTGGGTAATGCTTGTGCTGCAAGGAAGTATTTATGAATAGCAACTCTTGCTATGTTAATAGCTTCGTCTACAGACATCTTATTCACTCCTCATTATTCAATTTCGTCATGTACTATTAAAGCAACATCAACGTTCTCTATACCGGGCATCTTTACAGGTTTAGCCTTTCTGCCAAGTATAGGAATGTCTTCTATATTAATGTCTTTGTCTCCATTTTTAGTAGAAACACGCAATGTCGTATCTTCTACGCCTTCTTCTGTAGTATAAGCTATGACAGCTACTATCTCATCATCTTCTCTAATAGTTGCTATGTAAGAAGAGTCTTTACGTTTCTTAGACTCGCCAAGATACTCAAGCTCTATTCTCTTCATACAGCCTTTCTTAGTTATGACGATTGCATACTTCTGGAATTTGGCTGATACTAATTGAAATCCTACACAAGAATCTCCAACTTTAGGCGATAATACTTGTAAGCCAGATGCATTTTTACCAAGTTCGAGTATACTTTCATAACTTGACATAAATACATATTCACCGTATTTAGTATACACTAATACACCAAGTTCGAGATTGTCGCATGTTGACTTAGGTATGACAATATATTCTTGCATCTTGTCATTCTCTCTAAGTTTAGCTGCTGTACTATTTCTTACAGGTTTAATTATGTCTGTAGATACAAACTCTGTCAGAGGAGTACGCTTCATAAAGCCTTGCTGTGATAAAGACAATACGAAATCGTTCTTAAACTTCTTAGGCTTGTATCTCTCACCACTAATGTTATATGTAGCTACTATCTTACCGTCTAACTTACTGAGATTGTATATAGACTCGCCATATTGATTATACAGAGTATTCTCAATATTTCTTATAGGCACTATACTATATTTTCCTCTATCATTAAACATCATGATCGCATCTACATTGTTAACCATATCAATGAAGAGTATTCTGTCATTAGGTACAAATGAACCATATGGCTGTTTCTGATGAGCTGAATCTACAATCTCTGGTAATTTCTTTATATAGCCTTTAGATGTTACAATCAGTCTATGATTGGTAGTCATAAACTCTCGCTCATTGTCAACCTTAATGATTTTACTTCTTCTTGTAGCAGGTGCATATTTCTTAAGGTCATCCAACTCATTGAGAATAATCTCGTCAATCTTTTCAGGGTCATAAGCAATTTTAGTTATTTCATCTAATTGCTTTTCGAGACGCTTTATCTCTTCTTTGTATCTTACAAGAGAGTCTTTAGTAAATGCACTAAGAGGTTTCTGTGCAATGAGATTAGCTTGATATGAATCAAATTTAACTTCACCGCCATACTCGGTCATAAGTCTCTTTACAATATTCTCTGTAGTAGAGTTCCTAATGATATTGACAGTCTTATCCAAATTCTTTCCTGTAAGGAGAACTACCATAGCTCTATCTATAGATATAATCGACATAAGTTGATTTATCTTATGATTATAAGATGATCTCTTATACATACGCCTATTATTAAGCCATGACAGAATAAGCTGTTTGATATTCATTGTCTCTATTGTAGTCTTATAATCATTAACGACTACAGTTGCTTGTAAGCTGATAGTCTTTTCAAGATTACAATTCTTATAGAGAATATTCATTACCTTAATAGGATCTGCTGCTTTGGGTATCTCTACATCGAAGTATAACTCTTTCTTAGTAGAACCATCTTTGTCTATATATGCATCAGACTCTTCATGAATTGCTTTAAGCTGAATTACTCCAGCCTTACCCAATTCAATTATCTTATTCTTTATAGTAGGGAATGGAACTGTATAAGGGATAGATTTTATCACGAGGATATAACTATTCTTAGTTTCTTCTATATCTATCTTAGATCTTACAGTAACTTTTCCTTTACCTGTAGTACAATATTCTTTTATCTCAGATTTATTGTCTATTATATCACATTCTGTAGGAAAGTCCGGTGCAATGACTAATTCATTTACATCCACATCAGGATCCATTATTACTTTCTTGCATACTGCAATTATGTCATTTATATTGAATGGCGGCATACTAGATGCAAAACCATTGCCTATACCTGCATTACCATTAACGAGTAAATTAGGAAATTTACTAGGCAATAAATCAGGTTCTTTCTCACCAATCAATAAACTATTCGTATTGATTATCTTCTTATCATAGTCTTCAAAGAAACATTCATATGCATATTTAGTCAAACGAAGATCTGCATATCTTTGTGCTGCATATTCATCAGGTGATGTAATAACACCAAGATTACAGTTACCTGTTACCATAGGCACATTATTCTTCCAATACTGTGCCATATCTATTATAGATGAATATGCAGATGCGTCACTATGATTATGTATAGCCATAAGAGAACCAAGTATCTTAGTAGCTTTGATATTGGTATTACCATATGCACCAAGATTGAAGAATACATACAGTGCTCTTCTCTCTATAGGTTTCAATGAGTCTTCTGCTCTAGCTATCTGTCTAGCATAGTTTACATTAGCCTGATATATAATCATACCATTCTTATTAAACTCTGCTATATCAGAATCATCTACTAAGTTATCAGCTCTAAAGTCATCTGCCGTAACGTCTTTCCAGATACTGTTCGACACTGATTTGGACATCTTTGTTTCCTCCTACTAATTCAGTTATTCTATCTTTTATCATATAATATCTGTCAAGTTCTTCGTCATTTAATATGTCAATGCCCTTGGTTTCAAGGGCATTTTTCTCTATAAGTAATTCATTTATTTCTGTCATCTTCATTGTCAGGGGTTTCAGATTTCGGGGCTTCATCAGAATCACCTATCCTATTCAGAGACTCTTTCATAGAGTTCTCTAATTTATGGTCATCATGATCGTCGAGACTCTTAATAAATATAGGATTGCTCTGTGTATATCTATTGAATATACGTTTAATTTCTTCTTTCTTATCCATAATAAAACCTCTCAAGTATCTATGTCGTCTTTGTCTACATTAGCCTCGATCAACATACTCTTTCTAATATCGACATTTTTCATTCCATGAAGATTCAACATAGTTTGGATAACTCTGTCTCTATCTTCCATTGTGAGTCTGACTAGTTTCCTAGTCTTGGGATTAATAGCAGATGTGAATAACAACTGAGGACTTACTTCGCCAAGTCCTTTAAACCTTGCTGATACTTCTACATTGTATTCACTTCTTACCGATTTTAAGAATTGACCAATAGTGACTATTTCAGGTTTATCGTCACTATGCTTATTCTTATATTCAACTTCTATGCTGTCATTAAGCGCCATTGCTTTTAAGAAACCAGAAGCTGCAGATGTAAATGCCTCATCTACTATAAGTGCATATTTCTTATTGTTATATACACCTGATAGTGAATGCGTCTTTTCATCATACTTCATCTCAGGGAATATCTTCTTTTCAATATCAGCAAACTTCTTACCGTTCTTATTATATCTACATGGTAATTCTAACATTGTGCCACAGAGATATTCAAGAATGACAGGATCACAAGCAGTTGCATTCTCAAGATGTGTTAACTCCTGAATATAGTTAGCATTCATATTAAGCCATGCTATTTTCTCACTATTGGTAAGAATTGCTCCATTAATAGCGAGATCTACATTCTTAGCTATAATAGAATTCTCAAAGTTGTTGTATTCCCTCTTATCATAGAGATAAGATTTAGATGGCTTATACTTCTTGATAGACCTATCACTGATTGTATACAGAGGCGGTCTAGCAGAATACAATCTGCCATCTTCTATAAGTTCGGGCATTGTTATAATAATGAATGCGGATGTGAGAGACTTGATGAAGTTTCCATCTGGGTCAGCATCCATAGCAAGTATGATCTTATTCCATCTGAGATTGTTTATATTGAATTGAGGCCCAATTCCACAACCGATAATCTTAATAAGATCTGCAGGTACAGCTTTCTTTACTATTTCTTGTAATGGCATTTCCATTACATTAGTAAATACACCACCTGTAGTATACAGTGCTTGATAATATGGATGTCTGGTTTGCTTTATAGCACCAGATGCAGAGTCTCCTTCTGTGATAATAAGCTCACAATAATCTTTCTTATTTCTTTCAGATATAGGAGCATATTTCTTGATGTCTGCTTCATCATAAAGTGTCATTGCCTTAGGCGGTTTAATGTCTTTGATCTTATAAGACTCTATTCTTATCTTAGCAATCTGTCTGAGATATGTAATTATCTTCTCTAAGATAGATTGGTTAGATGAGAAATATTTGTCGAGCTTTTTAACTACTGCAGGTTTTACATAATCGTAAATCTCTTTAGACTCTACCTTGGATTTATGCTGTCCTGCAAGAGTTACATTCATAGCTCTCAAGTTCACGGCACATACTAAACCTTTACGTACATCTGACCTAATTACTTCATATTTCGCATCTGGGTCAGCTTTCCTAGCTGCTTTAACAAAGTAGTCTGTTACTGCAGACAGACATGCATCTTCATGATAACCACCATCTTTAGTGATTACATAGTTACAATAAGAGTCTACTACATAATCATCAACAGTTTTATCATATGTAAATGCAAATTCTATTTCTACAGTTTCTGTCTCATCATGTACATATATAGGATCAAATTCAGCATTGCTACTTAAGAAGGTTACATTATCCTTAAGACCAACTGCTTCAAATGTCCTAGTTCTGAATACACTTGACTTATCCTTAGGAACAAAGTCAAATTCCATAGTTATTCCCTTAGGAATGATATAGCTCATGTGTCTGAGCCATGTGATTACATCATCAGATGTAATTGTGAAGTCTCCCAAGTATTTTCTACTTGGGATAAATCTTACTACAAAACCATGCTTAGACTTCTTACAAGTCTTAGGCTTTTCTTCAGTAAGATTACATGCGATAAAACTTATCGTCTTTTCCTTAGATGAACCATCTGCAAATTCTCTATAAGAAGTTGCAGTCATAATGTCAGATAATGCTGTCGTTACTACAAGACCTACACCATGCATTCCTGCAGAGAACTTATTAGCATCTCTGTTATTGCCAAATTTGGTAGATGTATGCTTCTTACTGCATGAAGCAACCATCTCATCAAATGGCATTCCTCTACCATTATCAGCTACAGATATTAATCCATCTTCTTCAAATAATTGAATTGATATCTTATTAGCAGGAGAGTTCTTGTTAGCACATTCATCAAGAGCATTGTTAAATATCTCTTTGAATAGATGAAATGCGCCATCGTGTCCTTTAGACGAAATGTACATTCCTATACATTCTTGTATTTGTTTGAATTCGTTTGTAATTTCTTGATATGTGTCATCCTTAAATGCCATATTTTGCTTGGTACTAGAACTCATTAAATTCTCATTCCTTTCATATCATATGATAATCCGAGTACTTACTCGGGTATATGATATATAATTGTTTAGCATAAATCAAAAAAATATAATTCGTACAAAAAATAAAGCCACCCGAAGGTGGCTTATATTTCAGTCGATGTGAATAATGTTGCCTATGTCGCGTGGGTCTAACATACAGTAAATGATTTTCTCGACGAGGCTGTTAGCTTCATCTACAGACATACTGCGACCTATATAATGAGCATAGGTCTCATGTATAGTTGAAATGTTTATGCATTTCAACTCGTCTCTATAACTGTCATATACTGGAGATATTTCGGTTATCATCTCGGCATTAATGTAATCGGCAGTTCTCAGTGGATCGCTTACTACTTTTACATATCTGGTCATGCTATTTCCCCCTTGTTCTTGTTCATTTCGTTGTCGATAATGCTTCCAACTTTGGCACCAATTGAAACTATCTTCATGATAGTTATAAACTTGCGGTACTTATCCGCCTGCTCTCTGTTTGTTCCCATAGTAAATACAAAATTTACAACATCGCTGTGCTTGTCAAAATTCCATTTTGTTGTCACGACATTCTGCGCAGTTGCGCCAATAATGCATCCGAGGATGCCGGCAAGTTCTACCTGATTACGGTCAAAGAATTCTTTAACCTTAGTGAGATTATTCCGAAGTTTAAATGTTGCGTCATGAGTTGCCTTATAATATAAAGCATTGAGATCCTCAAAAGATAAAGTTGTTGCTGAATAGTTCATGAAATCACTCATAAAATACCTCCTGTGTACTAAAAAGGTTTATTCATACACATATAGAATATATAAAACAAAAAAGAATTGAAAATTGCAAAAAATATAAGCCACCCGAAGGCGGCTTATATTTTATAGATGTTTTCTTAGTTCAATCTCTGCGAACTGCAGAGCATGAACTAGATTGTGATTGTCAAAGTTCTTGAAAATAAGGCTATCGATTTCAGCCTCATTTTCATAGATCCATGACCGCAGCGTGTATCCCTCTGGTACTGTTGACAGTACCATTTCGGCTATCTTGCTGCCGATTGTGTGGAGTTCACTTGGGCCAAGCTTAAGTCCTTCAAGTGCCTTAAGCTGTGCAGTGATATCGGTGGATGCAACGTTGGTAGTAAGTTCTAGCATAATATACCTCCTAAAGTCTTGCCCGATCTTGGGCAATTGTTTATTCTATTATTTATAGAATATATAAAGGAGTATACGAAATTTGCGGGGCTCATATAAAAAATAATCGGTATACCATATGGTATACCGATATTCATTTTAGTCAAGAACAGATTTGTTCGAGATTACGCAAGAAGTTCTCCTGCGATCATTGTTATTATTCTTCTTACGTCTGCCATCCATTGCTGCAAGATTGTCATACATTTTAGAGCAATCTGTTAACAGGTCAAGTGTGGTTGCGGTCTTGTCGAGAACCTTATCCTCTTTGGAATTGGTGTCAATAAGCTGCATCTTGAAATAATCGAGACCATTCTCAATTACTTCTACAGCTTTCTTAAATTCTTCGGGCTTAGGCGGTGTGATCGTGATGATCTTGTTGCACACGGTGCATCTAAAGTATGCTTTACCGTCTTTCTTAATAAGCCTCAGGCATCTGCCTGTGTCACCGTCAATATTATGCGGGCATCCATGTTGGATCTTAATTAAGCCCTTGCCCGCATCATTTTGATGCTTCTCCAGTGCATCTCTTGACGCACTGATCTTCTTTATTCTGCCATTCATTTTATTGTCCTCCTTAGATATATTAAATATAAAATGTGACGATTAAACTAAAGTGTTATTCTTTAGTTTAATCGTCGATAATAAAATATATAAATCAAATTATAAGCTACTATTGCACGCTTGTTTATATATTGCTAATATCTTCTGACCATACTCAATGCTAGAAGACCACTTCTGATTAAGATCTACCCATCTGGGAGCAGAACCTCTAGCAACTAATTTGAATCTGGGGTCTAATAATGTAGTTCCTTCGGGAAGATCTGCTTTAGTTGCATATGCATACAGATGTTGAAGCTGAGCTTCTACACCAGCAGATACAGATCCGAATGAAAGACCTTTAACACCATTAGATGTTACACCAAGACCTGCATAATTATGTTGATCTTCTGTAACAGCAGAGCCTACATATTTAAACCATCCTGTCTCTAAGATAGATTGACAGAATGCGACATCACCACGAATGCCATACTTTTTACATTTCTCTATAAATGCAGCAGCAATGTTTCCATCAAACTTGGGATTTTGTGCTTTAACGAATCTTACTAACTGATTTACAGTGAGATACGATTCGCCCATAATAGGATCAAGATCGCTATCAGTATCTATAACGACATCATCTTCTAAAAGATTATCCATGTATTCTACAAACTCTTTATAACCTTTGCTATTAGCTAAGAGTTTAAGAGAACCATATTTAGACTCTAATAAAGATGTGAGCTCATCTTTGGTTGTATGCTTATCAGAATATCCATTTGCTTTAGCAAGTGTTGCATCTGTAGCATATATACCAATCTGAAGATACTTATTAGGAATGGATTTCTCTACATTGTATATTGAAACATTGTTGTTGAGGTCTACAGATATTACAGGAGAACTCTTCTTACCATTTACTTCTGCAATAACGTATAACGGAATTCGTGTGCCATCGCTATAATAGGGAATTACACCTGACTTAAATACTGCAATATCACCTTTCTTGAATACGGTTTTCTCGTCTTCAAGGAAGTCGTTGATATTTATCCATGCACCGGCAATACCTGATTTAGTGGATATATTAATTACAGTATCATTAATTCTCTTATAAATATAGTATGTGCCTGCATCGTATGTCTTAAAAGTTCCATCTGAATTCTTAAGAGGATTTACTTTAGCAGCAGCATCTGCAGAACTCATATAGATCTTGAATTTATTAGTAGTTGTATACTTATCAGGTGTAGCTACAGGGGTTTCTATATCTGCAGGTACAGATGCAGCAGCATTACTAATAACTACCCAAGAACCTGGAGTTCCTGCTGTCTTAGTTAAGTTAGTTGCACCATTATACTCTTTATAGATATAATATGCACCAGGCTGTAACTGTCCGGATGCTAATGAAGTATTACCGGATAATGCATTAGCTGCATTAGTATATTTATAAAGTTGCTTGTATATGGTGATTTGTTTATCTGTAGTAGCAGTTGTTGTCGGATTAGTTGTGGTCGTTACATTGATATTAGAAATCGGGACAGCTTGTTTATAAGTCTTCCCAAAATATTCGCATAATATCTTAGTCCACATTTCAGCAATCTGAGCTAATTTATTATCGGATATTAACCATTTAACATCGTTTGAATTGGTATGGAAACCATGCTCAACCAAGAATGCATTTCTGCATCCAGATGCAGCAGCACTTCTAATTACTCCATAGTAATCAAGTCCATTACTGCCAAGTCTGGTCAATGCACCTCTATCTCTAGTTCCTATAAGAGCTGCTATAGAAGAAGATACTTTAGCTGCAAATACTTTATTAGCAGCACTGTCTTGAATACTATAGTATGCACTTACACCATTCGCAGATGCTACATAGTTACCAACTGCATCGGAATGAAGAGATATAAATAAATCAGCTTTATTCTTACCAGCAGTCGAACCACGAGTGGACAGATCAGGATCATCTGTAATCTTTTTCCTTGTAGTGATTACATTGATTCCACTCTCTTCAAGGCGAGACTTAAGTACAAGCATAAGCTTATACATCTGAGTGCCTTCATAATATCCGCTAGCTGCAGGATACGGGTTTGTAACAGGACCATGTCCGGGGTCAAGTACTACCAATGGATTAGTTTTTGACATATGTTTTCACCCTTTTCTATAAAAATTATATAGTTGTACCCAGAAAAATCTATACCAGGAATTACCCTAGTATAGATTTGTTTAACTTATTCTTTATCCTCAGGCGGATATTCAGTAAGAATCTTAGTTAAATTCCCATTGAGGGAAGCGAGAGCATTATCAACAGATACCACATCTTGAGCAGATTTGGCTTCTATGCATATAGTGCCAAGTACAACTCTAATTCTGGATATGAGATCCTGAGAATCTGCTATAAGCTCTAATACTTCATTGCGAGTCATCATGATAAGTTACCTCCATATAAAAAATTACAGAGTTGTTGGTTTACCATGTAAATATTCATCAGCACCATCAGGCTTAGTTTCTGTATCGCCGAAGTGCTCAATGAGTCTCCTTACTTCATCTGCAGTATATCCTACCCACCATGCTCTACCATTAGGAGCAGGTACCTGAGAATAGTCTATTACATAAGCTTCAACTGCAGCCTTATCAGGTAATGCAAGTATATCAACTTCATACTGTTGCTGTGCAGAAATGAGAGGCTTAGTATATGCCTTCATTGCATTCATAAACGGAAGTGCTTCTTCCATTGTCCATACAGTACAAGGCTTACCACGTTCATTCCACATAATACTATCTTCAATGCCATTCAATTTATTGAAGTAATAGCATACACACTGATTCATGAACAGAGTTTGCTTATCCATAGTTGCAGAATAAGGTGCATATATACCACTCTTGCAATTTGTGATAAGAGGATTATCATTGAGGAATTTCTGGAGAAGTGTCTTAGACTGCTCTACTCTTACTTCTTTATATTCTTGAAGAGTAAGTGTGGATGGTGATTGTGTAATTGTATCAACCATGCGTCTTAACTCTTTATCAGTCTCAGTGAGCTGAGCTACTGTCATTATCCAATGATTAGCAGCAGTGTTTGCGTCTTGGTCATTCTCAACTGCATTAAGAGATAGAGATATTCTTATTACATAATCCATATAGATATACTGAGAATTATCTTCATCAGTGATTGTTATCTCAGATAATGCATCTTCACTGCTATAAGCTTGCATAAGAAGATTATAGTCAGTGAGCTCAGGGAAATGTATCTGTAGCACTTCTCTATTATCTATCTTATTTATATCAGCATAGGATGTAACTTGCTGCTTTGATGCATATACAATTATTGCAGGTATTGCATCCATGCCTTTGAATTTAATTGAAAAACTCATTTTATTTCACCTTCAATTTGTTATAATTGTTTGATATCTGGCGATGCTTGACGATAAATCGATTTCCATGTATTATTATCTTTTAGCCACATATAATTAAATCGATGCATCGCATTTTCATATTTGGTATAGAAATTGATATTACCAGTTGTTACACCTTGGTTATTCCAATTTTGCCATGCTCCATTTGCTTTTATATTGGTATGTGAGCCATTGGTGTATGTGTCAGTATCATAGTATGCTGTACGTAAAGTACCACTATTTGCATCAGTGAATATGTGATTTAACAATGAAATCCCATTAACTACCGGATTATAATATACTTGACTAGCATCACTTACAGCTGTTGCAGTTGAACGTATCCACAATATGCATGAAAAATCTATATAATATTTAGAATAATTCTGTGTTATCATACGTGGACGGTCAAATAAAACGCCATCTATCGTTCTGGTCGCCAAATTTAAATATACCGGGCGGTTAATAGCATACATTTTAGTAGCAGAAGTACTCGCAGTATTCCAAAAATACACCTGCGCATCTATCCATTGTCGAGGACGATATGGACTAAACACCAAATATCCATCACTACCTACAGTATATGAAATCGTATTAACATAGTTGATAATTTCATTGAATTCAGATACACCTGTCTGCACTCTTTGAATTATATAATAGTCATTACCATCTCTAATCATTAGCTTAAAGTTTCCATCAGTTACGCCAGCGAGTACATTGGCTCTAATTAAGGGCGCCATATGTGGCTCAAAATATTTGGTTTGCCTTACACCAAACGCATCATAAAAATGACTACCGTCTTTATCGTATTCGATAGGCATGTGTAATCACCACCTTATGATGATTGAACTAATGTAGACACACTAGTTGCAACTGCTACACAATAATTAGTGCATGCACCTTCACGGCATCCGCTATTAGTTGCTCTTTGTAAATATGTATCTATCGCATTTAAATGCGTGAGTTCCACCGATGTATAATCTTTTCCTATATGATACTTCCTATCACTTGTATTGAATATTAAAGTCATACCACTAACAGCAGGAGTTGGATCTGCAGTAAGTTTATCAGTGATAAGATTATCCATTGGAATCTTTACGAAATCTTTCAAATTTGTATTGACGCCAACTAATGTTGTAACTGCAGGATCTCCTGTAGGTAAATTATTGACGTTCTTAAATTCAATCGATCTTATTGAAAATTCATCCATTATATCACCTACTAACTATTTTTAATAAAATGTTAGCATACCGACTCTATGCCGTATATGAGAACACGAACCTGAAGTTTATCCGGTTCTACTACGATCTCCTCATCAGGAAGTTCATCGGATTCTTCTTCACTATCATCTTCTAATACTTCCAATTCCTCAGGTTCTATTTCAGGAATATCGTATTCTTTATCTTTTAGCTTAAACACAATGCTATGATCTTTAACCCTTGGGCTAATGTCAAATTTGACATCAGTATCCAATATAGTTTTACCATATACTACAGAAACTTTGATATTATATTTGCTAAAGTTATCTACATCACTGAAATCAGTTTGTGTTATAGTTACTTCACGAGATTCAGTTAAGTCATAACATGTATTGAGTATATTTGCTTTACCATAACTAAAATAATTTATAGACGGTATTAGTGTATATAGATCTCCTAATCCAATACACACTATAGATTCCATATCAGGAGTTGTAGCTATAACAAAAGCACCGGCATTTTCGGATTCTCTTGGTACTTTTACATCTGCTTCGAAGTCTATTCCATTATTAGATTTAGCTACATATGTAAAGAATTCATTATTAACGAATTCGGTATATGCTATCCAGAAATATGAATGATAATAATATACTTCTCCTGACCATCTGTATCCTGCATATACACTATAAGATGTCTTACTCAAATCTTGAGTCTTATATATAGTAATGATTCTTTCATCTTTAGTATAGCAATAGATATAGTCTTTATAACTAATTGCAGTCTGTATCTGGAAATCTGCTGTAATAAATATAGGATGAGGTTCTCCATCAAATAATACAAATACAGGAAACTTATCTGCGTAACCCATTAATACTAAATCATCCACTGCAGAATTAATGAATCTCTCAAATACAAAGTCTCCGGTTATCTGTATCAGGTCAGAGTATTTATCATCTGATAATACTCTATAAATGCCATTATGAGCCAATGCCCATAATTCATTTTTTATTACGATGATATCATATGCTTCGCCTTCTATATCAGTCTTAGTCATAATACCATTCTCAATATCGAAATTAGATAATTTGCATAATTTATCATCATATAGCATATATATTGATCCATTGAATATACAGATCTTATTATATACCGATGTGGATTCCACAACTGGGAAATCTATATTAAACCAGTTAACTCCATCTTCCGAGAAATATATTGTATTAGTCTTGAGTTCGTCAGCTTCATTAGATGCAACGAACATTTTCTTGATAGATCCATCTGATAATGTTATATAACCATAATCAATAGATGATATCTTCACAGGGAAGCTATAGTATGTATCATATTTCAAGGTGTCATTCTTAGGTTTTGCCAACAGCTTTGCTAATGATGTATACTTTGTATCAAGTGTATTCACAGGTATATTTGTCATTAATAACACCTCTCTATCATATCTTCACTGATGCTTATAGTAACTTTACACTTAGGCTTATCGGTATCCACAGGTATTATATTTGAAAATACTTCTGTAGAAATTGCATCTTGTACATCATATATTGTAAATGAATTCGGTATTAAACCAATATCAGTTGTCTTAATATATTTAGATCCATCTGTGTTAGTATACACTATCAGATGCACAGTCAACAATGCTTTCATCTTAGTATCTTCGGATTTGCTCTTCTTATACTTAGACTCATACGTTGATGCAAAATTATGCATATAACGTTCAGGCCCAGATATTCTATTTAACAGATTATGAGCTATAATAGAATCTTTGAGCTGTTTAGTCTTTATGCAAGATTTTGTTTCTTCTCCATAACCAACTATAATATATTCATCATTATATTTGGTCATATCTTTAAAATAGCTATTGTCTGTTAACTTAGCTTCATGCATAATAAGATTTTTATCTATTTCGGTTATAGAATCTTTAGTATATTTAAAGTTCGGTATAACAGCAACTATACCGTTATTACATAAGAAATAAATATCGCAAGTTTTTGAATCATGATCTATGTATATAGAATTCACTGTTGCATCTATCAGATTGCTGTTTATATCTATTCTATATAATGAATTAGGTAATATATTGAATTCTTTGTCTATGAAATAGACATTTAAGAATCCATCATCTGAAAAAGAAAATATTTTTCCATCATATAGATATGCATTTATATGATGAAAATGTGTAGCTAATTGTTTGAATTCAACTCGATTATCTTTTTCCCATGCTATAGCAATAGTAGTGTCGCCACAGATTATTGCTTTATCTTCGCATTTATTTACTCGAGTTATTTTATTTAATTTTCTGGAATGCTCTTTAAATACAAGAGGTTCTTTGCTAAATAAGATCTTTCCATCTGTAGTAGCCAACAGAATCATTCCATTTATGAAAACGCCATCTGTTAATGCTAAATCTATTTTATTCTCACTGATTTGACCTTCAGCGTTTATATATAGCATTAACCCGGGCATTATTAATAAATATCCATCAAAATATGGCACACATGCGTGTAACTCCACATTCATTGGCATTTGTTTATTTTCGACAGGTCTCAGCAATCCGGTTTTACCTAATGCTACTATTCCACTAGATACAAAATCACTAATCCCGGAATCAAAGATCCTGTCCCATTTGTAAAAAGCCATAGTCTCACCTCTAACAAAATGTGATATCGACATTAATCAAATGTCGATATCACAATAAAAATACGATTATTCACTAGGCACGTACATGAGAGGATATGTCTCCACAGTAAGCTGAGCAAGTCCTGCGTCATCTATACCGGATATTCTAAAATGAATCATAGATGGGTTTGCACTATTATCATCATTCATAACAGGATATCTATTGAGTATATATGGTATAAACTTAAAGTTCCCTTCGGATTGCTCATTGGCTATCTTATAATATAGAATACCATTATGTAAGAATGGATGAATTCCATTTATGTCAATTACATCTAAATCTGTATTGATAGATGCAGCTGTAGATACAACCGATATATCGGAATCACTGCCTTCCCATGAGAATAACAAATCATATTCACCTTCGGCATATGCTGTATCATCATTGCATAGCTTAAATGATGCAAATATGTATTCGTCATCAAATATTCCAAGAATAGCTTTATTACCTAATGAATTTGCTATACTAAGATGTACTTTATAGATAGTCATCATATTATAACACGGTATAGATAAAGATATTCGATCTTTATTAAATACTGTATTATATACTTTATGTACATCTACATCTGTACTAATAGGTGGAATAAGCTCATCTTCTGTTTGTGCAGACTCATTTGCAGCTCCAGCATATGTAGTGTATTCGGATCTTTGTACACCTGATTTTCTGGATAATGAGTATGCATTAACCTGATATGAGCCATCGTTTAATGGACTATAATAGCTTCTCATTCTAAACCACCATACTTCTCCATTAATTTAACTGCATGTATATCAAATCCACGTTTATTGATATAATCAAATACTCCAGCATATGCAATAGAAGTATAGTCTATAGGCTCATCGAGTTTGACTACATCTTTGCCATATTTACTAGCAGACATCACTTCATCATAGCAAGGAGATCCATCTGCGTTGAGTGCATCTACCATTACTTTACCAATATCATTTGTAAATACAGGTCTATTGGTTTCAAGTGCAGTCCTAGCATAATTAATATATCTATCCGATATCTTTCCTTCATCGAGCATCTTTTGAGTAAGAGCTCTGTCTTCATCTGTAAATTCTATAAGACTCAAGAGCATATTATATTCCTCTTCGGATATAACTTCAAGAGCATACTCTTTAGGAATCCAAGATGCAAACTTAAACCAAGGTGCATATTTCTTAAAACCTTTATTCCAATAATAGATATTGGTAAGTGTCCTACTCTTATGCATTATGCAGATATATGTAGCACGTTTATTAATAGTACCAAACTCTTGGTAGTTATAAGCAGAGCACCAACTGCATAATTGTGCTATAGGACAATAGAAGCATTCATCAGTAGACTGAGATCTTCTGGAGATTGCTCTCATATCATGAACCAGATCTTTAGTCTTCTGGTCATACATGAATCCTTTTTCAACTGTACCAATTACAGGAGCTTCTATATCATCGCCTATAGAAGATTCCATATATCTCAGACAAGGATATATATCGCCCTTATAGTCTACAGCTATCATAGAGCCAGTACCACCGCACCAGTTCTGCTGATGCTCCTCGCCCATAGGATGAAATCCTGTATCGTCCAGATATGATAAATATGTATCTTCAAAATGTCCACTTTCTATCATATAGTCAGATAACATTTTGAATTGATTATAAAGCTCAGTAGCATGATGAGGCTCCCAGCCTTTTTCATATACACAGTTGAGATAAATCTCATCGTATTTGAGATCTATAAGATTTTTGACTGCATCATATACATATGTAATATTACTAGGAGCCATTGTCATCTTAGAGCCCATCTTACCTTGGAAGTGCTCTCTATAATGATTAACTGCATCTATAGCAATATCATATGAACCGGTCCCATCAGGTTTAACTCTGCATGAGTCATGGAGTTCTTTATTACCATCTATAGATACTGAGAAAGATATATTGTATTTATATTTTTCCATATATGCTTGGACTTTCTTATTCTTATAAAGAAGGCCATTAGAGCATATAGAAAACATAAACTTATCTCTCCATGGATGTCTCATCTCAGTCATTCTCTGTACTAAGTAATCAGAGATTTTAGAAATAAGATCTATCTCCAAGAACGGTTCTCCACCTATGAACTCAAATACAACACCGGGCGAAGATTCTACCGTAATGTAATCATTATTTTCTTTGGTAGATTCGAGTATCATATCGGCAAATTCTTTTGCTACTTCAAAGGGCATACTATGGTGCTTCTTATTTATCTGATAGCAATAAGAACAGTTATGCACTGCTATTTTATTTGCCACATATGTACTAAGCGAAGTAGTTAAGTTATATACTATAGTCTTAGCTGCACGCTTTTCTATAGATCTTATATGTCTGGCAACCATTTGTCTTCCACTGTATTCATATATAGTATCGCCTTTTCTGAGATGTGATACTTCTTTATATTCCATAAATCCGAATGGATTTAAATATAACAATGGATGATTACCTGTAACAGTTAAACTTGAGCTATCTGTTATTATATCATACACATAGTCAATCTCTCTTGACATTGTCGCAGTTACTTCTGCTTCGTGCATCATTGGATATGCATGTGTAGGTTTTTCATTAAAAGTTAAAATTTTATCGCCTATAGAAATTTCTTCTATAGGTTTTTCTGTTTTGTCTGCCATCAGTATCATAGTACCAGCAGGTACACAACAGAGATTACAGTCATCTGTAACTTGGAAAGTAACTGTTCTAGCTACATAATGCATGGGATATCCATCTTTATCATAAAGAATACGCTCCCGAACATCGGGAGCGATATCTGACAACGGATAAAGACGGGCAATCAAATCTTGAAATGATTCTGTACGAGAATATTTTCTTTCATACATTAGAATTACACCGCCTCTTATATAATCAATCAACTGTACGGGTTATATTGAATGTCTTTTCTATAGGATTGAGATTCCATGTGCACTTTTCAGGATCGCAATTATGCTCATCCAGAATAGGCTTAACTATCTCATTGAGGAAGTTTTTCTTATTAACATCCTCTTCCATGAGAAGATTTATACGGATATCTCTTACCTTATCATACTCATCTCTAACTTTCTGAGTAATTGTAGAGTTAAGAGAAGACATTATCTTGGATATGATTGCATCATACACCTGAATTTTTGCACGGAGATATCCTATCTTTTCTGCCCACTCATCTGATACAGTACCTTCATGCACAACTTCCTGATCATTTTTGGATACTTTTATGTCAGTAATATTACATGTATGATTTCCATCAAATGTAATATTCCAGAAGTTGTTTATAACTATATCATCGCCATCAAGATTATATTCCCTCTTTATAGCAGGAATAACGAAATCGTTGGATACGATATCTTTATTCTTAGAATGTGCAAAGTATGCATCAAGTGCATCATTGATCATTTCATCGAATATAGCAGACTGTACTGTGTTGCCATTCATTATGTAATAATATACGTCAGTTGTTGCCATCTCATATTCACGAGATGACCTATTAAGCTTATTATAAATATCTTCAGGGATATCAACTGTGATATCCTTGTACATTGTAAAAATGCTCATTATGATTTCTCCTTTAATAAAAATTTATATTTACGTTCTTACCACCGTTTTTTATTATGCCGTATATTCGGCAGCTGTACCAGAACAACTTACGCTACATGTTTGAGTACACGTTGATTCACAGCCATAGCAACCATTCGTACAGTTAGTTTTGCAATCTCGTGCACATGTACCAGAGCATGCAGATGTACAGAACGATGTACATGCTGCAGAGCCGCAAGTATTTGCACAAGCTTCTAGACAATTAGCTGCACAGCCAACACCACACATATTGCCACATTGTACAGAGCATGTTGTTCCACATGCATTTGTGCATTCTGTCTTACAACCGGATTCACAATCTGTAGCGCATCCAGACTGACAACCTGTTCTACACGTATTAATGCACGTTTCATCGCATGCATTTTCGCATACATCATTGCATCCACTGTTACAACCAGTTGAGCAACCAGTAGCACAACCAGATCCACAATCACCTGTACACGAAGTACAACCATTTTGACATGTCTTATAACACGATGTACACGCGCTAGCACAACCATTACCACAATTAATACTACATGCACTTGTGCAGTTGGTATTGCATGCGCCTAAGCATGTACCCGAGCAGCCATTACACGTTTTTAAACATGCATAGTCACAATTACCAGTGCAGCTATTACAACCACCAACGCAGTTATGCATGCATCCGGTTCCGCATCCGTTATCGCATCCATCTGTGCACGATCTATAACAAGTGCCTGTACTGGTTTCACTACAACTACCAGAGCATGAACCGCCAGTGCATGCACTACCTCCGGAACTTCCGACACTGCAGTATCTATCACACATAGTCCAACAAGCGCCTTGACATGTACCAGAGCAGTCTACAGTACATGAGCTTCTACAGTTAGCACAATCAGCCATAAAATCACCACCTATTCATTATAGTTGTAAATACTTATTATATCTACTAGCATCAGATGATGACGATTGGCATGAGAAAGAGCATGTGTTTCCACACATTTTATTACAATCAGTACCACAGTTGTGCATACATGTAGATGCACAATTTGATCCACATGAAGAGCACGAATCTTTGCATCCTAAGCACGATGTCTTACAAGTTCCAACACATTCATCCAAACATGTTGAATCACATCCAAAACACGCTGCCATAAAATCACCACCTACGTATTTGAATTACTATGACCTCTACAATTACCACTACAGCCATTAGTGCACGAAGTACTACACCCAGATTTACATGCGCCCATACAGTTGTTATAGCCACATGAACTTGAGCATGTAGATGAGCATGTTGTATAGCAACCTCCTTTGCAATATCCACTGCAAGCATTCGTGCAACTTGATGCGCATTCAGTAGTACATTTAACTGAGCATTCTGCAGTACAATATAAGGTGCATTCGCCTGTGCATGAACTAACGCATTCAGTCGTGCATTCAGTTTTGCATGCATTCGTACAAGTAGTTGTGCATGAGCCTAAACATTCAGACATGCATCCATCAATGCATAGTCTGTCACAGCCACTTTCACAGTCACCGCTACAATTAGTGCTACAATTTACAGCACAATCAGATGTGCAATCAATAGAGCATGTACCATCGCAACCTGTTGAACAACCACCTGTGCATGTACTACTACACGATTCAATACAATTTACTGCACATGAGCCATAGCATAAACCAGTACAACCTGTTCTACACGAACTAGTTGGGCTTGTATATGATTCAGCAGAAATAGTATTCAAAACACCATAAAGTGTACCATATTCAAATAATTGAGATATTACTCCTGCAACTTTAGGAAATGGTAACGTTGCATTTACTTGAGTTATCGATGTAGTATTATTTGTGTTTATAGTGGGTATTTTAGCATAGCCTTCTATATCACAAATCTCTAATAATTTATTTATTACAAATTCAGCTTGTGCTTTAGTTAATCTTGTATCACTTACTGAACCAATATCTGTATCATTAAAATCTTCTGGGAAAAATTCACTTGGATTCCAAGTTAAATTAGTTCTAAGTGGACCATTTAATCCAGAATATGATACGCCTAATAATTCACCGGTTGTATTATTTATTCTAAGTCCACTTCTTCTAGCAAATTCGATCATTATTCTTTTCAATAATGCAAGATAATTGCTAGGTATTGCTTTATTTTCTATCTTAGCAGGATTTGACCTTACAGGAATTGGTTTATTTATCGTTGTATCATGCACGTCAAATCACCTCGGAATATGTTTCATTGTATCTACTCTCAAGATATGTTCGTTGAGTAGATATAGATCTTTCCGTAGCAGATACAGTGCATTGTCCTTCACATGTACCAGTGCAACCTATGCAAGATGACAAGCAACCATCTTCACATGCAGTATTGCAACCTGTACAACTTGTGCAATAGTTTTTGCATAAAGCTCTGCATGTTGTTGCACATGTATCGCCTCCACAAGTTCCACTACAGTCATTAGAGCACGACGAACATTTATTAGTGCATCCTGAGCACTGTCCTGAGCAGCCACCTTGGCATTGTTGACTACATACGAATTTACATGTTGTATCGCATTCTGAATCGCATCCTAAGCAACCAGTATTACATGATTGCACACAATTACCGGTACACGATGAGCATGACCCAGTACAACTACTTGTACATGAGCTACAAGATGAGCTACATGTATTAACACACATTGTTTCACATGAGCCAGTGCAAAAACCTTTACATGTTTTACTACAGTTATTACTACAAGTGCCTGTGCATGAATTGGAGCATCCACCACAGCCGCCACAATCATTTTTGCATCCACTACTGCATCCGGTTGAGCATTCTGTCATACAAGTTGTATCGCACACGCTGCATCCAGATTGAACAGGAGTCCAATCTACTGTATCAGATGGGCCACTTGGTACGGAACCACTACCTGCTGCACATAAGCCTCCACAAGATGGTCCACAATATCCGGTGCAATCTGATCCACAACTTTTTCCACAGCTAAATCCGCAGTTTGCCGAACATGTAATACCGCAATTACCACTACTACCAACGGCACTATGACTGCAGCCACTGCAGCCGCCAGTACATGTATTACCAGCACAGCCTGCAGGTAATGCATGAGCCGCCGATGATGTACCACAAGTGCTTCCGCCACAAGCGTCGCCACAGCTCTTACCGCAACCGCTGCAACTGCTACTACTGCTACTGCCGCCACTTTGCGATTGCCCAGAGTTACCGGTGCTACAACTTTGACCACAGCTACTACTGCAAGCTGTGCCACAACCTCTTCCACAAGAGCTTCCGCATCCTTGTCCACAGCTGGAACCGCATGAACCTTGTTTACATCCAGCCATATTGCATACCTCCTTTATATACTAAAATTTATCATTATGTCCTTGGGCAAAATAAATTTAGAATCCCATTATAAGGATTCTAAATTTAATATTATATGTCTACTGTAACAGAAGATGTTGCTCCCTTGCATGAAGAACCGCAACCTGTGCAAGAACTATTACTACCATAATTACATGCATAAGCACACATAGATGAACATGCTGCAGTACATACACTTTGGTTACAGCTACTATTGTTAGAATTATCGCTAGTGCTTATACTATCTCCGGTTGCGTGACATGTAGTTGTGCAATCATCGCCACAACCGCCACAACTGGAAGTACAACCACTACAACCGCCATTACATGTAGAATGACATGATGAGCATCCATCTGAGCACATATATGCACAATTCTCTTGGCATCCACCACTGCAGTTGGAAGCACCGCAGTTCATTCCATTTACACCACTACCACTATTATGACCGGTAGTACCTGTACAATTTGCATGACAATTGCCGGCATTACCGGCGCCGCATAAAGCTTGGCATGATTTAAAGCAGCCACCGTTACATGAGTTACCTGTACAGCTTGCATTGCTTGCATTACCGCCGCATTCTACTCCGCAATTTGATTGTCCACAACCACAGCTATTAGCTTTGGTAGTACTACTTGCAGTGGAACAAGTTGCGTCACATATATGCATGCATTCACTCTGACATGCTACACTACAATCAGAAACTCCGCATCCAGCCATAATTATCACCACCTATCATCTATTATGGTATGGACTACTATCGACATTATTCGATGTATTTATTCCACTTTGTGTATATAATCCTATATTGTTCCTAGTATTTGTATTTATAGTTTTGGTATTTGCAGGCTGAGGAGACTTGCTAGGACTCTTAGCTGCAGCGCCACCACTACAACTATGACCACAGCTACTAGTACATGATGTAAAGCATCCATCATTACATCCGGTTGAGCATTTATCTGAGCAAGATATACTACAACCACCTGTGCAACTTCCTTTACATTCATGAGCGCATGAGGTTATACATGATGATGAGCAATCATCTCCACAATCTTTAGTACATGCACCTTGACAATCTCCTGTACACTCACCTTTGCATGTACCAGCACAGTTATCTACGCATGTAGCATTACCACAGTCACCAAAACATGAAGCACCACAGTATGAACTACAATATGATGTACAACCACCGCAACCGTTACATGTTGTAACACATGAGCCAAAGCATAATCCAACACATGCACCATTACACATTGAGCCAACAAACGGGGCATGGTTAAATTGTTTATGCTGAATTGATACATCAATATCTACTTTAGCAGTAGGATCTTCGATTATAGTTCTGGCATATTTGGTTAATAAAGTAACAAATAAAGCATTTTCAGCTTCTATCATTTGTACTATATAATCGAGTACATAATAGTCAAATGCTGTAGTTATATTTTGATGAGTTCCCTCATCATATGGACGTAAATATGCATCAGTAAATGCATTTACATATTTAATTATATCATTTATATCATGTAATATAGTCTCTATATAAGATTTTTGTTTTAATCTCTTAGCTGCATCATCCGATTCAAAATTAAAATCATCGGTCGATGTATTGATAGTAATTACATTGATATATTTGGTCTTTGCTGCTGCAATATCTGCATCAGTAGATTCATTCGGAAATACATCTGTTAGAGTTTTTCCATTTAGAATATATTCTTTAGTATGATTTTTATAAGATGATCCATTGATGAATGCTTTTAATATTTTATTATAAGATGTATTTGCTATTTCTGTCATATCATCTCCTATTTCATTTATTCTAAGGAGAGAGTTAATTATAGCAACACCATCTATAGCTTTAATAATATTTGCATCTGATGTATCAACGGGATCCACTTCTGTCCATTCATATACTCCAGAGTCTTCTATGCATTTATAGAATGCATTATGTTGATAACTATCGAAAATAGATTGTCCAATGTATTGGACAGTTATATCTAAATAATCTATAGAAGCTGTAGGCATAGTATCAACTTGATCGATACCATATTTAGGATTATCATCTGCCTCTATATTATATTCATCAGAAGATACTTTCTTAGTTCTTTCTATATTATTTAGGGAGATATCGAGTACGTCTATTGTACTTTCTCTCCATTTATCACTATTTAATTTAAATCCATTTCTATATAAGAAAGCAAATTTGATTCTATTTAATAATGATTTAGCTTGCTCATCCGTCATTGGATGATTCCAGTAAGCTAACGCTTTATCATAATCAGCTTCTGAATTAGTTGCATTATGATTATTTAAAGCTTCCGGATTATGAGCTAAATATTCTTCATTTATTGGCATTTATTATCACCACCAAAATATGTATTATCTAGAGGTTCGCTGGCTCTAGATAATACATATGGTCTTTTATGTAGTGGTAGGATTAGCTCCCCAAATAGAGAAGATAGGTTTCCATACAACTTGATTATTTTGCATAATGGAATAATACACTGCATCTGTAGTAGAGTTTATCCAGAATTTACCTAAGAATTCAGGTCCTGGTGCTGTAGGCTGTACTACATATATGCTAGCTGCATCTGCCTTAGCAGTTAACCACATCTCTTCTTCAGGGTCATAATACTTAATAGTGGCAGCTTTGCTAACTGCCGACTGACCAACACTATCGGGTTTATGTAACCAGAATTGGTTAGTGCCAACATAGCTCTCTGTATAAGATTGATCGTTTGTATAATTAACAGGTTGAGGACCAGCATGTCCGTCTACACCTTTTCTTATTACAAATGATTTATTCAGAGATACAAATCCGCCACGACCTTCATAATCCGATCCATCGGCAGAACCATCGGGTTTATTTCTATTACATAAGTCATCCCAATATAATAACTCATTAGTCGGTTTGTTTAAGAACAGAATGTTTTTATATCTGGGATAATAATGTTCCAGATGATTAGCTGTATAGAGTTCCTGATATCCATCTTCAGCATACCCAGTTTTCTGATCTACATGATTAGGATCATGCCCAAATATAAGAGTTTCTCCATCAGGTTTATAGGATATAGGAATCTTCTCTGAATTATTTCGCTTATTAGTTGCATATCTGCGTGAGTTATCACTTACAGTTTCAATATTGAGATCATCTCTGTCATGAACTACAAATCCACCGCCGCCACCAATTGCAACGGGTTCAGCTTCGAATCTGTTGTTTGCCGCATCATAAACAAAGCTATCCTGATTCTCAAACTCAGTAGGATGCAATATATTAATAGGAACACCGAAGAATGACTCACAGTTGGTGAAATAATAATAAAGATCGTCCCAGCTATGATTGTATTGTGTTGCAAATTCACCATATTCAACCTTAGGTAATACAAATAATCCCTTAGCATCTGTGCCATTAAAGCCAAATGCTATCTTTATATCAGTTATATTTGCATTATCTAAATCTTCAGGTGTTATAGTTACTGTAAGCCTATAATAACCCATCTCACTTGCAGCTTTATTCATTACTCTGAACTGACCATCATATTGCTCAGATTCATAATCAGTCTGTTCGAATATCTTATTTCTGCAATAAGGTACACCCGGGTTTGCTATAGGATATCCATGCATATCCGTTTCTTCCATAGCCGTACCAAGTCTGTTAAGAGTAATAGTTTCAGTCTTAACTACTTCTTCTTGGTTACCATCTAAGATAATAGATATGTATGCGACATTTTCATTTTGCATCTTTAAGAATAAAGGATCGAATACTAAATATACAGATGCAGTATATTTAGAATTACCACTCATGTAAATCTTATTATATTCCACACCGGATGTAGAAGAAGTTGAATAAGATTTGAATACAGCACTTGTACTAGTTGATCTAAACGTTGAAATTATATCGGCATCCAAATCATCAAATACAGGGAATAGATCTATATTAAGTGCAGTCGTATCATCAGTAGGATAAGTAATCTGACCATCTCTAATAGCATCATATGTTACTGTATTGATTGAACCATTAGTCATATTCCAATATTTGGACATATTCTGAGAAATAGTTTGAGAATCATTAAATCTGGTTCCATATGAGAAATATCCATTAGTGTAATTCAATAAGTTTGCATTACCTATTTGGAGTCTCTTTACCATATCAACTAATGCAGTACCCATTCTCTGAGATAATGCTTCGCTTATACCAGTCTCTTTATATTCGAGATTATTGGTAATGACTGATGATTCAACACCAAGGTCTGAGCATCTCCAAGGTATATGAGTACCTGTAATATTTTCGTTAGACCACATATCTCTCCAATAGAGTCTGGTACCAACCATAATAGTTTGATACAGATGATCCCCACCGGATGTATACATTACAAGATAAATAGGTCTTACACTAAATGAAGATGTCTGTGTAAGTGATTCCGGATCAGCATCATCTTCACTCATATTTGTCTGCGTAGTTTCATCATATACGAAGCTAGCAGGTCCATTGATATAAAAATAAATAGTATATTTACCCGGGATGAGCAATTTGTCCAAGTCTACTACATTATCAGTAGTATCTCCGACTAAATGACATCCGGGTGTAGTAATGCCTCTATATTTATTGCCAAGCGCTTTAGCTATCGCAAAATCTAATTCATCACCGCTAAACAATGATGCATAAGACTCTGAAGAAGCCATAGACGTTCACCTCCATTTTATTTAGCATCTAAATCCGTCTAGTATATCCGTTGCTTTATCAGCAACTACAACTGTTCTAATATCATTGGTTCGTATTAAAGAATAATATATTTTTCTAGTAAATGGATCATATGCTTTTACTTTTATAAAATCATATCCATCATATGTCTCATGCTCAATATCAGAATTGGTTAACATGAACGGATAACCAATTATTTGTTGATTGAGCGCAACTGTATTATTTTCGGTTTTAATATATTTAACTCGTTCGCCAAATTCATCGAGTATTTCTTTTAATGCCGCATATGTCATGCTATGCTCATTTAATATAGCCATTTCATCACTCCCTTATATTAACATCTAAATCCGTCTAGTATATCAGTTTCTTTTTCAGCTATTACGAATGTACGAATATCATGTGTACGAATTAGAGATGAATATGTTTTTCTATTAAAAGGATCATATGCTCTTACTTTTATGAAATCATATCCATCATAATTCTTGTACTCTATATCCGTAGATGCATCTATATATACAGGAGAACCAATTTCTTGTTGGTTTACTGCAACTGTATTATTTTCGGTCTTTATGAATTTTAATTTTTTGCCATATTGTGCAATTATTGCTTTAATTGCATCATTTGACAAACTATGCTCTGCTATCGGACCAGCCATGTGATCACCTCATTTATAAATTATTAAAAAGTTCCGATTAATCCTGATATCTGAGTCTCCACATCATATTTACAGGAGAAGCATTAATATCAGGAGAAATGTAATTCTTTACAATATCTGAAGTCATTACAGAAGTAGATAATACGAATCCATCTGTAAAATATTTATCATATTTTGCAAGTGCATCGTATGTAAGTTCTGATATTGACAGACTGCGTTCTAACATTATACTTTGCTGGTCAGATGCTATCATACATCTACCAACTATAATAGGACTAGTTCCATCAGTTCTTACAGATGCATTATAATCTGCAATAACTATAGAAGGAGCAACTTGTGAATTATATCTCTTTATTCGTATTTGTGATAAAACAGGATAATTCCCATTAATTCCATTCTTTATCTTAACTTGTGCTGCGAGATAATATATCATTGTATTCACCTCACGTGATAATAATCTACAATTATAGAATTTTTCTCATATATTAACAAAAATAAAGTATCATGAAATAAATCATGATACTTTATAAAAATTACTCTGAATTTGATAAAATGCAGTATCCGAAGGCAGGACGAGACCCAAAGTTCCAGGACGGGTTCGAAAGGGCATTGTTCGCATTCGAACAAAACGGACCAGCATTGCCGCCGTTGTTCAAGTTGCCAAACAACAGCACCAACAGAATATTTTCATATTCTGCTCGTCGTTTGGTGCTCCATCAACCGATAGAATAAATTGTATTTACTCTACATAAAATTGTTTAATAGTTTTATATGAAATCTAAAAAACTCTACCCCCTCTCCCTCTGCGCACGTGGTCGGTTAAGACCACGTGCGCATTCACCCTCTCCCCTGTAAAGATGATTTTAGGAAGCCCGAACCGAGCAAACGAACGCCGCGCGAGCGGCGAAGCCCCAGGTCGCGTGCGAAAGGGCAGTGCTCGCATCAGAACAAAACGGGCCAGCGCGGCCGCCGGCGCTCAAGGAACCAAACAACAGCACCTCGTAGAACCCCGACTTTTGATCTCCAAGATAGTAAATTGCATCGCATAACCCATTTGAACTAGAGCCACCATCACAATCTATTAAGTAAACTCCATTTACTAAATCATATCTGACGGCTTTACCATACTTATATGAAGATCCTGATGTTGTATGTGTGAAATAACCTGCATCTGTATACTCTGCGGTAATAGTATTTGTAGTCTTAGTAACTGCTCTTAAATCATTCTGCACTAATACATGTAAGTTAGTATTGCTGTCATAATTATATACTGCGTTGCCACATATATCCCAAGCGCCATTAAATAGCTCTATGCCACTCATTACACTAGGATTCCTGCCACTTGTGTTAAATGCTCCATTGATATAAGAGCCATCTTTACCAAGTATGCCCAATGAATAACCAGTCTCATATATAGCAGTTTGTACGCTACAAGTTGTGTCTACTGTAACTGCAGTATCTATATAGATAACCGTATATGTAGTCTCACCACTAGCACTATATCCTATTACATTATTACCGCTATCATATGCATAAAGCGTATATGTAGTACCAGATACATTAAGTTCCAGATTAATATCTACTGTACTTTCTTCAGATGTATTGGGGTCTGTATACACAAATTGCATTGTGATATTATTGCCATCTAAATCTACAGCATCTCCAGTAGTAGATAGCTTTTTACATAAGATATCAAATTCAGATGCACTAGCTATAGTATAATTAGTGTCAGATATAGTAAACCCAGCTTTTATATTCTTAAATAAAACTATATCAGCAGATTTTCCTGTTACATATACATTGGTAGCAATACTACGAGCTGCAATTACTCTATCTGCAGTAGGATTACCTATATCTATCTGTGTATCGGCATAGATGCTATTAGCATCTGTAGTAGTAAGTACTACATAATTTTTATTTGTAACAGCTGTTTGTATATATAGTCTATTCTTATAATAAGATATTAATCCATTCAAGCATTGGTCAAATCTAGTTTTGCCATATTTCATCATAAATATACGTTGTATCATAGCAACTTGTCCATGCGTCATTGCTGTCATATTCTCATTTCTGGCATGATATCTGTCAACACAGTTATTATATGACGGACCAGCTACTCCAGATATAGCAGCATTTACCCATGGATATCTACCAGCACTACTATAAGGAGCGCCATCTATCCATACAGATGGGAATTTGGTTATAGTATAGAATCCTTGATTTTTCCCATGAATATCTTTGCATAAGATATTCAGTGTAAATCCTTCTTTGGGTCTATCACACCACTCTATATGCCACCATTTCGTAGTAACTCCATTTACTGTCTCTTCTTCATCATATATTCTTTCATATACAGGAGCAAATATACATACTACGTCTACTTTTCCAGTATAACTAAATCCATCTTCTCCAGATATAGCATCTATAACTATATTGCCATCTGATCCATAGTGCACATTAGCATCTATAGATCTAAATACATTTATAGATCTATAATCATCTCTGCCAATTACAGTTCTTGTAGATGGTTCTACAACTAATCCATTATTAGCACCATATTTAACTCCGGATGTAGCTTGGATTACACCATTTGCATCATATGCAAATTTTACACCATATACTTTGCCATCACTATTAGATTCAAAATACGATTTTAAAAATTCAGCTTTATTTGTAATAGGCAAACTACTAATTTTGTCATCTTCACGTTTGTCTACTTTAGTATTATAATAAGATAATAAATCTTTATTTATTAAATTCTTAAATTCATTTGCCATGATATCACCTCATAATAGCAAAAAAATAATTATAGGATTGTATCCTATGATGCGTTATTATGACAAAAAAATTAAAGAGGATTTAGATTGTAATAATCTGATTAACCAAGTAATCTCAAATGCCACAACGGGCTAGGATTACATCGCGGTATCAGATTTATTACAATCTAGTTTATACTCCCTCGGGACCTCTTTTCTTATCCGAGAGAGCGGCCTAAACGGAATGGTGGACTTGATATAAGTCTACCGGATCCGCCGCAGATGTGGCCATCATCTACGGATGTGCTATATTTACATGCTACGCGCTCGCATGTAAATATAACATCATATGTATCATAAACAGTCATCAAGTCACCCCCTTCCTGTTTACTTTACACTTATAGAATATATAGTCAAATTCACGCATTTAACGGTGTAGTATAGAAACAGCCACTATCTACAATATCTATACTATCTATCGCTCTGGTTATTGCAGTATACTTTAATTTCTTCTTTATCTCTCTATCTCCACTAAAGCCATCATCTATATATAGCACTCTATTATACTGACTACCTTGAGCAGAATGTACAGTTAATGCATATGCGTAATCAAACTTTATCACATTATGATTAAACATCATCTCTGTACCATTCTCCAGATATTTTCTGCTTATAGCTAATTGGTCATAGTATCTGTCATCTATTATGTAATCGGGCTTAAACCCGATTGTTATTTTTGTGCCATCTGTATTCTCATCATCTATGTATTCCACATAACCAACTGTGCCATTAGTCAAATACATTCCGTCTAAGTTACGATCCCAACAATTCTGTTTACATACTAGTTTATCGCCTATAGCTAATACGCCTTTCTTAGCGTATCTGGTTAGATTATGTCTGAATATGTCGTTTACTAACATTCTGGTTGCATTTCTATTACACAGAATACAATCATAGTTAAACAGATTAGTCGTAACAGGCATTGTATGTAGCACATTACAATTATTACCATATGAACCATAACTCAGATGTTGACCTTGTAATACATATTGAGATAATTTTATTATAGGAGAATCCCATGCTTGTCTCATTATCTCATGTAATACAAAATCGGGTTTCTCTATATATGAACCATATCCAAATACAGGTGGCAACTGATTTATATCGCCCATACCAATAATAGGAATACCAAACGACAACAAATCTTCCATTATGTTATCAGGCACCATAGATAGCTCATCAACTACAATATATTTATAATCTTTATCAAGATGCTCTTTCTTAACGAATGTCAATACATTTTTTATTTTGCCTGTAGCGGCATCAAGCTTAGGTACATATTCTACATTATATATCAACGAATGTATCGTCTTAGCAGGTAAGCCATTCATAGCTAATACATTAGCAGCTTTACCGCTATATGCACATGTGATATATTCATCGTCTCTTATTCCATGCTTATCAAAGAATAATTTAATTATCCAAGTTTTACCCGTTCCCGGTGGGCCCGCATACACAAATATAGGTTTTGGTTTATATAAGTCGAAATCGTCCAACATAAATAACAGAGTAGTCTGATCTTTATTTGGATTAGCATTTGAATAATCAGTCAATTAAAACAGCTCCCTTTATGAATAAACTCATTAACAAACTTATAGTTAGGTTTATTAATGAATAGAGGTGTACGATATGTCTATAGGATACAACAATAGCCTCGAATATAAATTAGATGATAACGAATATTGTTATGTAATGTGTGAACCACTTCGCATTGACTCTAACACAAATCCGAAAACTGTATTTGTACCAACTTTAATGGCAGATCCTGAGAGACCCGGTGTTATTCCGGGTATTCCCATTGAATGGATAATAAATTTAAATGATAGTATTTATTGCAATGATAAAGAATGCAAACCTGTAGTTGATCCTACTATTTTTGGTAGAAACTACTTGGTTGTATGGCATCATGCAAATGACTGGTATTTTCATAGATGGCTAGATAGAGGAGCTAGATTGCTCATTGAAATTCACAATAAAGATATGGATCATGTCAGATTTATAGATCATGAAGATCCTAGTTATTGTGACGACTGTCAAACTGAGCATCCTCCACGTCCATGGTACAGTGCAATATATAGACCGCAATAAGAGGTGATATTATGATATTTACAACTCTTAAAGACTATATAGAAGTATATAATGGTGCTGTAAACAAAGAAAGCTCAATGTCATTCCAAGAATGGGTTTATGATAATGAGCTAATAGAAGATGATATCTTTTTAAATAAGAATCTCGATTATCTCAAATTATGTGAAGAGAATATGACAGATAGACATTCTTATTTCTTAAAAGATCATCTAGTTACAATCGATTTAACAGACGAAGAATATCGCAAATACAGATGCAATGCACATAGATTGTCTAATGATATCTATGGTACAACTGTATTGTGGTATATTATATTATCTGCTAATGAAATGTATTCGGAGTCTGAGTTTAACAAGACACACATAAAGCTATATGATGCAAACGTAATCAGAAGATTAGTTGAAATCAGATTAGCTGAAGA